TGAGTTTGATCAGGGACTATGAGGTCAAGCTGGACGAGTCGGACGGGTATGGGCTGATGCTTCCGTCTTTGGCAACGCGGTGGTCTGAGGAGTTGAAGCTCGGGTACACCATGGGGCATGCGTGCTGTCGCTGTGCTTTTACGAAGGGCATGCTCTTTGCGTTTGACTTCATAGAGTTCGCTGAGAAGGTGGCCGGCAATTACATCGTCCATGACGCGTGGGGCAATGAAGTGGATGTTCGTGACGTGGAGGTGGTTCTCACTACGTCCATGCTCAAGCTTTGGAACAGCTACGACAGCATTGACCACTATTTACGGTGTTGCCAGGAAAACGAATATATGTTCGGCTTGACCAAGGTGGCACCTGAGAAGCTGGAAAACAGGCGTGCTTTGAACTATCAGTTCATTCAGAGCTATCGTCTGACAGACGAGCAGATTGACGAATTGATCGGCCCCACGATCGACGAGATCCGTGACATTATCGCTGGTGATTATCGTAAAGCCTTGCTGTATCTGGCAGGGACAAGCCTGGACGAAGACAACGTTCTGTCGTCCAGTGACTACAATCTGGCGATGATGATTGAACCAACACTGTACAATGACCCGTATATCCGCCGTAAGATTTGTCACACGATAAACAAGCGGATCGACGATGCGAAGATCGGCGTTATTGACGTTCACGGTAATTACTCGATGGTGTGCGGTGATCCGTATGCGCTCTGTCAGTCGGTGTTTGGGCTGCCTGTGACCGGCTTGCTGAAGGCTGGAGAGATCTACAACAGGTATTGGGACGATGATGGCGCGGAGGCATTGGCGTGCTTCCGCGCACCGATGAGCACGCACTCCAATATTAGGAAGCTGCGTGTTGCCAGAAACGATGAGGTGCGTCACTGGTATCAGTACATAACGACCGGGACAATGTTCAACGCGTGGGACTCGTGCTGTGCCGCGCTCAATGGAATGGATAAAGATGGCGACCTGGTGATGCTCACTGACAACAGGGTGTTGGTGGAGAACATCAGGCCGGTGCCCACGCTGTTCTGTGTGCAGCGTGCGGCAGAGAAGCACATAATCACAGAGGAACTGTTGCTGCGCTCCAACATTGCCAGCTTTGGCAACGATGTAGGCCGTGTGACCAACTGGGTGACGAGTATGTACGACGTTCAGTCGAGGTTTGAGCCCGGGTCGCAGGAGTTCGAAGAGTTGGAGTACAGGATTCAGTGCGGCCAACTTTATCAACAGAATAATTAGCTTTATCTAACTGTTCTCGTTCCGAGTAATCGGTTCGCAAAAACACCTATTGAATTGCCGGGACACCCCAAGAGCCATATGCGCTACAACGTGGCCATGAAATGGGCGAGCGTGAAAGCGGCGAAAGCAGAAAGAAGCATATGGATGGCATACGGTTAAATCCTAAGTGCTGATAAACGGGCAATCGGCAGCCAAGCCTTGAACAGAGGAAGGTTCAACGACTATCCCGCAAGGGAGTACGCTGCAAGCGATTGGCAGCGGAAGTGGTAGGCATCCGTATGGGTGAAGATATAGTCTGATCTCTGCCGAACAGGCAGAGGAGCATTATGCTCGCGATGGGGGTAGCGCCCTACATATATTGCAGTACATGGATTGTAAATGGGTGAGGTGGTTTTATACGGAAGATTTGACAGGTCGCAGATTTGGTCGATGGACAGTGATTAGTCGCGCAACGGAAATAACAAGACGTCCTGTGTGGAATTGTAAGTGCGATTGTGGCACAGAAAAGAAGGTACGCGGTAGCACCTTAATAAGTGGCGAGTCACAGTCGTGTGGTTGTCTTCAAAAGGAACAAGTGGGGGACAGGGCGAGAAAACATGGTGGCTTTGGCACGCGGCTATATGCCATACGGAACAGTATGAGGCAGAGATGTAACAATCCAAATCATCATGCTTATTCCAATTACGGTGGTCGCGGGATCACGATTTGTGCAGAGTGGGAGGATTATGCCGCATTTAAAGAGTGGGCGATTGGTGCCGGCTATGATGAGGATGCGGCTCGCGGTGAATACACACTTGATCGCATTGATGTCGATAAGGGGTATTCGCCAGATAACTGCAGATTCGTTGATATGAGGCAGCAAGCCAATAACCGTCGCGTGACGATAGTCGTAGAACACAATGGAGAAAAACATCCGTTGACTGAGTGGGCTCAGATTCTGGGTGTTGAATATACCACATTGTGGAGGCACTACAAACAAGGTACTTCTGTACTTAATTAAAGTGATAATACTGCAATATAGTATCGTAAACACATGTGACTATAGATAAAACCAAGGGAATCATCGCCAAGCCCATGCCCAGATGCTGGCATGACAGGATGGCTTTGCATCGCCCGGACAGTGACGACCCGGAAGAGCTGGCACGGTGGGAATTGAACTGCCGCATTGTAGCGGACAAGAAGCCGTACTTCATGCGGTACATCTACCCGCAGCTCATGAGGGATTACAACAATTACATAAACACCGCGAACGAAAAGGCGTTGAGCGAGCACCGGCTGTCAATTGACGAGATGCTGGCCATGCCGCCTGATGAACTGACCGAGGAACAGCGCACGTGTCTCCGCTATTACCAGGCGAAGATGCCGGTGGGGAATCACGACTGTGTGATGAACAGGATCTGCCGCAAGGTGGAGGCTGCGTTTGGTAACGGCATTGCGGAGCCTGATGAGCCGTTTGACTACACGGTCATGCGGAGTAACATTGGCTATTCGTCCTACACCTATTACGCGGTTGAGCGTTTGTTCAAGCAGTACCTTCAGAAATTGAAGAGGTTTGCGATGGACAAGAACAACATTGTATCCACGCAGGATGAACCGGTGGATTACCGCGCATCGCTGCTCGCGTTCTTTGTGCGTGAGGTGGCGCTGGTTTGTAACAACAGTTTCCAGATGGCTGACATCATCCTGGATCTGGCGTACCGGCGTAATGGCACCAAGCAGTTCGCCTGGGATATGGTTTCGCATGAGATCATTTATAACCTGCTCATGAGTCGCGGGTGCAAATTGTCCTTTCCGCGTGCTGACCCGGATGGCGACATTGAATTTATGGGTGAGCGGTATTCGATGACGCAAATGGAGGTGGACGCTGATGGATATTATTCTGAATGAGCGCAACTGGATGAATGAAGCGCTTGAGACGCTCTCGCTCGGAAAGAATCCGTACGAGACGATTGGGCGGTATGCGCGTGTGATGCACGCGGACGGTGTGCCGAAGGACGTGATGGAGCGAAGGATCGAGGAGTTCCTGCTTCGCTGTGACTCACGGGTAAACCTGGTCATATGGCAGGATGCCATCAAGAGGGCTATTGCCAGAGCCGGCAAGTACCCCATCGCTGAGGTCGATGGGGTATGGCTCACCGAGGGCGAGCTCAACACGATCAGCAAGATTGAGAGCAAGATGCAGCGCAAACTGCTATTCACCCTGGTGTGTCTGGCAAAGTTCAAGATGGCGGTCAATCCGGACGCCGCGGGCTGGGTGAACTACGGCTACAAGGATATATGTAACCTTGCAAACATAACGATCAGTTCGAAGCGACGTGCGCTGCTGATCAACGACCTGTACCGGGCGGGGTATATTTCACTGAGCAAGCGGATCGACAACACAAGTATACATATTGACATTCTTGACGACAGTACGACCAACAGCCTGTTTGTGTCGGATTTCCGCAATCTTGGCAACCGTTATCTGATGCACTGCGGCGAGAAGTTCTTTGAGTGCCAGTCGTGCGGCATTGTCATCCACCGTACAGCCAATCATCAGACGTTCTGCAGGCAGTGTGCCGAGGACAGACACAGGCAATTGGCGAACGAGCAATACAAGCGGTCAATTGCGTAATTTCAAAATTCTGCGTTTTGAGCACCTCCGAAAGCACCGATACCTCCGAGGTTTCAAGGGGGCTGTCAGATTTCTTAATTATGGATAGAAAAGATGATAAAGTGGTGCATTTGGAGGTGTTGTACATGACTGATTTTAAGCGTTGGTTTTCCGCAGCCGGTGTTCGTGCACTGAAGACGTTTGCTCAGAGTGCTGTTGCCGCCATTGGCACGACTGCTACTCTCGGTGGTGTTGACTGGAGGCTTGTGGCTTCTACGGCTGCACTGGCTGCTATCCTGTCCCTGCTCACGAGCGTCGCCGGACTGCCTGAGCTGGAGAAATAAGTACTTGTAGAATGAAAGGATGATTGACTTGATTCAGGTTTCCAAAGAAGAAATGAAGAAGCTGCGCGAGCGTTTCCCGCATATCCGTGCTACGCGCACTGTACATAAGTACTACGTCGATGAGACCACCAAGGTGATGAATTTCCTGAAGAACGGCTGTGGCATGGAGCGCAAGAATGCTTGAACGCATGCCTGAAGAGACCGCCCTTCAACATCATAGGCGGTTGATCAGCGGGAAACTTATCGACGGTACACTGTCCGATATGGACTACTCTGAACTCGCTCCCTATGTCTACGGTAAGGAATACTCCGCGGATGTTGCCAGACGCATGATGTACGGATCTGCCCGTACCCTGCAGCTGGTAGACGCGGAGCGCGAGGAGTCTATTGAGGACACCGCTATCCTCAGCGAGCTTGAGCTCAAGAAGATCGAGCTGCGCAAGGAGCAGCAGAAGTTCTTTGATCAGCGCAACGCCTTCAATAAGCTGGTGCGTGATCAGGCCAGAGACGATGAACTCAAAGAGATCCTTGAACGGGCTGTTGCCTCGGGCAGCATGCCCGTTCTTGATTATACGCCGCATACGGTTGAGGCCACCGGCACGAGTTTGCTGGTCAGCCTCAACGACATCCACTATGGCGCTCAGTATGACAACTACTGGGGCAAGTATGATTCGGATGTATGCAAACGTATGTTCGGTTTGTATTTGGAGCGCATCATTGAGATCGCTCAGACCCACAAAGCGGAGGACTGCTATGTGACCTGTAACGGCGATGCTATCAGCGGCGTGATCCACGCCAGCATTCGCCTGACCAACAAGGAGAATGTGATCGAGCAGGTGACCGGAGTGTCAGAACTGATCGCACAGTTCCTTGCCAAGCTGAGTGCTTACTTTGGCAACGTGTATTTCACAAGCGTCGCCGGCAATCACTCCAGGCTTGATAAGAAGGATGACGCGGTGCTGCAGGAGCGGCTTGATGATTTGGTCGAGTGGTATTTGAAGGCGCGTATGGCGGCCTTTGAGAACGTGCATGTTGGCTACGGCAATAAGGTTGACTGCACGATGTACCTGCTGGACATCTATGGCAAGAACTACCTGGGCGTACATGGCGATTTTGAGGCCAGCGTGGGCGGTGTGACCAATCTGCAGGCAATGGTTGGTGTGCCGCTGTACGCCGTCCTGATGGGACACAGGCATCACAACAGCACAGATGTCGTGCAGGGGATACGCGTCGTTCAGAGCGGCAGCTTCCTTGGCACAGACAACTACTGCATAAGCAAACGTTTGTTCGGTATACCAGAACAGATCGTTTGCGTGGTTGACAACAAGGGTATACGCTGCCACTACGACGTTGAGTTGAAGCTGTGAGGAGGTGATGGTTGGTGGCGCGAAAGACGAACAGGATTGTCATTACAAGTCCGGAGAAGCTGGAGCAGGTGAATTCCGCGAACATGCGGCTGAAGAAGGACTTCTTGCAATACTTGAAATCGGTGAAGCGTTCGCCGGGGACCATTGCCGGTTATGACAGCGATCTTAACATAATCTTTACATACATACTTGACGAATTGGGCAATAAGGATTTCGCGAAATTGTCCAAGCGCGACATCATCAGTTTCCAGAACTGGCTGGTGGACAACGGTATATCCAGTGCGAGGATCCGCAGGCTGAAGAGTGCTATCAGCAGTTTGTCTAACTACATAGAAGCTGTTCTTGACGACGACCCGGACTTTGCGGGCTACCGCTCCATCGTCCGTAAGATAGAGAATCCGCCGCTCGTGCCTGTGCGCGAGAAGACGGTTTGGACGGATGAGGAGTTGCAGCACCTGCTGGACGTGCTGACCGAGGAGGGCAAGTATGACCGTGCCTGTCTGGCAGCCTTGGCAATGTATGGCGGCCGGCGCAAGGCCGAACTGTGCCGTTTCAAGGTGAGCGATTTTGACGAGAAGCACGTGACCTGCAATGGTGCGTTGTACAAGAGTGACCCTATTTTGACGAAGGGCGACAAGTATTTGGAGTGCTTCACGCTGAAGAAGAAGTTTGATCCGTATCTGGAGCGCTGGATAGCTTACCGCAAGGAAAATGGTATTGAGAGCATATGGCTGTTTCCAAAGGCGGGAGAGCCAGAGGAGCATATTCAGGCATCGACGATCAGCAGCTGGGCTGACAGCTTCTCCGCCATTACTGGTAAGGACTGGTACGCGCATTCACTGCGGCACTTCTTTGTGTCGGCGCTGTCAAGGGCTGGAATCCCAGACGGGATCGTCGTAGAGATCATGGGCTGGAGTTCGTCTGAAATGTTCAAGGTCTACAACGACAACCCAAAGGACGACAGGATTGCCATGTATTTCAAGGACGGAGAGATTGATACGTCCAACACGCGGTCAATTGACCAAATATAAGAGGTTAAAGGGAGAAAGGGAATAATATGCTGAAGAAAAATGAAATGATTGAGCGGCTCGCTCAGAAGGGCTATACGAAGAAGAACGCTGGTATAATCATGGACGACGTCATGATGGTGATTATGGAGGCTCTGGTTGAAGGTGAGGAAGTAATGCTTCATGGCTTCGGCACATTCTCTGTCAAAGAGGTTGCGTCGCGTAGCATGGTTGACCTGCAGAGTAAGGAGCGCATTGTCATCCCGGGTCACAAGGCACCCAAGTTTGTTCCCGGTGAGCTGCTGAAGCGCTCTGTGCGTGAAGGATTTATCCGCACGTAATGCCTAGAGTCAGTAAAGTCAAAAAGATAACTTCGCGGCCAGGTGATGTAAAGCCTGACCGCGAAATGCCAAGTGCGTTCTTTTGTTCGCGATGCGGGAAGAAGTACAAGAAGCAAGTGGGCAATTTCCCGGCATCGAAGAGCCCGCTCAATAAGGGCAATGGCTACTATATGACCATTTGCAACCATTGCCTTGAAGACTTGTTTGACCACTACAAAGCGGCGCTCGGCGGCGACGAAAAGGCTGCCATGCGCCGCATATGTTTGAAGCTGGATATTTACTGGAACGAAGAGATCTATGGCCTTGTCAGCCGGACGAACACTAGCGCCTCACGTATAAAGTCGTACATCAGCAGGACGAACCTGGTGAAGTTTACAGGGAAGACGTATGACGATACGCTGGACGAAGAGAGCATATATCTGCGCCCTGTTAGCATCGAGGAGATGCGTGCCGTCGAGGACGATGAGGACGCGAAGAACGCTGGTCTGCCGACTACATCTATAGATGTTGAGACGGTGCTGTTTTGGGGAAGCGGCTTTACTGAGGATAATTATCACGAGCTCAATAACAGGTATGAGTATTGGACGCGTGACTTGCAGAAGCCTCTGCCCACTGTTGAGGAAGCGCTGTATAAGCAGGTCTGTCTGCAGGAGTTCGTCATCAACCGCAATATTGCTGCCGGCAAGAGTTCACCACAAGACCAGAAGGCTCTGAGTGAACTGTTGGGCAACTTGAACATCAAGCCTAGCCAGAAGGCCAAGGAGGATGAATCCGCAGAGTTTGAGGAAACGCCGATGGGCGTGTGGATCAAGCGCTGGGAGGATAAGCTGCCCGTCCCTGAGTATCACGAGAAGGCGGGGGAGAAGTCCCTTATCAAGTACATTACCACTTGGTTCTACGGGCATACAGCCAAGTCGCTCGGCATCCGCAATATGTATTCGCAGGTGTATGAGGATGAGATTGAGCGGTACAGGGTGACGAAGCCGGAGTTCGAGGAAGAGAGCGATGATGACATCCTCGCCGATCTGGTTGGCGGTGATGAAGAGTGACTCGCCGTGAAACAATAATGCAAGGCGCGGCCATGTACGCTGCGTTCTACAGGAAGAATCCGCATATTTTCGCGGAGCAGTATCTGAGGATCAGGCTCAAGCTTTTCCAGAAGATACTGCTCCTTATGATGAATATTTGCGTAAACTCGGTTTTTATAGGCAGCCGAGGTATTGGTAAGACATATCTAACTGCGCTGTTTTGCCACATACGTTGCATTCTGTATCCTGCCACCCACATTTGTATAGCGTCAGGTACGCGAGGGCAGTCCAATAATCTGCTTGAAAAGATTTGGATGGAGATACGCACGGCATCGCCAGCGTCAGCGGCAGAGATTAACGAGAAGGACAGTCACTTCTCTGGCAACAATGCCATTATTGTCTACAAGAATGGTTCGATCATTGAGGTTGTGACTGCAGGTGACTCTGCCCGTGGCCATCGAGCGCACATTCTGGTGCTGGATGAGTTCCGTCTGATTCCGCGTGAGATCATTGACACGATCCTGAGGAAGTTCCTGACGCTGCGGCGCATGCCTTTGTACGCCGATCTGACCGAGGAGGAGCGTCGCAAGGAGTATGACAAGGAGAAGAATCAGATGATCTTTTGCTCATCTGCTTATTTCTCTGACAACTGGTCTTACGAGAAGTGCCTTGACACCTATAAGACCATGCTCGTCCCAGGCAGGCGTGATTTTGTGTGCGCGTTGCCGTATGAGCTGTCGATCAAAGAGGGACTGCTCGATCCTGACGTGGTTGAATCTGAGATGCTGGAAACCAGTTTCTCGGAGATCAAGCACCTCATGGAGTATGAGGCTGTGTTTTACAACAGTTCGGAGGGTGCTTTCTTTGATTACAACGTGGTGTCTAAGAATCGCCACATCATGTATCCCATGTTGCCAGATGCACTGACTGCAAAGCTGCGCGTGGACAAGGATTTACGCATCATACCGAAGGTGGCTGGCGAGAAGCGCATCATTTCCGTTGATATCGCGCTGATGGCAAGCACAAAGTACAAAAATGACGCTACGGCGATACATATCACGAGGCTTTTGCCTACCAAGGCCGGCAGATATTCTGTCAACCTCGTCTATTCCACGTCCAGCGAAGGCTTGCGTACAGAGGAACAGGCGCTGCAGATCCGCAGGCTATATGAGGAATATGCTTGTGACTACATTGTGCTTGACGCGAAGAACGTTGGTCTGTCCGTGTACGATTGCCTGTCCAATGATATGGTGGATCCGGACAGCGGAGAGATCTTCCCGGCGCTCACGTGTTGCAACAACGACGAGTTGGCGGCCAGATGTGTTTCAAAGACAGCGCCGAAGGCTATTTGGGCGATCTTCGGCTCTACAAAGTTCAATTCAGAGGCGGCGCTGCTGCTGCGCGAGGGCTTCAAGTCAGGCCGCGTCCGCATGCTGGTCAATGAATATGATGGCGAGGACGCGCTGAAGAAGCTGCCGGGCTTTGAGAAGCTGCCGGAAGAGGACAAAATGCAGTTTTTAATGCCCTATATTAATACGACGTTGCTCATAAATGAGCTCGTAAACCTCAAACATGAGGAAAGTAATGGCGTTATCAGGGTGTTTGAGAAGAGCACCATGCGTAAGGACAGGTACTCCAGCCTTAGCTACAATTATTATGTGGCGCTACAGCTGGAGAATGAGATGCGCAGGAACAACGCCAGGAACATAAACATGGGTGACGATGACTTCTTTGAGTATCGAGCGCCCAAAATTATGAACGGAAGGCGGTGATGACCGCAAGTGGAGAAGAAGATTGTTGAAACTCCGCGTGACCTGTCGTCATTGTCGCCGGACGATGTATGGCAGTTCAAAGCGCCTGAGAGGTTTGCAGCCATCAACAAGATGATTCTGAGAGACCTCAACGGCAATCCAACCGCTCCCAGTTTCTACCTGTATACACGTGACCAGATCGCCACGTATATCAAGGATCCGTACCGCTACGAGAAGCAGCTTCGCAACGCTGTGATCTACATGTATGCGGCCAGCCCGCACTTCAGGCGGCTGATCCAGTATTTTGTGTCTCTGTCGGATATGGCCTTCGTGGTTTCACCCTACAAGGTGGATACGGAGACTGCCAACGAAAAGACGCTGGGCAGGAACTACCATCGCGTGCTCAATCTGCTGGAGTCTATGGATTTGAAGAACGCGGGGGAGCACATGCTGACTGTCTGCCTGCGAGAGGACGTGTTCTACGGAACCATTCGCGAGACGAGCGACAGCGTGATTATTCAGCAGCTGCCGTCTAACTACTGCGCGATTTCCACAGTGGAAGACAACGTGCTGAATGTGACATTTGATTTTTCCTATTTTGACGCCAATTCTCAGTATCTGCCGTATTATCCTGAGGAATTTGCTACGAAATACCGCCTTTACCAGAAGGACATGGTGAACAGCAAATGGCAGGAACTGGATTCGCCCAACTCATTTGCCATCAAGGCGAATAAGGACATTCTCAACTACGCGGTACCGCCGTTTGTTGGCATCCTGCGCGAGCTCTTTGACCTTGAGGACTACAAGGGTCTGCGGGCTACCAAGGAGACCATTGAGAATTACATGCTGCTTGTGATGCAGCTTGGTGTGGACGATGACGGCAACTGGACTATGGACTTGGATAAGGCCAAGAAGTTCTTTAACAATCTGACGAATGTGTTGCCAGAGGAGATTGGCGCGGTGCTGTCGCCAATGCCGATTAACAAGATCGGTTTTGAGCGGACGCATCCGGAAGCCGTGAGTACGGTTGGCGACGCGGAGCAGGAGCTGTTTACGGCAGCTGGTGTTTCGAGTCTGCTGTTCAATAACGCGAAGGCTAAACAGTTGGTCGCTTGCGCCGTAAGGCGCTTGACAAACTACCTCTTGAATTGCTGGAAAACCCTTAGAGCCACATGTGCTACAGCATAGCGATGAGACGCGCAGGTGCGAATGCGGAAAAACATGTGGATTGGGCGATCAGCAGCCAAGCTCTGATGAGGAGAAGGTTCAACGACTATCCCGGCGGGGAGTAGGACGAGAGTCCGAAGTGGGAGGCACCCTACATGGGTGAAGATATAGTCTGCTCTCTGCGGAAACGCAGAGGACGGCGATGGCCGTCTATTTTACGATGATGAAGAAAAGGAGTGCTATATGGTAAAGCCAAGAAAGGATTTAGTTGGAGAAGTGTTTTCACAATTAACAGTTATAGAGCAAGCTGAGGATTATGTTTCCACAGATGGCAAGCACCATGCTCAGTGGCTGTGCAGATGTAGTTGTGGGAAGATGTGCGTAGCTTCGGCTTCAAATTTGAGAACTGGTAATACCAAGTCATGCGGGCATATAGTTAAGGATCATAGTGTCAGGCATGGTGGGCGGCACACCAGGTTATATTCAATTTGGACGAATATGAAGGACAGATGTTATAATCCTAATACTGATACATATAACAGTTATGGTAGGCGCGGGATTACAGTATGTGAGGAATGGAAAAATGATTTTGGTGTTTTTCGCGATTGGGCGTTAGAGAATGGTTACGACGACTCATTGACGATCGATAGGATTGATAATGATGGGAACTATTGTCCTGAGAATTGCAGGTGGGTTGACGCAAAGACGCAAGCAAATAATCGCAGGTCTAGTGTTTATGTAACTGTTGATGGTATCACTAGATCATTAGCCGCATGGGCAGACGAGCTGGGTAAATCAAGATCCATTTTCCATGCTAGGGCAAAGCTTTATCATACATCTGTTGAAGAACAAGTTGAATACCTGGCCAGAATGGCCAAACAATCATCGTAAAAAAAACATATGGTCTGCAAATGCGCTCCTTTTGTCCATCAAGGCTGATCAGGAGCTCACGTATAGCATCGTTAAGAGCATTGAGACGATGCTGAACAGGTTTATCCACCGGCATGGTTACGGCAAGTATTTCAAGGTGAATTTGCTGGACTGCTCAATCTATACGCGCAAAGAGGTTGGGGACGCTCTTATCAAAGCAGCCACCTATGGACTGCCTACGATCAGCTATTATGCCGCGTCGCAGGGCATCAGCCAGATGCAGCTTGATGGGCTGAATTTCCTGGAGGACAAGATTCTGAACTTGAAGGAACGGCTGCGGCCGTTGCAGAGTTCCGCAACGCAGTCCTCAGTGGAGAGCACTGGCGAAGCTGGTCGCCCGGAGAGCGATGTGGGTGAGTTGACGGATGCCGGCGAGCAAACGAGGGAAAGGGGCGAGGAGTAATGTTCCTCTACGTGATGACGAAAGAAGCCAAGGATTTGCTGGAAAAGCACGGGTTTCTTCCTATTAAATATGATGCGCGGAACAGCGTGTGGTGCTTTGACTACAGCACTATGCATTTTGACGATTTCGCCCTGGATTTTCCGCATGTAATTTCTGACACATTGGTGTTCTGATAAGGCAGCGATTGACCCGCTGCTCTTTTTATGTACTTGGGAGGTGAGGAAGCGTTGAGCGAAATGCGCTTTTGGTATCCCGCGTCCATAACGGAGATCACCTCAATTAACGAGTCGTTTGATTCGTGCCTCCTGAGGATCTGTTATGCGGGTAAGAATCGCAATCGCTCCATCATTTCCAAGGAATCCATTGAACGCGCTACCCCAACTATGGCCTACTGTCCGATCGTGGCTCACTATGATGTGGAGAAGGACACGATTGGTGGGCATGACGTTGGCTTCGTGGAGGACGGCGACGGTAATCTGAAGATGATCAATCTGACAGACGCTGTTGGCGTAATCCCTGAGAATCCGCAGTGGTGCTGGGAGAGCGTGACGGAGGAAGACGGGACTGAGCGGGAGTACCTGTGCACGCCTGCCATCCTTTGGAAACGCACGCCGTGCTACGATAAGCTGAAGCGCGATGGTGTTGAGGGGCAGTCAATGGAGATCCGGGTTAAGGACGGCAAGATTGTTGACGGCGATTACGTAATTGACTCATTTGACTTTACAGCCTTCTGCCTGCTTGGCGAAGATGTGGAGCCGTGCTTTGAGTCCGCGTCCGTTGAACTCTTCGCCAAAGACGAGCTGAAAGCCCGGTTCAGCGAAATGATGAGCGACTTTAAGAGAAGTTTCTCTGACGTCATGACCGCGGAAGCGGATGACATAAAAACTGATTTTTGTTCGAAAGGAGGAGAGGTCTCATTGAAAATTGATGAGCTGATGAGCAAGTACGGTCTGACCGCCGAGGACATTACGTTTGACACTGACGGCATGTCTGAGGAGGAGCTTGAGGCGAAGTTTGCTGAAATCCGCGACGCCAAGTTTGCTGACGATGACGCTGAAGCGGGCGACGAAGCGAATGATGCTGCTGATGGCGATTCCGATGGTGATCCGGCGGATAGTGATGCTGGTGCAGACGAGACTGATGACGGCGATAAGCCTGAAGAAGATGATGACGAAGAAGTGCTCGCTGCTAAGAAGCAGTATTCACTGACCGGCGAACAGCTGTCCAGTGGTATTCGCGAGGCGCTGTGTACTGAGAAGATCACGGACGAATGGGGCGAGTTCTCCAGGTATGGATATGTGGATTACGACGCCCAGATCAGCGAGGTATATGCTTACGACTGGACGGATTGCAATCTGTACGGTTTTAAGTTCAGCATGAATGGCGACAACGTCATCATTGACTTTGCCAGCAAGAAACGCAAGAAGTTTGCCTTCGTGGATTTTGATGAGGGCGAACAGATGTTTGATTACAGCGCTATGTCTGATTTTGCTAATCGGAAGTTTGGCGCTATGGCTGACGAGGTCAATACTCTGCGTGAGTACAAGAAGTCCGTGGAGGACGCCGAGCGCAATGCTGCGCTTGAAGAGCTGTTTGCCAAGTTTGCTGATCTGAACGACAACGAGGCGTTTAACGCGCTGCGTGGCAATTGCGAGGATATGTCCCTGGAAGATATTGAGGACAAGTGCTTCGCGATCCGCGGTCGTTCTGTCCAAGTCAAGTTCTCTCAGGATGCGCCGAAGCCCGTGCGGCTCCCTGTTGAACGAAATAAAAATAAAGATGCCGACGAGCCTTATGGCGGCGTTTTCCTGGAGTTCGGCATCGGAAATCGAAAGTAATTGGAGGTAAGAAGTATGGCAATTGTTGAAAAGTATGCCGTGGTTCGTACTGATAACATGATGGGTACCGATGTCGGCACCTACCTGGATTCTGTGCGTTTCTACGATGCCAATGACAAGGAAGCTGAAATCGAGAACGGCAACGTTGTTAAGGTTGGCGATCTGCTGGAAGGTGAGCGCGAGCTGCACAAGGCTACCGCCCCCGCCAAGAACACTCCCATCAAGGAGATCGGTCTGGTGGCCACTCCCGAACTGATGTATGACGAGCGCAAGCACAACCTGGACGAGTTCATCAACGAGGCCGGCACCAACGCTCGTATTTACTATCTGCACACCGGCGATGAGTTTGGCGTGACCGCTAAGGGTCTGGATGTCGATCCTGAAACCGCCAAGGTTGGCGATGTTGTGGAACTGCAGGCTGGCACCAAGCTGAAGGTTGTTGCTTCTGCGACTTCTGGCTCTACCCAGATCGGTAAGATCATCGCGATTGAGACTGCGGGTCGTTACACCTACTACGTCACCCGCGTGGCTTAATCATGATTTTTTGAGATAGGAGGCAAAAGCAATGGCTGAAATTAAAGATATCGTGCAGGTTGCTATTGATGCTTATCATGGCAATACTGTTAAGTATTCTCATAACGAGTCCATGGATCTGCTCCGCGAAGCTCTGATCGCGGCCAACAACGGTTCCACCAAGCTGGACTACAAGAATATCCGTGATGGCAAGTGCAACGGTCTGTTCACTCTGGTTGAAGAGATCCTGGTTCGCACCGTCGAAGAGGGTTTGACCTCTTCTGATTACTTCAACGCGCTGGTTGACTATCGCAACCTGGCTCTGGGCGACCAGAACATCTTCCTGGTTGAGGATGACGACCTGTTTGTCGTGGCTGAGGCTGCTGAAGGTACCCAGGGTATCCGTCGTCAGCGTCTGGCTGGCCAGTCCGAGATCAAGATTCCCACTTCTCTGAAGGTCGTGAAGATCTACGAGGAGCTGAATCGTGTTCTGTCTGGCGCTGTTGACTTCAATGTGTTCATCCGCAAGGTGGGCGAGTCCTTCCAGCGCAAGCTGCTGGACGACATCTATACCGTGTGGACTGGCGCGACCGCTGATGATTTCGGCGGCGAGACCTACTTCCCGGCGGCTGGTAACTATGATGAGGACGCTATGCTTGAGCTGATCGCTCATGTTGAAGCGGCTTCCGGCGGCAAGCCTGTTACCATTCTGGGCACCAAGGTTGCTCTGCGCAATCTGGCTCCGGCTGTCCAGGGTAACAGCTCCAAGGAAGACCTGTATAACCTTGGATTTTACGGTCGTTTCTACGGGTCCAATGTTATCGCTCTGCCGCAGCGCCACAAGGTTGGTACCACTGAGTTCGTGAACAGCGACAAGGTGATCACCATCCTGGCCGGCAGCGAGCGTCCGATCAAGGTTGTCAACGAAGGCACCGCCACCATGCTGATGGGTGATCCCACCACCAACAAGGACTTCACTCAGGAGTACTTTGTTGCGCAGCGCTATGGTGTTGGCATCGTGACTGCTGGCGGCAACGCTGGTATCGGCCGTTACACCCTGCTGTAATCGCAATGATATATAGGGCGACAGATGATTTATTCATCGTCGCCCATTATTCAAAGAATGAAAGGATGATTATATGCCGAGAAACACAGGCAAGACTGTCCAGAAGGCGCCGGTGAAGGAACCGGTTGCTGTGGTGGCCGATGAAAACAAGAGCGTCGTGGAAGAGACCACGATACAGGCTAAGGCTGAAAAGGCCAGGACTCCCTATCGCGTAAAGCAGACGCTTCCGGCGGATATGGTTATCACCGTCCGTAACGGGTTTAACGGAAAGCTTATTTATAAGAGCCAGAAAACAGGCGAGCGATTCGTGTGGGAGGAGTTTGGTGATGAGCAGGACATGGAACTGCAGGAACTGAAGAATGCGAGAAACTCCAAGAAGGGTTTCTTTGAGAACAACTGGTTCCTGATCGATGATCCCGCCGTCATTGAATATCTGGGCGTTGACCGCTTCTACAAAAATGCCCTGACTTATGATGACTTTGACACCCTCTTTGAGATGTCTGCTGAAGAAATCCGGGAGCGAGTAGATAAGCTGTCCGGCGGGCAGAAGGCTTCTGTGGTTTATCGGGCTAAGCAGCTGATCAAAGAAGGCGTGATTGACTCAATTAAGGTGATTGACGCTCTTGAGAAGAGCCTTGGCGTCGAGCTGATCGAGCGGTAAGGAGGCACAGCGATGATTCTTCCGTACGATGCATTCACTGAGGCTTTCCTTGATAAGGTCACGGAGTATAAGTTCTGTCGCTTGCCACAGGAAAACCGACAGGCCATCGTAGACGGTTATATGAAACGCGCTTGCGCTCAATTTAGTGAGGTGTGCATGTACAACATTTCGGAGGGAGACGACGTTGAACGTACATACACAATTGGTGACAATGCTACACCCGCAGAGATTGATGAGATCATTGACATTGTCACAGAGGGGATGCTGGTGCAGTGGTTCAAGCCATATTTCTTCAAGCAGGAAAACTTGGAGAACATGCTTGCGACCGCTGATTACACAAGGTATTCGCCTGCTGAATTGACCTACCGTATTACGAACGCGTATAAAACATGCAACAAGGAGTTCGTTGCCAGGATGCGGGAGTATTCGTATCGTCATGGCGACCTGACCAACCTGTACATATGATGACGCGTTATGGCATTGAGGTGAGCGACGTGATGTTCTCCAAACGGCTGGGTGGACTGGTGAACCAGTTCTACAAGATCCTGCCGATCAAAGAAAATGGAGAACCAACGCTCCAGAAATATATGGAAAGTCTCCAAAGAGAAATGGTGGGGCTCTATGAGTTGATGACTGCGTTGGATGATGATCCGCAGTATTTGAGCCTGCTATCTATTTTGCAATATATGATTGACCACGATTGTGACGTAGCTACCGTCAAGACCGAGGTGTTCAAGTCAATCAGTATTCTGAAGCGGCTACAGAAGAGATTCGAGCCGGGCAGGAGGTGTTGACATGGGTGCCTGGGATAATTATGACGTGATGCACAACACGTTCGGGAATAATCTGCGTGACATGTGGGTGGGTCACACACGAGAAAATGTTGCAAGGATGTTTATGGACTCACCGTCCTGCCGCACAGTAAAAATAAATGGAATTGCGCAGGACGTGGTGATTGTCCGAAAAAACAAGACAGAAATGGATCAGAAGATAATCATGTCCATTCCGGGGGAACATTTGGAGCATGGCGGTATTGTGGACTTTGCGAACAACAAATGGCTTATCACCATGCTGGATGCGGACAATCAGATTTATGATCGCGGTATTATGCAGCAGTGTAACCACATCCTACGCTGGATCGGCAAAGACGGCCAGCTAAAACAAAAGTGGTGTTTTGTGGCTGACGGTACCAAGTATTTGATTGGTGAGCGTTCTGAGGAAATTATGACGGTTGGCGATGCGCGTATTGCCGTCACGGTCGGAAAAGACGAAGATACGGTTGAACTGGCACGCGGTCTGCGTTTCTTGATTGATGACACAGATTCTGAGGCGTGCTTGGCTTACCAGATTACGAAGCCCAACAAGATGTTCAATGTGTATAACGGCAAGGGCGTCTTCCGCTTTATCATGACGGAGGTCAACCTTGAGGACGGTGACAATAAGGTGCTGCGAATTGCCAATTACGCTGACTGGCACCCACCGGTAAAGACGGACGGTGACCATGTTGACAGCAATCTCAGCATCGCCCATATTACGCATGTAGCCAAGGATGCAGCTGACATGCCACCCGCTGATGAAAAGGAGGGATGGCTGTAATGGATCTGGTGGAATTCTATGATTATAAAAATCTGCTGATGAAGGATCTGTGCTGCAATGAAAATGTGGTGAAGCTGGTGACCGGAAATGACGCGGCACCTGTGCCGAACCACAAGCTGCCGTACACACAAATCTTCCCGTATGAATATGTGGATGCTACGGTTGACGAGGCAAAGACATACATATGCTTTGACGTTGACATCGTCAGCGTTCCCAACAAAACCTATTATATCCCTGTGCTTTATATCTGGATATTCACGCATAAGAGCCTGCTGCGCATGCCTAACGGCACGCTGCTGCTTGACAGGCTCAGCGCCGAGATCAACCTGATGCTGAATGGCAGCAGGTATTTTGGCCTTGGCGAGCTAAAGCTGGATTCCGTGAACCGGTTTTATCCGATCCACGATTATTCCGGACGAGCCCTGGTTTATTATGCGCGAGACTGGAACAGGCTGACGGCAAATAAGAGCATACCGAGTAACAGAAAGCTTGGCAGGTAATTATGGCTGGTCTGCTGTATGCAAGGGATATAAGGGTTAATGATGCGATTAGCATTCACGTCCCATTGGTTGGCGAGATACTTGACGCGGAGGATCAGTATTTTGAGATCATCTCCACGGTGATTGCCACGCCATATGACATGATGGTGCAGCTTGATGACGCGGGTATTGATTTTACAAAGATTACTGCGTTTGAGCTGTTCTGTCTGGTTTTTAGCAATATACAGAGCGTTGACACAAGCCTTGTGTTCGGTGATTTGGATTTATCTGTGATGCAACCGGCGCTTAGTCCTGATACTAAGGAACTCGTTCTGGTGGATACCGAGAGGAATATCGCCATAGATCGTGCTGTACATGAACAGATTTGCCAAATAATCCGTAAGCTGCTGTATATACCAAAGGTAGAAAAGAAGCCCGCGAATGATGAGGCCAAGCGTTATATGCTCCAACGCGCCAGAAAGAGACTGGAGCGCCGCAAAAGGCAGGAGCAGGATAACAAGTCTCAGATTGAGGACATAATTATCGCGCTTGTGAACACCGAGCAGTTCTCGTATAACTATGAGACTGTGCGTGATCTGACTGTTTATCAGTTCTATTCCAGCCTTCAGCAGATATCCCACAAAATAAAGTTTGACAACACAATGAGTGGATATTATGCGGGCAACGTAAAATTCGAAGATCTGAAGCCTGAGGATAGAACCTGGCTTAGATCATAATAAATGGGTGTGATTTGATTGGACGTTTTTCAGTATGTGCTTAATAAGCTGGCTGGCGAAGTCGAAGATATCGCTGAACTCAGTTTTGACGATACTGACTTTATTGACTTCTTGCCCATAAGCCTACTCGATGTCCTCACACTCGCGGACATCGATCCAAAATTGTTAGGAGGAATGAAAGAGATGTTTAGTGTTGCTGATATTACTATCACTAGCCTGGATGTTATCACCGCTTATTCTCTGGCGGGCGCTCCCCGTTTCGTCCTGGACGAGCTGCAGGATGCGACTATCGCGAATACCCAGGAGCGCGAGGATATTACCGGTAAGGGCGGCCGCAAGCTGAATACCCTGAAGCGCAACAAGGCTGTTACCATTTCCGGTACTAATGGCCTGCTGTCCGGCGGCCTGCTGGAGGCTCAGACCGGCTCTCAGTTCGAGAGCAAGACCGCTGCGCCCGTGGCGTGGTCCGAGTCCCTGGTGATCAATGGCGGCAAGGCCACCACCACCTATAAGGCCACTGGCACCGCTGGCGCTGAGATCGAGGCTCTGTATATCAAGACCTCTGACGGCCGTGCTTCCACCAAGCTGGAGCAGGATGCTACTGCTGCTGCCGGCAAGTTCGCCTATGCGCCTGAGACCAAGGAGCTGTCCTTCCAGGAGAGCGCCTATCCCGATGGCACTGAGATCGCCGTGTTCTATACTCGTAAGGTTGCCGGCGATGTGCTGAACAACGATTCTGAGAAGTACTCCGAGAAGCTGCGCCTGGTCGTGGATGCTACCGGTGAGGACAAGTGCGCGAATGTGTACCATGTCCAGATCGAGATTCCGAAGGCCGACTTCTCCGGCGACTTCGATATCGCGATGGGCGACAGCCAGTCTGTGCATGCCTTTGAGGCTGAGTCCCTGGCTGGTGTCGGCTGCGGCGCTGCTGCGAAGGGCTACCTGTGGACTTACACCGTCTTCGGTGCGAACGCTGAGGACGCGGCCTAATCGAGGCTGAAAATGCCCAAGGTAACTAGGGTGTGCAAGGCGTGTGGTAAAACCTACGAGGCGTGCCACACGCCTAATCCTAATCAGGTGTTCCGGTGGTTTGACATTGCCTGCAGCCAGGAATGCGCAATGGAGTATCTGAGAAGGGTTGAGGAGGCCAGGGCGGCTGAACAGATCGCTAGGGCTGAAAACAAAGACAATTAAATAGGGAGGAGGGTTATGTATGCGTTGCTGTCATAGATGCCCTCTTTTCTTTTACGCATCAGGACGGAAGTGATACGGGAGTGGGACGGTCAAAATACAATGTGGACGATGATACCAGCAAGAGAACGTGCAATGGCATCGTGTTCGACAGCGTGATGGAGATGAAATACTATCGTGACGTGGTTTTGCCCCAAGTGGAGAGCGGCGGTATAACAAATTTCGAACTGCAGAAATCATACGAGCTGCAACCAAAATTCACGCATGATGGTCAGTCGGTCCGCGCAATTACATATGTGGCGGATTTTTATTTGGAGCATGCAGATGGATCTGTTGTGGTTATTGACATAAAGGGCATGGCGGATTCGAAGGCGGTGCTGAAGAGGAAGCTATTTTGGTATAACTACCCGGACGTTGATTATCGGTGGATAACGTATGTGAAGAAGTACGGCGGCTGGGTGAACTGGGACGATGTACAGAAACTGAGAAAAGCTGATCGGATGAAAAGGAAAGAATTGGAGGAAATGAAAAATGGCGAAGAGCAAGAAGCTAACGTTTAATATGATCGCGACTGATATGGAGAAGCCTGAGGTTGTGCATATGGAGATACAGGGCAAAAATAAGGTGCACGCGTTTGACGTAAAGAAGATGCTGACCATGCAGGAGTCTGTGTCGTTCGTGGATGACGTGTATAACCTGTGCGTCAATGTTGACAATGGTGTGTACCGTGCGGATCTCCTTGATTTTGCGATGAGGGTATTCACGCTTGTTTATTATGCGGGCATTTCCGCGCCTGAAAATCTTGAGGCTGCGCAGATCGTAATCTACATCACCAGCATTTATGATGATGTGCTGGCCGTGATTTGCCCGGATCAGTACAAGGCACTTTATCGCGCTGTTCTGGATAAGATCGGTTTTGCCAAACGTATGATGTGCGCGACTCAGTCCTCCAGACTTGGAGATCTCATCATGAAGATGGACGCGGTGCTGTCTGATGGAAATAAGGCGATGGAGACCATTACAAGCCCTGACTTCCTGGAGAAGATGAACGGCATTCTGGAGCTTGCGAATGAGCAGCAGGATGATGCGGGCGTGGTTAATGAAGAACCAGAGAACGTGGTAGCGCTCTTTGGCAACGAAACAACCGATGACGAGTAATGGATAGCGGAGGTGTAGGATGGCTAAGGCAAAGAAAGTGACGTTTAGCATGCTTGAAAAGCATGTGGATGATATCCCGATGAGGGAGTTCGTTATTGAGGACGGGGTTGCGTTGCAGGTTAAGCACGTCCTTGGATTTAAGGAGGCGATGGATTTTGTTAGAGCAGCCTCTGAGGAGTGTTTTGATAAGAATGGGAATTACATGCCTGAGGTTGTTGAATTCATCATCAGGATGAACACGCTGATCTATTACGCGGGATTGCCCGCGCCAACAAATTATGAGAAGGCGTATCGCGCCGTAATGCTATGGGACGGATACGAGGAATTGATGGACTACATCAATAGTGAACAGTATGATGGTCTTACTGCGGCTATTTACGCCAGGATTGCGTATATCAGAAACACGGTGATTCAGACGAAGACAAGTCAGGTCAACGAGATCATTATGCGTTTGAACGATGCGTTGGGCGTTACTGATGCTGGTGACGGAGGATCGGGCGATGAATGATGTTGAGGGTTATTTGAGTAGTGACCAGGTTATGAAGGTAGGACTGCGAGGATACAAGGAGAGCACGAAGGTCAACTGGCACGGTGTGATCATTGACGTGGACTATTTTCTGACCATTGAAGAGGAGGGATTGATCATTGGGTCAATCCTTAATTGTTGTGCGCGTGAAGATGAAGCCGGCGACGAATACATAGAGCCGCAGCTGGTGGATCAGGCGATCCGAACACATATCATTGCTGCATATGCGCATGTTGCCATTCCAAATGATCTGGAGAAGCAGCACAGATTGGTGTACTGCAGCGATCTGTACGACGTGGTGCTGAAAAATGCTAACCAGGCACAGATCAATAATATTATAGCTGTTGTGAAGAGTTATATGTGAATAAGGAGGTGGGCTCTTGGACGGCATGATGGAATACTTCCACAAATATGTACAGGAAACGCTTAAGACTATCCATGTCGATGCACAGAAAACTGCCGAGGACGCTCACAAAGAGGTCGTTCAAGAGCTTATCCCCGAATTTGCCAAAGAAATAAAGAAGATATATGCTGAGCGAGACGTTGAAGGGTTTGGTTCTGGCGCAGTTGCCGAGTGGTATGGTGCATATAAGCCCAGGCAGTACCATCGCAAAGAAAGCCTGTACAACCTTATGGAGATTGACGAAGATGCGGCGAACATGAGAGTTGGATGGGGTTTTTCTGATGCCAATATGACCAAGGACAGAAAGGGTGGAAGCCTGTTTGAAAAAGTGTTCGTTCAGGGATGGCATGGTGGATCTCCAGACCCGGATACCGGTGAAATGATTTATCCGTTTGGTCATCTTCCTGCTGTACAGACGGAATCCGCATTGAGTATCTTTAACAGGATGGAAGTGGAAGTTGAACAAAATTACAGGGATAAAATCGTGGAATTAACTCAGCAAAGATTTGCACAGAAATGGCATGAACTGCATGGATAGCGGAGGTGATGTAGATGGCCAAGAAAAACGGTATTTCGGGCAGTGCAGATTTTAGTACTCAAATAAATGTTGCACTTAATGTGGATGGAGCGGCCATGGCTGCTGCCGAGGCTTCCATACAGAAATTCCAAAAAGCTATTGTTGATTTGGGTAACACTATGTCAGCGATGGCCAGGGGAAACGATATAAATAAATACTGGAACACCTATGCTTCTAGCATTGAGGGAGTCAGTGAAGCATATAAACGCTTTACTCGCGCATGGGGTGAAGCGGATCGCGCTACTGCTGCCTCGGATTTTATTAAAAGTCTCCACTCTTTCAAAGCGCTTGGAAACGATACCACTGTATTTTTGGAAAAATACGGCGAAGGGTTCAGAGAAGCAGCGCATGAGGCCAGTGGACTAGCAAAGAGTACCGTCGAAGCATTTTCAATTACTAATCTTAAATCTGCATTCGAGTCCTTTGACAGAATGAAAGAAATGGGCTTGGAACTCGAAGATGTATTTGACAAACTGAATTCAAAAGATACGAATGAGCTACAGCGATCACTAGATATTCTGTCTACTAAGTTTGCTAAGGCGCAGGAAGACTTAAGGCAAGCCAGAGAAGAACTGCAAGGCTTTGAGAGTGGTGCTGGTATTGACGTCCTAAATGATAAGATTGAGCAGCTTGAAAGCAAACTAAGCTACCTGGTCGATACCATGAAGGAAGAGTTTAGAGATTTCCTGTCAGCCAACAATTTTGCCGGCCACGATTTGTATGAAGAAGGTCGCTTCCATGATTACTTTGAGTCTATCGAGGAAGGTTACACTACAGCGAAGGAAGCAATCGCTGGTTTCAAACAGGAGTACGACTACCTGTTAAAGGAAAATGCAGAGAATTCTTCTGGTATGAGAAGCGTCGGGCGGGAAATTGATGAAAATGCTGAAGCGTTGATTCGCCATGGAGAAGCGCTCTCGAACATAGCGTCGCAAAGTGAAACCGTTAATGACGTGATTGAGAATCTTGCCGAACTTGCCAACAGAAGCGGCGAGGCAGGAGAAGGAATAAATAACATTTATGATTCCATAACGAATGTGGTAAGCGGCTTGAGCAACCTTAATTCTCTCAGTGAGGACAAGGTTATTGGCATTTCAAACATGCTTTCGCAAATTGCCAGGCTTGGTAATGCGCAGGGGACTGGTAATAGTGTTAAGAATATTGCAGCCGCTCTTAATTCGTTGAGCGGAATAGGAAACGTAAGCAATCTTGCTATATTGTCCAGTTTGGACTTTACTGGATTTAAGAGTTTCGAGGGGCTGAAGGTCAGCAAGGCAGCGCTTACAAATCTGGCGACCTATTTACCACCAATTTCAAATGTTAATGTTGCAGTGCTTGAGCGGCTTGCCGGCATAGATTGGAGTAAGCTGAAAACGCTTCGTGTTAATTCGAATGCGATTGAGGAGCTCAAAAAGTTTACAGATACAGCGAGTGGGGAAACCGGCGCTGAAAACGCTGCGACTGGTGTTGGCAGCATTGAAGAGAAGGCGAAAAATGCTGAGAGTGCCCTAAAAGGAATCAATGATACGGTAACTGGCATTCGGGATTCTTTCGTCAACCTCAAGGAAGCCGTAGTTGAGTCACTGAATTTTGATAAGCCTACACGGGATATACAAAGCCTCAGGGACGAAGTGGCCAAGCTTTCAACTAACATTGATGCGATGACGACCAGCTATGAGCGTATGCAGCGCGTCAGGCTGTCCGCAGAACAGAAGGCAAATGTTGCTGGTGAGGCGAGTATCCTTGACAGCGAGAAGCGTGCTGCCAAGAAAGCTTATGACGCTTTGCTCGGTGGAAATTATGATCCTGCTGTCGTTGCAGAACTGACGGCTAGGTACCGTGAATTCGTCAGCGCGATTTCTGATGTTGAAGCCAAGCATAAGACGCTGGGCGCACAGGGTCAGGAAGTCATTTCTATGATTACAGCTCAGGGTGCGGCGTTCCGTAATGATGTGGCTGCACTTGGTGAACTTGCCAAAGAGTCACAGGAGGCAGAGGCGGCGCAGGAAAAGCTTGCCGGTGCTGCGAAGAAGCAAGAGGATCAGCTGAAAGCCAATAATCTGAAGGAATACGTCAAAGACCTGGCTTCCATCAGAAAAGAAGTCAATTCGATGCAGAATGACCTGATGGCGCTGGTCAATTCTGGTGGCAAGTATGAAGGACTTGAGCAGGCGATCGAGGATTCTTTGAGGCTTGACAGACTTCTGACTGACAAGGAGCAGCGTTCGAAGCTTGGGCAGACTGGCAGCCTGGATTACCTCCGCAAGCAAGTTGCGGTGTTGAAGGAAAACACCGACGGTATGATGGCTTTGGCTAAAGCTGAGGCAGAGGCTGCTGATGAAGCAAAGAAGCTGGAGAAAACCAATGCAGCGGAAAGCATGAAGAAAATGCTTTCTGAGCTCAATAAGATACAGACCGAAGCAAAGAATGGTCTTTCGTCTCTTTCAGACAGCAAGTACGACGAAGAAGCGGTGCTTGGGATCCGCCAGCACTACCAGGAACTTGTTGACAAAATAGCTGAGTACCGCACAGGCCAGAAGGAAGTTACTGAGGATGTCGTAACCAATCTGCGGAGCGAGGCAAACGCAATACAAGATTCGATCGACGCTCTGAAGCGAAAGACTTCAGCTGCCCAGGAAAACGCTCGCGTAGAACAGACTGGCGCTAAACAGACAGAGTTAAGTGCTCGGAGAGAAGCTACGCTTTTAAAGCAGGCGGAGGGACTGCGCGGACGAATTTCTGCATACATACAGGGCAACACGAAAGCCTATTCGATGTATGGAGAACAGCTCAATCAGCTATTGAGTGAGCTGAATCAGAATGCGTCAATTACACCTGAGAAACTTTCTCAGATTGCAACTGAGTTCGCTAAAATACAAAACGCAGCGAAGCTTGCTGGTGCAACCGGCAAGACTTTTTTTGACTCTCTGAAAGATATTTGGAAGCGTTACAGCGGCTGGACACTCGTTACGAAGGCGATGATGTCCGTGCTGAATACGTTCAAGAAAATGATCAGCAACGTCAAAGAACTTGATGCAGCTATGACGGAGTTGAAGAAGGTTACAGATCTGACAGCTGCAGGTTATCAGCGATTCTTCAACACAGCCGCTAAAACTGCGAAGGAAATTGGCGCGACGATCACTGATACAATTAACGCGACGGCAGATTTTGCCAGGCTTGGATACGGTGTAGAAGAGGCCGCCTCGCTTGCGAAGGCCGCACTTGTCTACAAAAACGTCGGGGATGGCATAAACAGTATAAATGATGCGTCGGAATCGCTGATCTCCACGCTTAAGGCGTTTGGTGATGAAGCGTATGACGCGATGCAGGTCGTTGACATGTTCAACGAGGTTGGTAATAATTTCGCGATCAGCAGTACCGGCGTAGGCGAGGCTCTTCTGCGCTCTGCGGCTGCTTTGGCTGGCGCTGGGAATACGCTTGAAGAGAGCATTGGCTTGATTACTGCGACGAATGCGATCATTCAGAATCCTGAGTCTGTTGGTACGTCGATGAAAACCATGACCATGTACCTAAGAGCGGCCAAAACAGAACTGGAAGACGCGGGTGAGTCAAGTGAAGGATGCGCTGAATCAGTCTCCAAACTGAGATCTGAGTTGATGTCTTTGACAAAGGTTGACATAATGAAGAGTGAAAATGAGTTTAAGTCTACCTATCAAATCATCAAGGAACTTTCAGAGAAATGGGGAGAGATGACTGATGTTACTCGTGCCAATGTCACTAATCTGCTTGGTGGCAAGAGAAATGCAAACGTCATTCAGGCGTTGATGACTAATTTCCAGGATGCCGAGAAAGCCGCCGAAACAGCGGCGAATTCTATGGGATCTGCATTTTTAGAGAACCAGAAATACCTTGATAGTATTCAAGGACGCATAGATATAGTAAAGGCTAAATTCGAAGAGCTTTCACAAAGTGTGATAAGCAGTGACATTGTGAAATTCGTGATCAGTTTGAGTGGTGGCTTGATTGATGTCTTCAATGCTTTGAGTAAAGTCAATTTGCTTTTGCCCACTTTAACTCTAGCAGTTACCCATCTTATCGGATTTGGCTTGGCGAAGGATGTACAAAAAATAGTCAATGGGGTAGTTAGCAGTCTGAATGTGACGGGTGTTGACTCTTCAAGGATTATTTCCGATATGACGGTTGCAGTCGCTGGTTTGTCTGCGCAGCAGCAAAAACTAACTATAGATATGGTGAATAATGCTGCTGCGTCTGGTTTGCTTAGCAAAGAATATGCGACTCAGATCGTTGATGCGTTGCAGTTAACGACAGCGAATACAGGTCTTGCAGCATCGGCACATGGTGTTGCGGCTGGCCTTAAAGCTGCCTGGACTGCAATTCCTGTGATTGGTAAGGTAGCAATGGTGGTGTCTGTAGCGATAGCAGCGTTGCAGCACTTCATGTCAAAGTCAAAAGAAGCGCATGATAATGCAATTGATACCGCTGATGGAATTGTTAGTTCGTATGATACTGCTCAAAAGTCTTTTGACAGGAACATGAAGACAATAGACGGCTTAAAAGAAAGATTTTATGAGTTGTCAAAAGGTGTAGACGATAATGGCAATAATATCAATTTAACTGCTGATGAGTACGCCGAATTCATGGGGATTATTGATCAACTTGTTGATATTTCTCCTAGTATTGTGCTTGCATACGACAGTCAGGGCAACAAGGTATTGGAATATAAAGACGCCATAAGGCAAGCGGCAGATGAGCAGGAACGTCTAAACGAAGCAAATCGTAAGGCATATATAGCTGGGGGCCCTGACATAATTAAAGGAGGTCGTACTAAGTCACAAGACTATGAAGCAGATTTGTTGCTCATGGGTCAGTATGTGGAAGATGCGTTTAGTGTTGGGTTTGATTCTGTTCAGGATGAAAAATATGAAAAGGCGTATGCCTTATATGAACTGCTAAACGATCAACTTGGTATTCTTAAGAGTATTTCGTCTTACGATGAATGGATCCTATATGACGGTCAACTTCCTGTGAAAGACATAGAAGCGATGCGGACGCTGTACGAGAACGCAGAACATTTCTATGCTCTCGCACAAGAAAGTGGATTGTTTGATCCACGGGAATTGGAAGCATTAAACAATGCAATTAACAATATGAGCTCTGTTTATGCTGCCATGGCGTCCGAGGAAGAAGTAGTTATATCATACATGATGGAGCGATTCAGGGATCAATCATGGTTCAAAGACTTGCCCTTGGATGCCATAAAGCAACTGCGAGATAGCTTAGCAGATGTAATTGACCTGACCGATGATTCTGTAACACCTGAACGCATGATCGCAGATCTTTTGGAGTATGGCAGGCAGTTTGCTGAATTGTTTACAAATGACGATGTAAAGTCTGTGGCTAATGCTGGTAACGCACTGAAAGATATAGACAAAACAACGAAAGACGGGAGACAGGCTATCGAGACCTACAATACAATGGTTGATCAGCTGATTAGCTCACTGCGTGAGGCTGGCGAAACAGGTGATCTTGAGGGTCTCAAAAATTACCTGTTGAGTCTTACAAATGCAGCGCAGGAAAGTGTGCCGTCGCTCGAAGAGGAGTCACGTGAAATCATGAGTTTGTCTGATACTCTGAAGTATCTAAGTGACTCATACGCTATTCTTTCAAAAGTTAGATCTGAGATGGATGCAAATGGTGGTATTAGTAATGACACTCTGTCATCCATGATTTCAGCATTATCCGATGGCGAAGACATTAATAAATACATCAGTGTAGAAAATGGCCTGTTAAAGGTGAATATAGAAGCGTGGGAAGCAAGGTCTGTCGCAAAGACAGAGGATAGCATTAGTATCATGCAACAAGAGAATGATGAACTTATGCGTGAAAATGAATTGCTTCTCGAAAGAGCTGATAGAGGTCAAACACAGCTTTATGATCAGTATGACAAAAACGCTGAGAAGATAAAGAAGAATTCACAGCAGATAATTATCTACAGAGCTGCTCTTGACGCGGCATCAACGAGCACTGATGATGCTACGGAAAAGGTGCGAACCCTATCAGATGCTTTCACGCTTCTGAACTCCGCCTACTCGTTTGCCGAGAAAACAGGTAGCGGCCAGGTTGACGCGATCAAAAACGCGATGGAACTGGTTGACGAACTTGTGAAGGCCAACCCGGAAGGCGAGTTACAGAGCTGGGTGGATCTCGTAGAAAGCTTCAACGCTGAAACCGGTGAGATTACCTGGAAGACTGAATACGTTGAGGAATACACAGAGGCGCTGTTCAGCAACTCTGAAGCAGTCGCCAAGCTGGAGGAACAGTTCCCGGGCATCACAAGCTGGTTGATAGATTGGTCGAATAACGCAGAAGAGGCAGCTAAACAGACTTTCACTTTGAGTGATGCATTCTCCGCGGTTCAGAGCGTATCTGACTTCCTGACCGAACTCGCCAACGGTGAGTCTGACATAACCCAGCAGATCAGTGACGCTCAGTCCATGGCGGAGCAGCTGAACAAGCTGAACGCAGATATGGAGGGCTGGACCGATGTAGACTGGTCGTATTTTGCGTCCGGCTTTGGGGCGGACGGGATCAACTGGAATACGGAAGCTATGCGCAAACTGTCCGATGCAATTGTTGATGCACAGTTTGCAAACAATGAATTCGTACAGTCGCATCCGGAACTCCTGCAATCTTTGAAGGATCAGGCTGCTGCTGTGTTTGAACTCAAGGACAGCTATGCCGGCTTCTCTGAGGCTATCAAGCAGTACAATGATTCACAGGACGTGCTGCTGAAAGCGCAGCAGGAAATGGCGAATGGCGGATTGAGCGCTGACACCATTTCTTCCATTGAAGGTATGCTGGAAGAGCATGAGAAACTTACGGACTATCTCTATGTGGAGAACAATGCGGTTAAGCTGAACGCGGAAGCGTGGGAAAAACGTCAGCAGTCTGTTGCTAATAGTGATATTAAGATCCTTGAGGCGCGTAAGGCTGCTCTTGTAGAAGAATTGCGTGAAGCTAATGAGGACTACAAGGCAACGCTTAGTGCCGGAGATATCGATGGTGCTTTAGGCCAACTGAGCGTGATAGATGGTATCGTAGAAAAGATAGGCGAAGTTGTAAGCCAGATTGATATTTATAAGGCAGCATGGAAAGACGCGACCACAGAGACCACTACCGAACTACTCGACTTTAGTAACGCACTCAGCTTTGTAAAGACGGGAGCCAGTTTCCTGACAAGTATGGCTGGCGGTACCGACATTCTGTCCGGACTTGAGTCCGTAAAGCAGCTTGTTGGCGCGTACAACGATTTGACTGATGCCGGTGTTGATTGGCATACCATAATTACCGGCATAGATGCAGAAACAGGCAACCTTACGTATAACAATGAGCGCGTTAGAGAGATGATCAATGGCATCATAGACGGCATGGCGGATGCTGAGGGCTTCTCAGCTGAGGTCAGAGCGGAAATGCATGAGTATATTGAGACTGTTGTTCAGGAGAAGTCTGCGTTTGAAGAATTGCAGGATGCGATGAACGGCGTATCCAGCGCCTCAAGCCTGATTTCAACAGCTCAGAACGAATTGACGCAGAGTGGCACCAATTCGCTTGACACCTTGTCGCAGTTGATGAACCTGTTTGGCGAAGACTGGGCATCATACGTTGATTTCGACGAAGGCATCAACATAAAGATTGACGCAATCAGACAGCACTATGTCGATTCAATCAACGCGATGAAGGATGTTTCACCTGAGCTGCGGGAAGAACTGATAAAGGCGTTGGACGTTGAGGTCGAGGAACAGACGCTTGCCGATAAGATCAGCAAACTGATCAGCGACTCCAACACTGTCAGTTCCGCAAAGGCCGGCTATGGCAGCCAGATCACGTATGAGCAGTATCAACAGCTCACGGAGATCAGCAAGGAGTATGCCTACGCGGTAGAATTCAGCAATGGTATTCTTACACTCAATAAACAGAAGTTTGACGAGGTTACGGAATCTATTCTGCAGACAAATCTGGCACAGATTGAGGCTGAGAAACAAGCGATCCTGACCAGCGACCGTTATAAGGAGCTCGCGAGCAAGGTTGGAGAACTCAATGCCGAAGAACAAGCTGAGTTTGACAAGCTGAATGCAGACGCCATGGCATTTGAGGTTCTGGAGGGTCAGATTAAGAATGCCACTGCTGCCTATCAGAAGTTCCTGGCTGCAAGTGACAATGCCAATAGTGATCAGTATGATGCAGCTACGAAGGCCGCTGAGGTGATTCGTAACACACTCTACAATACCGAGAGCGAAATCTATGGCATGGTTGGCCGTGAGCAGTTTACCGAGGCAGTACACTTCCTTATTGACCCAGAGATTGAGATAAACACACAGGAGTTTGACGAAGCGTTTAAGCGTGTTGAACGCTACCTGAAGGAAGGTGGCGAAGGCGTACAGAATTTCCTGGACGATCTGCAATCACATGGCTTTATTGATGAAAACAATGCACTGACTGGTGACGTTGAAGAGATGGCCAAGGAGTTGGGTATCCAGGTTGATTACATCTATGCTCTGTTTGACCAGCTCAATCAGTATCTCACTGAGGAAAATAAGGTCAGGATGCAGAATGGCGAGATTCTAAATGCTGATGAGCTGAAGAAGGGTGCAGATGCGCTCAACGAGGCAGCAGATGCTGCTGAAGGCGCAACTGGCGCAATGAACGACACAAGCGACCAGGCCGACGATGTGCAGTCCAACTTGGAGAATGTCGCGACTCAAGTGAGTGACCTATCCGATCAGATTGACAACTTGTCAGATAAGGAAGTTACAGTCGATCTTTCGCCCACTGAAAAGGCATTCGGTCGTGTATCTTCGGTTGTGACACAGCTTATGACGAAGCTTGATAACATGGCCAAGAAGGTCATTGACATCAAGGTGAATTATACTGCTGGCTCCGTCCCGAGACTGAGTGGTGTGGCCGGCGTCTCCGGTTACAGTGCGGCTCCCGGAACGCTCGGAGCGCCTGGCGGACGCACTCTGGTTGGTGAGCTCGGACGTGAGATAGTTGTCGACCCGGAGACAAATACGTGGTATACAGTCGGTGACGGTGGTGCTGAGTTTGTCAGCCTGCCTGCGGGTGCACTGGTGTTCAACGCTGAACAGACAAAGCGGTTGTTCGCTGCTGGAAGGATCCCCGGACGCGCTGGTGACGCAATGCTGTCAGGTAACGCTGCTGCGTCAATTAGAGCTGAGACTGGCAATGTTGGCGGCATAAAGGCTTCAAGTGGAAATGTTAGTATTACAACGGCGAAATCCAGTAAGTCAAGCAGCAGTAAGAGCAAATCATCGTCAAAGTCCAAGAGCAAAAGCAAGAAGAAGGTTTCAACCGCTTCGCTTGATGATTTACTCAAGGCGTATGAGGCTATTAACGCTGAAACAGAACATCTGATTGAGCATCAGGACGAGCTGTACGACCAGTCTGAACGAAATTATGATTTCAGCAGCATGAATGACGCTCTAACAGAGCAGGCCAGGCTGTATAGGAAGATCATGGATGACAGTCAGGCCGGCATCAATGAAATGCTGAAGAACGGTGCGAAGGATACGGACGAGCAGCTCCAGAAGATGGAGAAGTCATACTGGAACGCTGCAAACAGTTTCCAGGAGACGCTCAACAAGATCAACGATCTGTATGTTGACGCGCTGAACGACCATATTGACGACATGCAGTCGGCGTTTGACACTCTGGTAAAGGCGGCAGACGAGTACAACGAGAATGGCACCATTACGGTGGACACATTCCAGTCGCTGTTGTCCAACGGCATTGAGTATCTTGACGTTCTCGATCTTGTGGACGGAAAGTACGTCGTCAATACGGATCGTGTAAACGAGCTGATTGCGGCTGAGAAGGAACAGCTCGCCATAGAATCGGCGATGAGCTATATGGATCGCGTGAGACAGGCGTTGACCGATGGAAACACCGGTGCGCTGGAAAAACTGTTGACCGCGAACATGGATCTCGTGAAGACCAAGCGCGAACTGATTGACACATCTCTTGAAGAGCTGAAGACTCTCGGGCTGACCGATGAGCAGTTTGAGCGGCTTTCTGGCAATATCAACAAGATTTTCGAGATCGGCCAGCATGTCGTGTCTGATATTGGCGCGAAGGTTGAAGAGGAAATTGAGACAATCACAGACCGTATTGAAAAACTGAATGACCAACTGGATAAGATGCAGACCTCGTATGGTGATATCTCCGAAGCGCTGAAAGCCTACAATGAAAACGGAGAAATCACGTTGGATATGTTCCAGTCAATGCTGTCAAATGGCATTGAATATATGAGGGTTCTGGATTATATTGACGGCAAGTACGTCGTTAATACAGAACGCGTTCAGGAATTGGTCAAGGCGCAGAAGGAACAGCTTGCTGTTGAATCGGCACTGAACTATATAGATCAGGTCAGACAGGCTCTGACCGATGGTAACACAGAATCTCTGGAACGACTGATAGATGTTACTGGTGATTACGCTTCTGTGTCACGTGACGTGATCTGGACTGCGATGGGTCAGGTCAAGGCTCTTGGCCTTACCGACGACCAGACTCAGAAAATGTTTGACAACGTGTACGCGATGTTGGATGCTGCGGATCGCGTGATTACAGATCTATCCAAAGAGACAAAGGAAGCTAAGGAAGAGGCTGAAGAAGCTGAAGAGGAAGCTGTGGATCTTAGCGCTGTGCTTGATGATCTTCAGTCTGCCTATAGCACGCTAAACAAGGTCGCAGAGGAATACAATGAGAATGGCGTCATCACCGTTGACACGTTCCAGTCGTTGCTTTCTGGCGGGCTGCAGTATTTGAGCGTACTGGATCTGATAGATGGAAAGTACGTTGTCAATACGGAACGGATGCAGGAGCTGCTTACCGCAGAGCGTGAGCAGCTTATGGTCGATACGGCGCTGAACTATCTGTCAGAGATCAAACAATCTCTGATTGATGGAAACACAGAGAAGCTGCAGTCACTGATTGACGCAAATGACGCTGTGGCGAGTTCGTCACGCGCTGCTGTACGTGCTGCTCTTGAAGAGCTGAGAGCGTACGGTTTGACCGAAGACCAGGTTGAAGCACTTTCTGGCCGCCTTGAGATGCTGTTCGATGTTACGGATAAGACCGTATTTGAGCTGGAAAAGGTGGAGGAAGAAGCCGAGGAGGTCGTTGACATCCTGAAGCTGCTCAACGACAGCATTGACGGAATCCAGTCGGCGTTTGATGATCTGCAGAGTGCCATTACGGAATACAATGAATACGGTGAAATAACCATTGATACATTCCAGAAGCTGGCACAGAACGGCCTTCAGTACATGGCGATGCTTGACGAGCAAAACGGCGCGTATTACCTGAATACCGACGCTGTTGAGGCGATGATCGCTGCTGAGAAGGAGCAGCTTGCCGTTGAGACAGCGATGAATTACATCAAACAGGTCAAGACGGCTGCTGAAAGCGGCGATGCGGCTACGCTCGCCATCCTCACAGGAATCACCAATCAGTTCACCAACGCTACCTGGGGCGCGGTTGCCGCAGAGGCAGCTTTGTTGTCCACGATGGGACTGACGCCTGACCAGCTTGGCGCTGTGTTTAGCAACATTGCAAAATTCCAGAATATCTCCAGGGCAACGGGCGGACATATCACGCGGTATAAGCGTGCGTCGTCTGATGTGGCAAAGTCTTCGTCCAGCACTGCCGATCATTTCAAGGATCAGCAGGATGCGATGGAGGATATCATTGGCTTAGTCCAAGAACTTATCAAGTATGAGACAAAGCAGAAGATCCAGGCGATTGAGGATGAGATAGCTGCATACCAGGAGATCATCAATCTCAAGAAAGAATCCCTCCGTAGCAGCAAGGATGAGGACGATTACCAGAAGAATATTGCCAAGAAGACCAAGGAGATCGCACGCGTCCAGGCGAAGATCGATCAGCTGTCTCTGGACAACAGCCGTGAGGCTCGCGCAGAGCGCAACAAGCTGATTGAAGAACTGAACCAGATGCAGGAGGAACTTGGCGAGATTCAGGTGGATCATTCCATTGACGCACAGGAGGACGCGCTGGACAAGCTGGCCAAGGAGTACGACGAGAGCCGTCAGGGCGAGATCAAGTCCTTGGAGGACAGTATTTCTTCCACTGAAAAATTGTATCAGCTTGCAATTCAGCGCATTGACACCCAGTGGGACACGCTGTTCCAGGACATTATTAAATGGAACTATGATGCCGGCACCCGTATAGAGGAGGACATCGTAAAGGCGTGGGAGCTTGCAACCCAGGCGGTTCAGGATTATGGCTCATGGGTTGATGCATACTCCAATGTTACACTGAACGTCAATACTTCCAGTGGTGGTTCTGGCGGCAGTTATGACAGCGGGTATGACGACTGGGATTACGGCGGGATTGATATAAGCGACTTCGGCGATAGCGAGGATGATTTCTCAAAGCAGCTTGAAGCCGAACTTGAAAAGCTGAAGAAACAGCAAGAGGAGGCAGAAGCTGCCAAGAAGCTTGCCGAAGAAGCTAAGAAAGTTGAAGACGCGAAGCAAAAAGCAGCCGATGCCGAAGCAGAGCTCAAGAAAGCACAAGATGCAAAGGAGAAGGCAGAAGCCGAGCGGAAAGCAGCCGAGGCTGCCGCAGATCAAAGAGCTGCCGAGGAAGCTCGGAAGAAAGCTGAAGAAGAACAGAAGGCTGCAGATGAAGCGCGTAAGCGTGCGGAAGCCGCAGCTGCTGTTCAGCGGGCGGCTGAAGAAGCGCAGAGAAAAGCAGAACAGGAAGCTGCTGACGCTGCCGCCAGAAAAGCCGCCGAGGAAGCAGAGCGTAAACGTAAAGAAGAAGAAGCAGCGCAGGCAGCAGCCAAGCAAAACCAGGCGTCATCACAGACCGTTCAACCGCAGGCTGAGGAGCAGGTGAATGCTGTGACCATCAAGAGCGGCCATTATTATATGTATGCTACCAACAAGAATAGGAAAGCCGAGAATCGTTTGAAGAGCGGTGGCAAAGAAGTCAAGGCTTATGCCGGCGATTACTACGAGATCATCGGAGAGGATGGCAAATGGTATAAGGTTAAGCTTGACAGCAGCATAAATGGCGGTGTTGGCTATATTGGCAAATATGATGTCAGCAGTGGAAAGGCTTTGACCAAGACGTCCATGGTTGCACGCAGTCTTATCAAGAAGTACCATACTGGTGGTGTCGTTGGCGATGATGATTTTGGTGATGATGAGGTTCTTGCTGTCCTCCAGAAGGGCGAACTTGTCCTGACGAAGAAAATGAAACAGGGCGTGTACCAGATCGTGGACTTCGCCAAAGAACTGTCCAAGCGCCTTGGCGTTGCGATTGGTTCTGTCAGCTCTGTGCCGCGATTCAGCACATCCCTGCCGGAACTGGCTGCCGCTACCGGTGGTGTGAGCGGAAATCAGATCATATTCAACCCTGCCATCAGTGTTTCAATTGAAGGTGCTGGAAGTCTGGATGCTCAGACGGCCAATATGTACGGCCAGCAGATTGCTGACGTGGCTATTGACAGGATGTACAACACATTCCAGCAGCGTGGACTTGGAGGAATATTTGGAACAAAACTGAAGAAATGAAAACTGCCCGCGTGAAATATCGCGGGCAGATTATAAAGAAGGAGGTGAGCGTCTAAATTGGTTGTAGAGTTTTCAAAATTGAATTTGAGCGAACGCCCATTGCTGACAGTGACAAATGCCAGTGGCGTTACGCTTGGCGTTATCGCGTGTCCAACTGACCTGACCTTTGGTCTGAAATACAATGAGACTTCAACGATGAATTTCACGGTCCCGTACATGATCGACGGAGAAGTTGTACCAATTTATGAAAAACTTGCCAGTCGCCAGGTCATATCATTTCCAGGCATTGGGCAGTTCATCATTGTGAATCCTTCAGAGGTTGACGACGGCATCCAGCGATACATGAACTGCGAAGCGTATTCACTTGAGTATGAATTCACCTACAAGAAAATCACAATCCAGAATGGGACTTATAAGTTCTGGGATGAAACTTCGCCGGATGAGACCGTGCTTGGAATGATCATGGAACTGATGCCGTCGTGGTCGGTACGCACCGTTCCGAGCTCTATAGCGAATAAGTACCGCACCTTCGAAATTGAGAATGAGAATCTGTACAACTTTATGAAGGGCACTCTCCAGCTTACCTACGAGTGCATTTTTGAGTTTGACACAGTGAATCGGACGGTGAGCGTGCGCGATACACAGGGATCCCCGGTGAGCAAGCCTGTGTTCCTGTCTAACAAGAACCTGGTCAGTGAACTGGAGATTTCTGAAAACACCGAAGACATTGTTACCAGGCTGGATGTGAACGGCGCTGAGGGCGTGGACATTCGCGACGTTAATCCGACCGGTACAAACAGGATGATTGACCTCAGCCATTATATGACGGAGGATAATTTTACGCCTGAGCTGATTGCAAAATACAACGTGTGGAAGCAACATTGCGAGGACGTGAGTGAGGAGTATTTCAACCTGTCTGTGCAGTATGCGCTGAAAGTGTCTCAGCTGACGACTGAACAGGCGAAGCTGGCTGATTACAAGGAAATCCTTGACACCTATACTACGCTTCAGGGCGTGTCGGCACAGGCTGCCGCGCAGAGCATTAAAGGCGCGAAAGAGGCGTTGGTGAAATACACAAATCTGGTCGCTGATGCCGCAGAAGAAATGGCGCGAAAGCAGACGGCTGTCGATGCCATTGACGCGGAGCGTGAACAGCTCTTTGCAAGAATCACGGAAATGGTGAATGATTGCAGGTTTGATACAATCTATGATTCTGAGACGGGGGAGAGCTCAGACCGCTTTACCGCTGAGGAATATAAAATGCTTGACCGCTATATCATTGACGGCGAGATTGAAGACAGCACGTTCGTGGTGGAAGAAGTTGAGTCGTATGACAGCCAGGATCAGAGCGCAAATTTTGATTCCCTCGTAATTGGTATCACTGGAGCAGAGGTTACGGCGTACGCGGAAGACCTGTATATGATCAGAGGCGGCAAAATGACGATGGTCGCTGACGGTTCATATGCGGACATTGTTACAGCAGTCATTGACTGGAAGGATGACGATACGTTTATTGCAACCGCGCATTTGAGCAAGGGCAAGATCGCCGGCTCAACTATTGATGAGGGCTGCATTACTTTCACAGGCCACGGTTCAGCCATATCATCGACTGAGACAACGGTGGACATGACCGTGACGGATGCGTACAGGTACTTCACATATACGCCCAGCGAATTCCAGCGCAGGAGTGTTGCGTGGGAGCTGTACAACTACGGCAAGGACGTCCTTTCCAAGCTGTGCAGGCCGAGCTATACGTTCAACGTAAGTAGCGCAAATTTCCTGGCGCTTGAGGACTTTGTTTCATTTAAGAATAAGTTGGAATTGGGGCAGGGGGTCTACCTCGATACAGCCATGGACGGAGTGCTGGAACCGATCTGCATTGGTGTTTCGTTTGAATGGTTCAAACCTGCTTCGTTGCAGCTTGAGTTCAGCGACAGCTATGTGAGCGGTGACAAGACGTTCCGGCTTGTGGATCTGCTCGAGAAGAGCATCACGATGGGCAAGACCGTGGACAGTTCGAAGTACGCATACTCTGCGTTCATTGACAGTGGTGCGAGCTCAAACCTGCGCAGTCTGCAAGAATCAGCACTTGACGTTTCCAAGAATGCCATCATGTCCTCAAGTGGGCAGACGATCACTTGGGATGGATCGGGCATGAGGTTCAGAAAACGGACGGGTAGTGTGACGGTGCAGTACGACTCTGGCAACACGGATAAAACCCCGGAGGAAATAGCGGCTGATGCTGCCTACGCTGATCAGTACGTCGGGGATATTGCCGGCGGCACAGTCGGCGATGACTCTGAGTACGACAACGAACAGATCTGGATAAACAACAACAGCATCGTCATGACAGCGGATGGCTGGCAGACGGCTGAGATGGCCATCGGCAAATTCTACGATTCAACGCTCGGTGAGTGCTGGGGTATTGCGGCACCTAAGATCGTCGGCACATTAATCGCCGGCAGCTCGCTCATCATCCAGAGTGAAAAGAAGGATGGTGGGATCGCTGAGTTTATCGTTGATGAGGATGGGTGCAGGCTATACAATAGCTTTATGACGATCGCAAATAGTACACGCGAAATCTTGTTGAACCCTGATATTGGCATTGCCATTGGCACGCCGGGGATTTACACCGTCGACGAAGAGACGGGTGATATGGTCTTTGACACAGACCACGCAAATTTCTGGGTTGACGAAGACGGAAACGTGTATTTGCGGGGTGCTATTACGGCGACGGCATTGACGATTGTTGGGAGCGATTCCTCTGAGACGTCGATGGATGACTATCTGTCGAATGCTCTCAGTAATTATGACGACGGGAACAGCGTTAATGAGGCATTGGCACAACTGCAAAACATCCTGAACTCTGCGGGTGGTGACATTGATCAGATCAGCGGTTTGATCAACGAGCTGAACAATGAATTGCAGGCGACGTCCAGTCAGGCGACACATATTTTCTATGGGAACGACGATAAATCGACGGCGAACGTCGGAGATATCTGGTATGATACCGCGAATGGGTATGTTTACAGGTTCGTGGATTACTGGACGGAGCTACACAATCAGAACACAAAAGACTGGTTTGACGCCATAGCCAACGAGGATGCGATTGCTGACGAGAAGATAGCAGTTGTGCGCGGTGAAAATGAGCCGTCCAGTAAATCCGTAGGTGATATTTGGGACGACGGCGAAGCTACCACCCCTAAAGTGTGGGACGGTCAGAGCTGGTCAGATTCGGTAGACAGGTGCTTCGAGGAATTCATTGCTGCGATGACGGACTATTCTTCTGACATCATAAAGATGTACATAGATAAAACAAGTCCGGATGATGCTGAAGATGGCGACGTTTGGTATGATACGTCTGCAAAAGTCTTGAAGGTTATCAGTTCTCCGTATGCTTTGATAGAAAACAAGGCTCTTGCGCTTATACTGAAATACGTTGATAGAGATATGTTTGAACAAAACGGTGTTTCAACGCGGCGGTTTTACGTTATGCCAACAAGACCTTCAAGCTATTTGGGTTCGATTTGGATTGATCCAGAAGATGTGGGATCGCTGTCAAGGGTTGTAACTTTTAGCAGAGCAAGATATTGGGACTCCATAGATGAGGAGTATAAATACTATAATCCAGCATGGAGGGGTATACTATCAGCAAGTGATGAGTTGGCAAATGCATACAGGAGTATGACTGTAGAGGAAAGAACCGAAGTGGATGAGTCTGTCAGTGATCTTGTTACGCTGTTTGGCTCTGGTATGAATATCGTTTATTACGTGAATAATATTAACTCCGATGAGAGTGATAGTATTCCTGACGGCAGTATTGTGTGCGAGTGGAGCAATATTGGTGAGGATCGCATATATCGAAAACTCAGTAAATGGCAGGAAAACTCCGATGAAGGCGTGGCGAATACAGCAAATGTCATCCGTGCGAACATGGATACGTCAAGAGGGTATGTAAATGTTTATCCCAGATCTCAGCAACCGTCTTCTGCGAGCAATGGAGACGTCGTGTACGATACAGGCGATGATAGCTTGTATATTTGGATCAATGGCGAGTTTGTAAAGCAGTATGGCAGGGTGGCAGACGATCTGTCTTACATCAGAAATGTCATCACGGAAACTGGCGCGACGGTGTATTACTGCGATTCCGACCCGAAACAGGGCAATACTCTGGTCATAGGGGATATTTGGTACAATATAAGCAATAAACGCGTGAAAAGATATGACAGGGAGAACGATTGGCAGGATATCACATCATCAGTTCAGTCTGAGGCTATTGGAGCGGCAACGCAGGCAAAGAGCGCGGCGGATAATGTTGCGAACGGAAGCAGCGGTATGTCGTTTACGATAGGCAATAACTCAAGCGCAATCGTGCAGATAAACAGCAATGTGGGCTTTAAGGCTGCGACGGATGACGGAGCATATTTCCAGGTCGGTCGAGTTGAGGTGCTTGACGAGTACCATACGACCACATATGAGTACCGAATGGGATTCTATGAATCCAACGGTGACCCACTGTTTTACTATAGCGATGGCAAGATGCGTTTTCCTGGTGAAGATCGTATCAGCCTTGGTTTGTTGGACGGCAATGGCTTGTCCGCAGGTGATAACACAGATGGGTGTGCCCCTGGGTGCGGATATTATATGGAAAATGGACATCGTGTATTTGTCGCTGTGAATGTAAAGTCTACATCACGGATCTCTGCGCCTGCAAGGGTTAATTCCGCGCCCATTCCGAGCGCGTATCGGCCACCCAGAAGGCGATATGCAACTGGGATATGTTCTGGAAATGGTGATTCTATCAGGGGGTACGTTGATACTTCGGGGTACATTTACATCACTTACTCGTCAAGTACGTTTGATTGGTGTGACCTGGTAATCGATTACGTTATATAGGAAGAGAAAGGGGCAAAATATGAAGCAATATCAAATCAACAAGGCGTATAAAACACTGCTGAAGCTGACGGATTTTAAATTGCCCGTCCGTGCCGCGCGTGACATTTACATGCTCGCCAGACAGCTTGAACCGTCATACAGCTTCGAGCTTCAGCAGGAGAGGAAGCTGGCGGAACAGCATGGTGCGCAGTACGACAAAAATGGTATGCCGTTGTTCGCAACCAAGGATGACGCAAAGGCTTTTCAGAGCGAACTGTCTGAAATGATAAATCTTGAGGTTGAGTTGGACTTCAAGCCCATTTCGATCAGTTGCGATATTTTCGGTGACCAGCTGATTACTGCGGCTGAGATTGCGTCCCTGGAGGGGTTTGTTGATTTTGAATAGCTGGATTGGGGGTGAAATATGTCGTTTAAAGCATATGAATTTATTTATGACGGAGTTTCCAGCTATAGTTATGATCTGATGCTGTATGATATTGGATCTACAACAAGCGGCGAGGCTAATCTCGCCGGTGCGGTTGGCATCGTAGAAGATATAATCGGTTCCAGGTGGAAGCCTTATTTTTATGGTATTCAGTTCAAAAACAAGTTATCATTCAATATGGTCTTTGGGCTGAAAAACGACAGGCTTGACATGCATAGTTATTTAAACAGGGTTGAGATACATGAAATTGCGACATGGCTTACCGGCCATACATGTTACAAGCCGTTGAGAATACTGCAGGATGACTTGATTGACGTGTGGTATAATTGTATGTTCACCAATCTTGAATTGATCGGGAGCGGCGGTGAACAATATGGATTTAAAGCGACCGTGACTTGTGACGGCCCGTATGCCTATCGGATTGAGCCCAATATCGTAAAGAACCTGCAGTCCACAAGCGCCTCAGAATTCAGCATAAACAATTTGAGCGCATTGCATGTTCCAGCATTTCCCAAGCTGATAATATCACAGAATACAGGGACGACATTATCGATTGAGAACATCACCTCTGGAAATATATTTGAAATTTCAAATATCCCCAATGGAGTAACTGATATTGTAGTTGACTGTGATAAGTGTGTTATTTCAGCAACAAACGGTGCCAACCTCTACCCAAACTGCAACTTGCAATGGGTGAAAATTGAGCCTGGGTATAATGAATTTTCAGCGCTTGGAGATTGCAGGCTCGAAGTAAACTATTCTTTCCCTGTCAATGTTGGCGCTTAAAAGCAGTGTAGGAGGAAATTGGTATGAATAGTCTTGTAGTTAATACACTGCCCGATATAGAAATGTATGGCGGGGATACAACACCCTGGGACGCGCCTTTGATCAAACCCAGCGGCGCTGACTATAAACTCAGCGACCTCAGCGGAATAGATGTTACGTTGTATATTGCGCCGTTTCATTCTGTGATAAGCGCTGATGGGGTAGTGCCGAGCGGTGCTGTAATTACAAAAACGGCAACTCTCGCATCGAAGGGAGCGCACTTTGCCGTCGCCCAATTTGAATTCTCGCAATCCGATACAATTTCTCTTCGCGGCAAGTACGTGTATCAAATAGAGGTAACCAATGGCCAGGACACAAGGATAAGTCAGGGGTACCTGTATATAAAGCCAAATCTTAGAATTATCAGTGGTGATTCTGCATGAGAACTATTCCGCTTTCTTTTAGTTTGGCTGATAGTTTGGACATTGCTGTTGTTGTGGATGAAACAATGATAAGCAATTCCATATTTGGAGATTTGAGCGTTGATGATCCTATGATATTAAGCTCAATAGATGGGATCAAGCTCTCATCCATGAATGGCGATGCCGGGCATGTGATGACAACAACGCGAGACAAAGATCGGTTGTATTTTCTTGGATCATATATAGCTTAAGGAGGTAGTATATGAGCAAATCTCAGTATTTGGGCTTGGAATTGACTGGGATGACTGAGCCCGATTCTTCGCAAACTTTTCTTAACTGGCGCACCAATATGAATGGCGAGGGCTCGAAATCCAATATGAACATCATTGATAAGGCTCTCATGGACATGAACTCACAGAAGGCAAATGCCACAGATGTCGTTTACAATTACAACAGAACAAATATACCTGTTGACGCAGACGCAGTTAGCGTAAACTCCATCTACTATATCCAGGTCAATGACGCAACAATCAATTTGCCTGACAGTGTGACGGGAAATAGTAAGGCCGGCTGGCTGATAACGGTTATTCGCTCGGCCAGTACTGCAATGCAATGCTTTGTGCCGCTCACGATAGTCGGCGTTGTTTACCAGCGCATTAAGCGTTCGTCAACCTGGGGAGCCTGGCAGACCTGTTCATTTGTGGATCGTGACAGCATCGGGACATTGCATACATCCAAACCTTACGACATGTCCGATATACGTCTTTACGCGTCCGCGCTGTACAGAGCAAACCAGTATATCCCGGCTGCGGAAAGCTTTAACAGCTCAAAATGGGATAAATTTGTTATCACGGACGAAATTCAGAACATCGAGCAGAACGCATATAACATGTCCAGTCTGTCTATGTTTACCAGGATTGGCGCGGTGGGTGACAGCTTTACGGCAGGTTACCTGTACAACAAGGAAACCGAAAGTCACCCGATCGAGCAGGATTATCCGCAGGACGGAGCTTACCCGCAGATCGGCTGGCCTGCTGTGATGTCGCGGCTTTACGGCATCAAGGTCACGCCGTTCGCCAAGCCAGGAGCGACAACCAAGAGTTATATCGACGACGTGCTACCGTCATTGCTGAAAAGTGGAGGTCAGCAGCTTTACATGCTTTGCCTCGGTCTCAATGATTACACCAAGGGACTTAGCAAGGGCGTCGAGGCTGATCTTGACGCAACAACGACGCCTGATACTTCGCTCGGTTATTACGGTTACATCATTCGCAGTATCAAAACAAAGTTCCCGAACGCGAAATTTGTGATTTGCAAATCGTTCTGGGTGTTGCGCGCTGGGAACCACGAAACGCAGCCCTATACCGTGACTAGCTATTACACCTATATTTCGGAACTGGCTGAGACGATCGGTTCACACTTTGACATCCCGGTGATTGAGACGCTGGGAGATCCGTTCTTCTGTGGCAAGCCCTATGTGGATGGGCTGCATGGTTTTCATCCGACCGCACCGCTTTACGCGGGTATGGCACGCAGACTGGGACAGCTGCTTGACAAGTGTATCATTGATAATCCGCAGTATTTTTACAACTTTAGCACCAACACTTCTGTTGGAGAACCTGTGCTGTATACTGATAATCAGAGCCTCACGGACGCACAGAAAACACAGGCGAGAAACAATATTGGGGCAGCCAACAATGATGTGGTTGAAGACAAGATCACAAGCATGAAAGCTGCGATACTTGATAGCATCGATAAGGTGTCCTGGTCTGATGAAGACAGAGCAAATCACATTGAGGCACTTGAGGAAGCGTTGTTCGGCGAGAAGCATCAGCTTATTGATAGCGAACAGGTCATTACCCAGGAGGCAGGCTATGACATTGAAGAACTGAATACAGGCAAATGCATGCTTTCTTATGAAGTTGAGACAGATGCGGATATTGCAGATGATGTGAACAGCATCAAGATACAATTCAGTACCATGAATTGGGAGGATAGTGTGGAAGTATACGAGCAGATCAAAGGTAAGGCTGCCTCTGGGCGAATCACCGGACTGCGCGTACCGCACGATAATACTTTTGTCTCTGTGCATGTATTTGGCAATTCGGTCGCGTCCTACCCGATCCGTATTAAGAAACTGACGCTGTATCATGAGGGCGAAAATTCCTAATAACGACATAGGCAAGTAACAGAGGGGCAGCGAATCAGTTGCCCCTCAACATAATGCCAAAGATGGAGGCATGCAAATGAGTAAATCAAGATACCTTGGCCTGACTCTTGTCGGAACGAGCGAGTCAGAAGCAAAGCAAACTTTTCTACATTGGCGCACTGACATGAATGGAGAAGGAGAAGCCTCCAACATGCAAAGAATCGACAAAGCATACGGTGAGATGAGCGCCAACATCACGAACATCAGATCTCATGTCGCCAATCAGGCAAACACTATCGGCGACATTGAGTCTCAGATGGAGCAGCAGAATGAGAAACTCAGCAAGGATATCGCTCTCAAGGGCGATAACCTCTGGTTTGACACTTCCACGAACCTTCTGTACCTGATGTCCGATGGCGAACCTGTCGGTGACGGCGTTGCCGTTGCTGCGAGTGGCGGCGGCGGTGGCGGTGGTGGATCCTCCAGCTCCTATACGCCGACGCTCACGAACAACATGGCTTCTCGAACCATCACCACATCAAATGACAGCCCTGTCTCTCTGGCGTTTACATATCGCTCTGTGGACGGCGAGGGCGAAGATGACGGTCCTGGCGTTGGTTCGGTGACGATCAACAACGTTACCAAGAAAACCTTCACTGTGCAGCAGGGCGAAAACACCGTCGACATCACCGATGTTCTGGGCGGCGGCACAAACAACGTTCGCATCAAGGTCGAGAATTCCGAGGGCGTTGCCAGAACCCTGGCATACACCGTTACGATCGTCTCTCTGAGCATGACCACCACCATGGACGAGATTGACGTCTACAATGGCGACGCGATGTTCAACTACACGGTGACCGGCGCTGGCGAAAAGACCGTTCACTTCGTTTTGGACGGCACCGAGATCGGCACTGAGGTCGTCACCAGCTCTGGCCGCAGCCGCATCTATGTGATCGGCGAGCAGAGCCATGGCGCTCACGTACTGGAATGCTATGCGACCGCTGTTGCTGAGGGCAATGAGGTCACAAGTAACAAGATCCGTCTGAGCATGATCTGGGTGGGCGAGAGCTCTGATCCGATCATCGCCTCGACGTTCAACACGCAGAATGTGGTTCAGGGCGACACGATCTCTATTTCCTATGAAGTGTATGATCCCGCTTCTGAGAGCGCAGAGGTCACCCTTTCCATCATCGACGAGAATGGCGATGTCTACAGCACGCAGACCGTGACACGCGACAGGACGGTGGGTGATCCGTGGAGCACGCAGAATTATCCCGCTGGCAACATCATCTTCCGCATCGGCTGCCGCGAAACTTACAAGGATTTCCCAGTGGCGGTTGAAGAGTATATCTTTCCGCTGGAGCCGATCTCCGACAGCCTGGTGCTGGAATTCACCGCCGAAGGCCGCAACAACAACGAAGCAAACCCCGGCACCTGGTCTTACAGCGACATTGAAGCTGAATTCAATGGCTTCACATGGGCGAACGCTGACGGCTGGATGCAGGACGAGGACAATGCGCCTGTTCTGCGCTTCCTGCCTGGCGACACGATGACGATTCCGTTCAAGCCCTTCGCGACGGATGCCCGTGAGACGGGTTATACCATCGAAGTTGAGATGGCCACACGCGATGTGCGCGACTATGAAAGCCTTGTTTTAACCTGCATGAATGGGGGTACGGGCTTCCAGATCGCCTCTCAGAGCGCCTCTCTGGCCTCTGAGCAGAGCTCTGTGTCCATGCTGTTCAAGGAGGACAGCCGGATCAACGTCACATTCGTGGTTGAGCAGAAGAACCTGAACCGCTTCATCTATATCTATATCAACGGCATCATGTGCGGCATCACTCAGTACGCCACCGCTGATAACTTCGCCCAGCCGAACCCGGTTGGAATTACCATCGGCGCGAACAGCTGCGGTCTGGATCTGTACCACATGCGCTTCTACAACAGGGGCCTGAATCGTGCGGAACAGCTGGACAACTTCATTGTGAGCCGTACCACCCTGGCCGAGCGTCAGAACGCGTATGTCAGGAACAGCATCATGAACGAATCCGACGAGGTGGATGTTACCAAACTGCCGTCCACTCTGCCGTACATGGTGATCTCCTGCCCTGAACTGCCGCAGTCCAAGGGCGACAAGAAGACCGGTGTTTCGATTTCGTTCACCGACCCGGCGAACAGTGCCAAGTCGTTCACCGCGACTGGCGCAGAAATCGACGTGCAGGGCACCAGCTCCGCCGTTTATCCTGTGAAGAACCTGAAGCTCAAATTCAAGGGCGGCTTTACCACCAACGGCCAGAGCTACAGCAAGTACGCACTGTTTAATGATTCGATCCCTGTCAGCACCTTCTGCATCAAGGTTGACTATGCCTCCTGCGAAGGCGCAAACAACGTGGAACTGGTCGAACTGTATGAGCGCGTATGCAAGGAACAGGGCATGCTGACTCCGCCTCAGGTGGAGAACGCGGCTGTGCGTCAGGGTATCTCCGGCCGGCCGATCGCGCTGTTCTGGCATGACACCGTGAACAACTCCACTGTTTTCGTTGGCAAGGCTAACTTCAATAACGACAAATCCACTGAAAACGTGTTTGGATTTGACCAGTATCCCAACGCGGAGAGCTGGGAATTCCGTAACAACACGACCAACCGCTGCCTGTTCAAGAGCAACGACTTTACCTCCATGGGCACTGATAAGGACGGCAAACCGATTCCGGCCTGGCAGAATGACCTGGAGGCGCGTTATCCCGAAGACAGCACGGACTACACGCGGCTGAAGAGGGTGTTCGACTTCGTCGTTGCCCACGACCGTGATACCGTTACCACAGAAGAAGAAAAGCAGGCCATGCTGGATGACTTCGAGGAGCACTTCGAGGAATACTTCGACAAAGACCTGACCCTGTTCTACTACCTGTTCACCGAGGTCTTCCTGATGGTTGACTCCCGTGCGAAAAACATGTTCCTTACCACCTTCGATGGAACTCACTGGATGCCGATTCCTTACGACATGGATACGGCATTGGGAATCAATAACGAAGGCGAACTGAGCTTTGAGTATGATCTGGAAGACACTGACAGCGTGAACGGCGAGCAGGTGTACAATGGTCAGAGCTCTGTCCTGTGGAACAACGTTCGCGACGCGTTCGACTATGAGATCGGTCAGATGTACAACACCCTGCGCAGTGGCCAGGTGTTCAAGTACGAAGTTGTGCAGAAGCTATTTGAGGATCATCAGTCTGTGTGGCCGGAGCGCCTGTGGAACGAGGACGCGTACACCAAGTATCTGATTCCGTATCTGGTCAATGGCCAGGATTACCTGGACATGCTTCAGGGTGACAAGAGCGCCCAGCGCGACTGGTGGCTGTATAACGCCTTCAAGTATCGCGATTCCAAGTACAAGACCGGCGACGCGAAGAAGAACTTCATAAACTTCCGCGCCTATACCGACGACAGTCATCCTATCAGCGAGGCGAATATTACGATCACGCCGTACAGCCATATTTATGCTGCGGTTGAGTATGCTTCGACCTACACGCCGACCAAGCGGCTGAAGCGCAATGAGTCATTCACGTTCGTGAACCCCATGGACAGAATGTGGGATACGGAAATCCATATTTATTCTGCTGACCGTCTGAGCGACGTTGGCGATTTGAGCGCCATGAACATCGGCTCCGCGGACTTCGGCGCTGCGACCAAGCTGCAGCGGCTGATCCTGGGTAAGGACAGCGCGAGCTATAGCAATACGCATCTGAACAGCCTGACAGTGGGTAGGAACGAGCTGCTGACGCTGGTGAACGTGTGCAACTGCTCTGCTCTGGCAACTTCACTGAATCTGAGCGGCTGTACGAGCATCGAGACCGTGCTGGCGAAGGGCTCCGCAATTACCGGTGTTGACCTGCCTGCCGGCGGTCATCTGAAGAAACTGCAGTTGCCGGGCACCATTACAAACCTGACCATCCGCGATCAGAAGAATCTGACGGATTATGAGGTGGCCGGGTATGACAACCTGAGCACGCTGCGTATTGAGAATACGCCGAACGTGCCGATTGAGACCGTCGTGAACAGCGCCAGCAAGCTGAACCGTGCCCGCTTGATCGGCGTGGAGTGGACTGCCACAAATGAGGCGGCATTGAAGGCCACCATTGACAGGCTGGAGACGTGCACCGGTATTGACGCCAACGGCAACAACACCGATCATTCTGTCGTGACAGGCCGCGTTAGTGTTGACACCATTTCTACCAGCCTGCTCGAACGGATTCAGGATTTGTTCCCGGATCTGGTCGTGGTTGTGAACGGCATTGCGCAGTATCTGGTGCGTTTTATGAATTATGACGGCACTGTGCTATACAAAGAAGTCATTGCTGCGGGCGGCAATGCCACTGACCCTGTCACTACTGGCAGTATCAGCACACCTGAGCGTCCGGATGAAAACGGTATGTCATTCCAGTATCTTGGCTGGAGCGAAATCCCGACAAACGTGCAGAGCAATAAGGTGGTGACCGCGAGGTACAGAACAATGTGCCGTGTGCGTTACCTTGACTGGGATAATACTGTGCTTTACAGCGTTTATGTCGCTGAGGGAGGCAGTACGAATTTCTCTGGTGCGCTTCCTACAAGAGAACAGGATGCGCAGTACACCTATGTGTTCAGCGGGTGGAGCGGCAGTCAGACCAATATTACTGAGAGCCGTGATATCGTAGCGCAGTACAGTACGACGCTCCGTAAATATACCATCACCTGGAAGAACAGTGATGGTACCACTCTGGAGACAGATAACGATGTACCGTATGGTACAACTCCCGAGTATAACGGTGCCGCGCCGGTACATCCGACAGAACCCCAGGATATGCAGTTTAATGGTTGGAATCCTGCTATTGCGACCGTTACGGGAGATATCACTTATACTGTGCAGTATCTGGATACTGGCTCTCAGTTCGTCAAGTATCTGAAACGCAACATGACAGCCTATACCAGCTCTACAGCAACTAAGATTGCCGACAATGCGTTCTATAAAGCTGCTGCTCTGGTCAGCGTGGACACTACTGCTACGAGTATCGGCGCAAATGCATTTAACGGTGCAACTGCATTGAAAACTGTTAACCTGCGCAGTACTGGGATCACTACCATTGCTGCGAGCGCTTTCAATGCCTGCACGACGCTAACTACCGTGGATATCGCTGGTATCGCGAGGCTTGCTTCTAACGCTTTCCACATTTGCAATAATCTGACAGCCTTGATCATCCGCGGAGACAGTGTCGCTACGCTGAGTGCCGTTGATGCACTGCCTACCACGCCGTTTACCACTGGCGATGGTGTGATTTATGTCCCTGGAAATCTTGTTGACGCGTACAAGGCTGCTACCAACTGGAGCACGTTCGCTGATCGCATTTATCCGATCGACGCCTACCCTGTTACTGACTTTTCTACGAACAGTGGAACCTAAGCTGGTTCAACGGCTGGATGCTGGCTTTGCTCTGTAGTTTCAGCAGGAGCTTCTCCGCCTTGCAAGCTAAAACACTGATAGCAGTAATTCCGGCACCTGCAGTATATATGGCAATGTTTCTGGCCTATGTGCCAAGTTTTGCAGTGATGGTCATAAACTATAATTCTGGCGGCCTTTGTGCCGCCAGAATACAATTTAACATACATCAAAATGTGTAACGGAGGCGAAAAAAGGAATGACAGACTTTGTGAATACCAGAGAAGAAATGGGCGAAGCTGCAGCTCTCGATGCGGTGGTCGCCCGAACTCTGGCAGAGATAAAAGAGGATGGCGTCGCAAGTATTGGGTCTTATGCGCTATATAATAACCTCAGTCTGAAAAGGGTAAACTTTCCGGAGCTGACTGATATGGGCTCAGACGCCATGGAGGGGTGCACGAACCTGGAGGTAGTTGATATCGGCAAGAAATGCACAATTGCTACGAAAGCTTTTAAGGGCAATTCGAGGCTGGCATCAATTATTTTGCGTGGGACGACAATGAGCACACTCAGCAAAACTGATGCGCTGACTGGCGTGCCTATCAAATGGGGTATGGGTGGCGTGTACGTCCCGGCTGCTCTGCTCAATACATATAAAGCCGGTTCAAACTGGAGTGTGTATGCGGACAATATTTTCCCGATTGAGGATTATCCAAGAGCGGATTATAGTACCATCACTGATACATGGGAGCAGATTTTTGCCGCAGAGACCGATGGTACATATACGGGAAAGTATCATGTTGGTGACACCAAAACCTTAACTATGGGAAATAAGGTGGTTTATATGCAGGTCGCCGCGATTGACGGAGACAATCTTGCTGATGGCTCTGGTAAGGCGAAAATAACATGGATCGCAAAGCATATTTACGATACACATGTAATATTGACGCCCCCATTTAACGATGATAAAAGTTGGGCTAATTCTACGATGCGTTCGTATTTGATCAGTGATGTATTCACAGCGATACCAGCTGTCGTCCAGAATAATATCAAAGAGGTTGTGAAGACTTATTACGACAACAATTCGTCAAGCACGAAAACATCAAATGATAGGATCTGGATTCCATCTTATCGTGAGGTTATGCTTGGGACTGATAGAGAAGACAGCGGCGTGCAGTATTCTGCGTTATTCCCGGATAAATCATCACGAATCAAATACGACGCTGCTTCAGGAACTGCCGGAATATGGTGGCTTCGCACTGAACATCCTGGTATCAGTTATTATGAACATGTGCTAAGCACTGGAGGCAGTGGCTATGAGAGCGTCGGAGCTGCACAGGGCGTTGTTTTCGGTTTCTGCACTTGATCTTCGGCTTAATTGATTCGCAAATACGATTGTGGAATTTTAAAAATCATGGAGGGTAATCAAGTATGATTATAGTTGAGTATTTTATGACCCGCAGGGACGGCGTTGAACTGTATCGTACCTATTCAAACGAAGGTTTTATGATTGAACGTGACGGCGAGCGTTACGAGGAAGCAATTGACCCGGCAGGCACGAATCGCGTCTACACCGAGACCGATGAGAAGATCGAAGGCTGGGAGCCGCCGGTCGAAGAGTCCGGTGAGGAGCAGGAAGAGGATCCTGCTGAAGAACCCGTAGAAGTGTCTGCGGAATAAGAATCAGTTTCTGGCGGCTGTCCGTTTTGGATAGCCGCCATTTTTGAACTAGGAGGGATGAAGATGGCAGAAAGAATGCCGATCGGTCTGTTTGTTTCGGAGCTGAAGGCCGCTCTGGATCGCAAGGATGGATATATTATGTGTGCGCTGGGTCAAAATCCGAAGAAACTGAATTCCTGGTATTTTGACCAGTACAAGGAATCACCGTATACGAAGAAGCAGTATCAGCAAGCTATTTACTGGCGGGATCATGCTGCCAGAGTATGGGACTGTAACGGCCTAAGTGAGGGTTTGTATAAGGATTACACTGGCGTTGACATCAATACGAAAGCCAGATATAATTACGCCAACTGGTGTGACCCCAAGGGCAAGGGTATGATCCCGGTGGAGTACCGCGTACCCGGCGCTGCTATTTTCTGGAGCGACAGCGGCGCGTCAAGCATCCATCACGTCGCGTATTTGTACGAGCCGGTTGACAAGAACAACCCTGGCGGCGATTGGTACATCATCGAGGCGAGGGGCGTTATGTACGGCGTCGTAAAGACGAAGCTGTTTGCCAGAAAGCCGACACACTGGGGGCTTATGACCCGGTACTTCAATTACGACGATGCCAGTAGAGCCATTCACGCGACTGACTATCACCTTGGTGATCGCGTGCTGAAAAATGGGTGTGACGGCGCTGACGTGAAGGAAATGCAGAACAATCTGATCATACTTGGGTATGATTGTGGTAAGTACGGCGCGGACGGAGACTTCGGTGATTCAACTGAGATCGCAGTCAAGGCTTTCCAGAAAGACAATAAACTGTCCGTGGATGGCGAGTTCGGCCCGAAGTCATTGGCGGCAATGATGCAGCTGCTGACCACGGAATTCCGAACGGTTGTTGAAAATCCGAAGATCGTGCGTATTGTCGGCGGCCAGTGCTACGTCAGATCGGAACCCAGTACAGCAGGCAAGGTGTATGGTGTGGCGAAGGAAAACTCTGAATTTGAATATAAGGGGCAGATGTCCGAGGGCGGATGGCTGAAAATTACCTACGAAGATGGGGAAGCCTGGGTCAGCGGAAAATACGGTAAGCTGATCAGCTGACCCCTTATAGGAGATGATGAGGTGTGACTACTGGATCAATATGGGAACAGCTTGCCGGGCTACATATTGGTACCGTGCTTTCGTGGATTGCCGTGATTGGCGCAATCATTGGCACGATCAGCGGTGTTACGGTCAAGCTGTATAAGGTTTTTAACAAATACCAAAAGCTAAAAGACGACAACGAAAAACAGGTGAAGATGCTCAAGGAGCACGACGAGCTCATCAAGGACGTGAAAAAATCCCTCACAGAGATCAAAACGTCCTTAGACGAGCAGCGTGGTGTCAATCTGAAACAGGTCAGATATAACATTGTTCATACGTGTGAGGATGCGTTGGAAGCCGGGCACATAACGATTGGCAAGCTGAAATCTCTGGAGGAAATGTTCCAAGAATACACCGAGGTCTTTGACGGAAACGGGTACGTCAAGACGCTGATGAAGCGGGTCAGGGAGCTGCCGATCGTTGGGAAGCTGGATGAATAGTGAATGGTATGACGCCGGGCAGCACGCCCGGCTTTTTGTATTGGAGGCAAAGGGATGACGGCAAATGAAAAAAGGCAGGCAGTGATTGAAAAATTTCAAACCATTATAGGAATAAATAAATATAGCCACCCGCTTAGGGACTATTGTTTCAATCCCTACACGGATGGCAAAACTTATTCTGACAGTTCGTCCAGCATAGCTTATTCATATGCTGCAGCAGGACTTGGCTTCGGGGATATGGACGAGGTTGGCATGTATCAAACGGACAAGTTCGTTGACGTGGATGTGATTATCAGAAGCGGTGTGATCCGGAATCCAGAAGTGCTGAGAGTGGGGGATATCCTATTCTTCGCTGGGACGGACGATTCCAGACGTTATGTAAACTTTTGCAACAACGTTGAAATGATCTATCACATTGATGACGAAATACTGATTTGCGGACACAGCTCCGGCCTACCGTCGCTCAAGGAACTGAACAAGTACTGCAAGTCCAGATACCACCGCAGAACGGCGACGGCGCTCGGAAATTGCGGACTGATCAAGGTGCGAAGGTTTATCCAGGACGATGCCATTGACCTGTCCAATGTCTCTACGGAAGACCTAAGGAACGAGCTAATGAGGCGTGGAGAACTGAACATAAGCGAAGAACGGGGTGGTGACAACGGCGAGAATAATTGATGTGTCGAGGCATGACAAGACCATTGACTGGGATAAAGCCAGGAAGGAACTGGACTTTGTCATCATCAGATCCAGCGTCGGGTTGAAGACCGACCCGCAGTTCGTACGAAACGCGCTTCTCTGTGGGATCCCGTTCGGCGTATATCATTACGTTGAAGCTGGGACGGCGGAAGCCGCTGAGAAGGAAGCAGAATACTTCTATCACGCGGCGCGAGGGTTTTCCGACGAAAAAACCGTGTACGCCAAGAATAAAAAGCCGGCGATGGTTGCCAAAGAGGGAGATATTTCTCCGCTGTTCTGGGCGGTTGACATCGAAGCTGACGCGCAAACCCGCGAAACCACAGAGACTGTGACGCGTGCCTTCCTGGAAAAACTTCGCTCGTTTGGAGTGAGGAAGATTGGTCTGTATGCCAACACGCGCAGGAAGTACATGAGCGACGAACTCGTGGCTTCGTTCGATTGGACGTGGGTGCCGCGATACGGCCCGGATGATGGTGAAGCCCACCCGGATGAATTTCCGCCTAAATACCCTTGTGATATCTGGCAGTATACTACGGTCGGTGCAATCGACGGTATTGACCATGATGTTGATCTGAATATGCTTTACGGCGAAAAACCTCTGGAGTATTTCACTATGCGATCAGCTGTGAAAATTACCGGTGGATCTGTTAACGTAAGAGAATTCGCTGGGACGAGCAGCAAGATTGTTGGGGTTGCACATGCCGGCGATATTTTGGAGCGAGTGGGCTTGGATGGATGGGTGCCGGTGGTGTGGAACGGCAGGATGTGCTGGGTTTCCTGGAAACATGCTGAGAGCGTGGACTAAACGAGAACAGAGACAACCATCTATGCAAAAACCGTTGACGATCTGAGTGTTTTTTGAGTATAATAACCTTAGCTTATGATACCAGAGCTCGTTCAGGGAGTGAAAGTGGAGGCTCTGAATGGGGTTAGCGCTTAGCCGTTGCCTGAATAGGGTCGCCGAAAAAGAAAAGCGTATATATGCACTGAGCAAGCGAAATTCATGAAAATGGCATTCTACTTAACATTAAATTCGCCATTGACATTTCGCATGCATTGGAGTATAATAGTCTTGTCGGAAGAGATTCCGATAGCGGTGCGCCACTACCATATAAGTGTGGACTCAAAAAAGCGGTGCGTCCCAACCATGATAGGGAACCGAAAAAAAGCGGTGCTCCCCAACCAATAATCGGGGATTAAAAACAGGAGGCGTTATCGCCTCCATTTTTTACAGGAGAGTATTGCATGGATTTCTTCTACGTAAGCGATGAGTATATAACATTTTTGAAGCAATTTGATTCGACTGTGCCGAACAATTATGGTGGATCAAGACCATATATTGGCATTGTCATTGAAATTGATGAAATAAAATATTATGCTCCTCTCACATCTCCGAAACCAAAGCACTGCAAAATGAAAAATGATAAAGACTTTAGACGAATCGACGGTGGAAAGCTTGGTGCCATCAATTTCAACAATATGATACCAGTTCCGGACACGGCTATAATACCGATTATAATTAACGACGTGTCCGACGAGCAATATAAAAGATTGCTACAAAACCAATATGCATTTATCCAGAAGGATAAGGATGCAATTAAGCGAACTGCTACAAATCTAAGAAGTCTCATTTTATCCTCTCCTGACGAACTGACGTCGCATGAAGAAGAAATAAAAAAGCGATCATGTAATCTGCCTGAGTTAGAAAGAGCTATGGAGGAATACATTTCTTCGAGTAAAAAGAATAGGGAGCCGCCTACAATTATGTAGATGACTCCCTAATTTTTTAGCGAAGTGCCACAATTGAACACGCCGCAACGAGCCGTGTATTCAATTCTGGTACCTCTGCTGGATAATAATTATGCATGCTGTGAAAAACGAATTTTGCTACCTTGTTTTTCGTTATCAACACAAGATGTGGTGGGTTAGGACTCCTGATTGGTGCTATATATTGCGATATGAAGGTCTGCAAAACCTTCATTCTCCGGTCCGAATCCGGATGGCACCTCCAAACTTTGGGAGTTCTGTTGAAGCGGGGCTCCCTTTTTTTGTGCAATCAGCCGATGACGCTTCGCATCGCATCGAGCTCATTTCCGTATAAATGGATGTATGTGTTGTATGTTATTGCAACATCTGCGTGTCCCAGCAGTTTTGACAAAATCTTAACATCACATCCGCGCTCGTAGCAGTTGGTGGCGAAGGTATGTCTGAATGCGTGGAGACCTTTGTAATTTATAACCAAATGTTTACAAAGTGCCTTGACGTGGAACTCCACTGAGGAATAGCTGTATGGCATGGACGGGTCATCCTTTTTGGCAAAGATGTAACCAATCGTTCCTTTGATCTCCGCCAACTTCTTCAACACTGTCAGGGCGTTTTCGCTCAACGGGATCATCCGCTTGCTGGTTTTGCTCTTGGGTGTTTCCTGGACGTACGTCACAGTTTTGGTTGACATGCGGATGAGGGTGCGTCTGATCCGGACGGCTTTCCGGTTCCAGAGGACGTCCTCCCACTTGAGCGCCAATGCTTCGCCGATCCTAAGGCCGGCTTCGAGCATGAGCACGACAACGCCATACTGCTCCTTTTCCAATGTCATGCATTTCTGCAGCAGCATCTTCTGTTCGAACTCCGTGTACGTTTCGATTTCCTTCTTTGGCTTCGCAATCGATTCTTCGATAGGCAGCTTTACGCCGAGGTATACCGGCGTGGGAACCTGCCCCTGGCTCAGGGCGTGCTTCCAGTATGCGGTCAGAAGGTTGAACTGCTTTTTGACCGTGGACATCGAATACGAATCTTCCACGAGGCGAACAAGGTAGACCTGCATTTCATAGCAGCCGATGTCACAGACGTTCATTTCGGCGATGGCGTACTTGCACATCAGGTTGTAGGCGATCATCAGCCTGTCGAAGCTGAGAACCTTGACCGATTTTTTCTTGTACACATCGAGCCATTCTCTGACAGCGGTCTTTAATTGTCTTTCTTCCATTAATGCCTCCTTCCGATAAAGAAAGACAAGGTAGCACCTTAATTATAGCACTACCTTGCCTAATGGTCAAATCTAATCAAAGAATTATACCTGGGAATTCTTGAGGTGCTGCAGACTTTTATACCCACGACAAAATGGCCTCATTGTCTCTCGCTACATTCGGATTCTCCAAATTTTCTCTGGCCATTCTTGCGTAATCCTCAATGAGGCTGCTAGTTCTCGCTGTGCTGTCCGATGTTAAGTTTAGGGCGCTGGCAATATTCGAAATACTAGACCTTGTATCATACGTGACACCCGGCTCAATGGATGCATCGGTGAGCCAATTTGGTGAAATATAAGCTTCTGTGATGTTGGTATACCAACTTGGTGTGAATAATCTTGCCTCGCCACGTTCCAATGCAATTGCGTTTGCATCAATCCCGCTTCCTCTGAGGCACTTATCAACGATAGCAAGATCGCATGTATTGTGGACCCTCACGTTGCGAGTGTCGACCATGTCGGTGTTGATAAGATATACACAGCTGCCGTTGTACAGCCTGTATAGTGTGTGACCAAGGCGTACGGTTCGACATGCTACAGGCTTACCCGGGCCGTACATCGTTCTCATGTGCTTTAATACAGTGACTGTCAATCTACTGAATTTCGCATTCCCGGAAACGTATATGGCAATTATGTAACCTGGCGAGTATTCGCATTTTTTTACCGCCCGTTTCAGCACATTGTTACTTAGATAGAGCAAACCCATCACCATCTTTCTTTAGCTGACCGGTTCCGCGCAGCCATTCTGCGATGCGAATGTATTCCCTGTCCACAAGCTGTTCGTCGTTGACGGCGTCCTCGACGACAGCCCTGTCTTTAATCTTCGGATACCTTTGGGTGAGCGACTCAATGAACTTGTTCAAATCTCTATACGCATCTTGCCCAGCAAATGTTATGCTGCTGCTCTCGAGTGTTATATTTTTGCGCTCATGACAGTGGATACAGACATACGGTTCAACCATGCTGTACCTGAGGACGTACTTGTACTGTGAGATCTTTTCGATGTTTGTCGGCAGATACCAATCAAAATCCTTCCACTTATGCTCGCAAGCCTTCACGATTGAAATAGGTCTGGGAGGTTCCTGCACCGGCTTGTTGCCCCAAGGAAGCCATGTCATCAGCTCACCTCCAGCTCTTCGTCTGTGGGTCTGATGAAATCCTTGCAGTCGCGCATCAGATGGCTGAACCAGCGCGGTTCATTTGCGACAAGCTGCTCAACATCATACAGCATGACGTCGTCATACAGGTGGGTGACATCGCCGCGTACGTCGAACAGGTGCATGTCAAGAAGCTGGAAAGTGGGATCGGTCGTGATCGGCAGCCAGATCTGAAACAGAAAATGGCCGTCGACCGGCTCGTAAACGATGCTGCATTCATATCCGTCACCAAACTCCGTTTCCAGAATGTGGGCGAACCAGTAGCAGCAGCCGTGGAGAAACGTATCCTCTGAGCCGGCAAAATGGCTGATGAATTGTTCTATATCATTGACGGTAATCATATGATCCTCCAACGAAAAACCTTGCGGCACATGGCCGCAAGGCAATTGATTATTTGACTTTAGTGTCCGTGTAACCGAAGCTGTACACTGCAATTTTGTCCGGGATCTCAGTTACGGCGAGTTCTGTGGTGAAAACCGTGCATACCAGCTTCTCCAATATGGATTCTGCAGCCTCCCGGCTTTCCGCCCTGGCGATTCCGTTTTCCTCTCGGAGTACGGTGTTGTCAGCGCTTATTTCAAGGCGGTGCGTAACTTTCCAGTGGTAGAGCATTTCGGGCACGGGTATCACCTCAGATGTTTCTGGATACCATTGTAGCACAGAACCCACCTGGACGCGCGTAATAAAGCTATTAAGATTTACAGCCTGGGCTGATTACGCTTCGCCCTGCACAGAAGTTCCGGTGATAAGTTCGGAATGGGGGAGCGTTTGAATCCATTCACATAGCTCACGCCATTCAGGGAGACGGTGATTCCTGCGCTGGCGGTAGATGGTTTTGAGCTGTCGGTAGTTCGTGGTGATCCGCATGGTGTAGATGAACCCGGCCGGGTTCGAATACAAAACCCTGAGATAGCCCTCTTCTGTCGGGTTATCGTTGTATTCCTTGACCAGCTTCTTCATCCGGTTGATCATGACCGGGTCGACATATTGGCAATACGCCTTGTCAAGGTCAAATTTCGTGATGCGGTGCATTGTTGAGTTGCAGCTTATGATATCAAAGAAATGATATCTCTCGGCCTCCACCAGCGCCTTCGCTGTGAAGGACACGTCAAACGCCACCCGCACGCCGAGCAGCCAGTTGTCATGGCCTTCGCCAATTGCCGATCTGGCAAGTTTGGCGGCTGTGTCTGTCAACGTCCCGTCGGGGACGTCAGGGTTTATGCTCATCGGGAACTTGCTGGCGCGGATGGAATCCTCCAGGTCGTACACGCTTACGTTTCTAATATTTATAATAATGATCACCGCCTATGTATTATTGGACGCCGGTGCTGCCGAAGCCGCCGCGATCTTCATCGCCGGTGTGTTCAACTTCAGTCACCTTGACGTTTTTCATCTTCTTCATGATCCTGAACTGGCAGATGCGGTCGCCCCTGTTGATGACGGTGTCGCGCATTGCCAGGGCCGGGAACTTCCATATGTCGTTATCGCCGCTGTAGCTGTTGTCGATAACGCCGATAGAGTTGGTCTGAATGATGCCCCAGGTCTTGAATGTTGAACTTCTGGGCGCGATGTGGGCTTCGTAGCCATCAGGGAGCTTTACCGAAATTCCCAGGGAAATCAGCCTGAAATCAAATGCCTTCATTTCTACGGTTTCAGCGGCCCGAAGATCGATCCAGTCGGATTTTCCGTCTATAAAATCCAACTTTTGTATATCGGTGTGATATTTGACTTTGATCTCTTTCATGCCGTCTTCCACTCCTTGTGTCGGTCGTCCCAGCTGTATTCAGCGTCGTCCTCCATCTTGATGAGGTACATGGTGCCAAAGCGCCGGATGTTCTTGGGGTCGTTGTAGAAGCTCATGGCGTCAGGCTCGTTCCTGAACGTCTTGATGGTGTCCCTGACCGGACCGGAGTCGCGATCAAAACCCGTTTCCTGGTAAATTTGATATTTACGCTTCATATGCTTCTCCTGTGCGTATTGCTTTTCTGTAATAATGTGGTATAATGAGGACGAGGCGCACCTTTTGCCAGCACATCCGAAACAGCCCTTAACTCTCAACCCTGGGCTGACTCGTTTCGAGAAGGGTGGCGATAATATGGCGAAGGTCAAAAGAGTTACCGTGCGGAAACGCACTGGTAGGGTGATTGTCTCCGTAAAGATCGTTCATAAGTAACATCTGGAGACAGGTGCGCCTCGTTTATAATATTGCGGACAGGGATTTTCACCCTGCATGTATTCAGAGAACCAGTGGCTTCACGGGATCGAACCGTGCCTGAATTCCTCGACTGCCCTGTCTAGCGTCTACTGACACATTATGCTCCGTGGAACGTCGCTCCTGTGCCCGCTGCCGGCTGCCCCGGCTCGCGTTTATTCCGCCACCGCAGTATTATCAATCATGGATCACAAGGTTTTCCCACTTTTTATAGGCGTCCAGATAGGTCTCGCCCTTGTCGCCATTGTGGGTGATTTCGTAATACATCCCGTCAGGGATCGTTGTGCTTACCAGAGCCTTCCAGTTCTGGAGCGTCTTCGAGAACCACACGATATACACATCGTCCACGGTGATATGGACGTCATCCGTCTTATCAGCCCTGGCGTTGTAATAGCCTGTCACGATCTGCTTTGCACGCTCCATCATTGTTACATTGTTCAATGGGCTTCCCTCCATGATTAAAAAATGTCTGTGATCGTATCCACAATCTTGTCGCACACACCGTATTTCAGGCACATTTCGCTGTCCAGTTCCCAGTCGTTATTGCGCTTTTTGTTCAGCGTAGCGGATGGGATCTTGGTGTGCGAAATGATGTAGTTGCGCATTTTCTTGATCATGACCTTGTAGCTTTCAGCCTGGTCGATGACCTTCACGGCGTCGCCGCCAATCTGGTTAGAACCCTCGTGAATTGTGACAGTCGCAGAGGGCATCATGAGGCGCTTGTGGCCGGCCATGAAGATGAGCGCGGCTGCGGACCCGCACTGTCCCATGTTGATGGTAATCACGGGCGTCAGGGATTTCTGTATGATATCCGTGAACATCCACATGATGTCAGCAGATCCGCCGTAGTTGAAGAGGTAGATACGAATCGGCTTGCGTTCCTCGGGGGCGATGCTGGCGTCCTCGATATTCCACTGTATGATATACCGGGCATATTCCAGGACGTTTTCGTCAACCGCGAAGTCAATCCAGAAGCGCCTTTCTTTCAGGTTCTGATAGTAGGTCAGCAGACCGGGGTTCGGAATGGCCAGCGTTGACGGATCGGAAATGGATTCCATGATCTCCTGCAGCATTCCCTCAATGTAATTGTCCATATGTATCACCTCTCATTTATAGTTCGTCAGCCTTTTCTGATATTCGGCTTCTGTAGCTCTGTGTCAAGCTGCAAACCCTGCACCACGGCTCGTTACGGAACAGTTCGATTGCCGGCACAAACCCGGAATCCTGCGGATATTTCAGGTCGCATTGCTTGTCCTGACCGATGACCACCGCGAAGCTGCCCTTGCCAACTCTGGTAAGAACTGTGCGCAGTGCCGGTCGTGTGAAGTTCTGCGCCTCATCGACGATCAGCATGACATGGCGTTCGTCGTCGCCGATGTTGATGCCGCGGATATAGGAGTCGGTTTGCGCTGAAATACAGGCCGAACCGTCCTTTTGTGCCAGCACATAAGCGTCAGAGGTTATAACCCTGTCCGGGTCGTACCCGATTTTCAGCAGGGCTTGCCTCAGTGGGATCTGGAAAATTTGGTTTTTCTGTTCCAGATCGCCGGGCAAAAAACCCTGCTTGTGCTCGTATACGCCTGCGGCGCTCATGTACACAATGCCGTCGATAATGCCATGCTCAAACATCAGCATGCCGGTAGAGACGGCGACCAGCGTTTTACCGCTGCCTGCCCTTGCATTCGCGAACACAATATCGATATCTCTATCCCAAATTGCGTCCCTGAAAACGGTTTGTTCGTCGCTGAGTGTCAGGCCATAGAAGATGTGGCCGTTCAGGTTTTCCGGGATATCCGGTTTCTCAACGACTTTCGGTGCTTTCTTTGCTGCCATATGCCATCCTTTCAGAGCGGGGCGTGCAGTTTCAATCACGCGCATCCGGCGTCGGATTGCAGCCCAGTTTTTTGTGTTGCTGTCCCACGTTGTTCCGCGTTATCCGGCTATATTTTCTTCTCGGCTGTTAATGCTTGCCTACCCGCTCGGTATTATTCTCCGGTATTCTCGGTGGGTTCTTCACCGTTATCTTCGGTGTTTCCCTCGTCCTCAGGCTCGGGAGCAAAACCCTTATCGGTAAGAATGGCAATGATTTTGTCCGCGCAGTCAAAACACAGATCGGCTGCCGAGACGGTGTGCTCTTCGGCGGCAATGCCCTTGCCGCACGGGCGCGTGACCGCGCCGTTGGTATTGGTGATGTTGAGTTTGCGCACTGCGGTCTTGTCAGTAATTTCAAGGCCGCAGGCGTCACAGATGAGTTTGATCATGAATAATATGCTCCTCTCTCATTCTTTCTCACTCGCATCGCGACCAGCCGCAGGACTTGCAGACGTCGCAGCCGCCCTCATGGACGATCTCGTTCCCGCACTTTGGACACAGGTGCTTTTCGCCCTTTGCGGGCTTGACCGTATCTTCGTGAACATGCGGCTTGTGAGGATCGCAAACCTCAGGGGTTTCAGGCGATCCGATCTCAGACTGCATTTCCGTCCACATATCCATGAGCGCGTTACCAATGGCTACGGGGCAGCATGAACCCTTGGACGTGTCGTGCTTGGTGGCGGAGCGCACAGCGTAAGAGGGGCAGACGCCGCAGCTGTGAAGCTGGTCTACGATGGCGAATATATCGCACCCGGATCTGGCGGCGAGTGAAATCATCCGGCTGAGGCCGACCATGTAATTGTTGCAGCCGCCGGAGGATCCCTTGCTGAGATAGGTTTCCAGAAGGTCGCCGTTTTCCGGGTCAAAGAATGCAGTACAATGCAGAGATCCGCACCCCGTGGTGAGCTTGCGCTTCTTGCCGACCACATTATCGGACGATTCGATGACCGCGCCGCGAGGGAGTACGTCGATCTCATTGAGTTTTTCGCTCTTGGGAGTGGGTTCTGGAGCTGGATTTTCCTCTTTCTTCGTCTCGGTCGTCAGTATGCCGGCCCGGCGGCAACCGTTTCTGAAGACGGTGATGCCCTTCAGGCCATTTTCCCAGGCGTCGAAATAGATCTTTTCAACGTCTTCAACCGTCGCTTCGAACGGAAGGTTGACGGTAGAAGAAATTGAGGCGTCGATGTAGCGCTGCCATGCCGCCTGCATGAGCACGCGGTCGTGCGGAGCGATGTCCGCCGAGGTCACGAAGAAATCCGGAAGTTCAGAGTCGTCCTTGAGGTTGTGGGCTTCCATGTAGGTTTTTACAATGGGAGTGTAAACCTTGTACTCCTTCGCCTCTTCGTACAGGCTTTCAGTTTTACGGGTGTAGAAGTTGGCAAAGATGGGCTCCAGGCCACCCGACACGCCGATCATCGTTGACAGGGTGCCGGTGGGCGCGATCGTCAAGAGCTGGCTGTTTCTCAGGCCATACTCATGTATGTATTTTTTGTTGTCTTCGGAGATATTCAGGGAGTAGAACGGTGACTTCGCAAGTTTTTGCTCGTCGTACATGGGGAACGGGTCGTCCTGCGCTGCGAGATTTGCCGAAGCATATACAGCGGAATTGAGGATGGTGTCGGCAACCGAACGGCAAATATCAATGGATTCAGGGCTGCCATACCTCACGCCCATTTTGATGAGCATGTCGGCAACGCCCATGACGCCGAGGCCGATCTGTCTCCAGTCCCTCACGCTGTCGCGCTGCTCCTGCAGCGGGTGGAGGGGAAGACCCTCATCGAGTACGTCGTTCAGGGCTACAGTCGCGATGAATGCGGCCTCGCCGAGTTCTTCAAAGTCAAGGTTGCCGTTTGAGTCAACAAATTCGGCGAGATTCAAACTACCGAGCAGGCAGCTCCCGCCGGGCGGCAACGGTTCCTCTGCCAAAGAGGTATTTAGACTATATCTTCACCCTACGCACACATCTGTAGGGGGTTCGCACTCTTCAAATCGACCTGTATAGACCATAATTCATCGGACATCCATGCCGGTTGGCATTCATATCCGAGGTAAGCCTTATACAGCATTGAAGGGACGAGATAGGGGATGATCAAACTGAAGAAAATGTTGTAGCTCTCCTTCTTGATTCTGAGCCTTGTGAATTTCCCGCGCTTGACCAATGAGGTTTTGATGTCATAGTTTTCCAGAAGAGCATCCTGAATGGTCTTGATGTCGTCGTATGTATATCGGTCTGTGCAGAAATCAACGCGCCTGTCGGTGATTGTACCTTTACTCCGTCCGACCAGGCAGACGTAACCGTCTGACATGTACCAGTTTGCCAGACCGTACGGCGTGAGCCAGTCGAGCGCTTCCCGGGTGATTATTCTGTGGCGGTAATCATCATAGAAGTTGTTGTATATTTTGGTAAAATACGGATGGGCGAGTATTATGTATTCCCAGTTCTCCTGATGATTGCACCAGCCTGAATAATGCTCCGGCGTGTAAATGACTTTGGATTTAAAACCCGAGCAGCTTTCGATTTCCTCTGCGATATTATTGATGAAGTCCTGATGAATGCTCTTGATTCTGAATGCCCGCTTATGGACACCCTTGTCTATCATCCCGTCACCGAGTATTAGTCCTGTTAAGAACCCTCTTAACTCTGAACTGTTCATATGTTATAGCCCCCTATAACTGTTTTTTCGATTTGATTTTAGTCGTTGAACCTTCCTCATATTTCTGAGGCTTGGCTGCTGATTGCCTTTCGGTTTCCAGCAATTCGCGAACGATTGTTTTCATGAGATTGCTCTCAAGCCCTGCGCAAAAGTTCACAGGGATTTGTGCCAGCGTATTCAAAGTTCTCATATTCACTCAGCAGGTTCCAGCTGGAGATCATGTCCCAGAACAGCATTCCGGGTTCTCCCATGTCCCAGTTGTTCTCCGCGATGTGATGGAACAGCTGCCTTGCGTTTACGGTTTTGCGAATGGTTTCGCCGGTTTCGGAGCGCGTGAACCTGAGTTCAAACGGCTCATCGTTTTCCACGGCCTGCATGAATTCATCGGACATGCGGACGGAAATGTTGGCTTTGGTGACGCGATCGAGATCCTTCTTGATGTCCACGAATTCCTCGATGTCCGGGTGATCACAGCTCAGAGAGAGCATCAGCGCACCGCGCCGGCCATTCTGGGAAATCAGCCCGGTAACCATGGAATACAGATCCATGAACGACACCGCGCCGGAACTCGCCTTTGCCGCGTTTCTCACGACCGCGCCCCTGGGTGCCAGCTTTGACAGGTCAGTGCCGCATCCTCCGCCGTACGAATACGTGCGAGCCAGCTTCTTGGCGCAATCAAAGATGGATTCGAGGTTGTCCTCAGGAGGCGTGACGACATAGCAGTTACTATAGCTGATTTTCTTTCCTTCTTTTGTGAGTCCGCGGTTGGCGAGGATGCGCCCTCCAAACAGGAATTTCTTTTCCAGAATCAGGCGTTTGACCTGAGGGTCATTACCGCTCACTCTGGTCACCCATTCCAGAAAGCTTTCGCCATCATTGCGGTATTTCTGCTCCCAGATGTTTATGCCGATCTGATTATCAGCGCCGAGCCAATCCTGTACCGTCATTTCTCTGGCATCCAAGTTGTATTTCCCTCCTCCTGCTTCAGCAAATTCCTGACGATACCCATCAGCTTGCGCGTCAGATCGACGAGTGTACCGTCGTTGTCGATGGTGATGTCCGGGTTCATGGATTCAATGAGCGTCTCCGAGGAGTGCGCTCGCTGCTCCTCCGTCAGGCCGTTGTCATAGTTGTCGCGCACGAGTTTGATGTGTGTGACGTCATAGCCCTGCTTCTTCAAAAGTGTGATTTCGTTCGGGAATCTGCAGTCCGGAATCAGAACGAAATCCCATTTATCCGGGAAGAACTGCAGCATCTGGGCAATGAACCCCACCCAGTAATCCGGGTTTTGCGCCCGGATGGACTCCGTCCCGACGGTCTGGAGCAGTGAGCGCCCGTACTCGTCCTTACGTCCGTCCCAGCCGAACAGCTGCCTGCAGACGAACTTCAGAAGATCTGCGTTGTGGATGATGAGCACGCGCTTGCCATCACCCCATAGCATTTTGCGAATGATTTCAGCGGAAGTGTCTTTTCCGCTTTGAGCGGTACCTGAGATGCATATGATTTTCATGTCACTCGTCCGCCTTGGAAACCACTTCGCCCTTGCTGTTCTTGACAGTTAGGGACGGAATGCAGAACTGACGAATGCTTTCCAGCCGCTCTTCCGGAGTTTTCGTTTCGTCCTTGGTTTTGTCGTACACGATCTTGAGCGCCGCGTACATTCCCTGGGCAAGCCCGCTTTTGAATTGCTCCTCCAGCCTGAGCCGGAATGACATTTTGAGCTTGTCCTGGAACTCCTTATCGTTGTGTTTGGCCAATAGAACCACCTCTTAATTCATGTCAAATATGATTTTGTGCTTGCATTCCTTGGCAAGATTGTCGATCAGATTGTCAAAGCACTTGCAGCAGAACCGTGCCTTGATGAACTCTCCGTCGTGCGCGGAGCCGTATCCCACGTTGTAGATGAAACCGAACCCCTCCTGCTCATCCCAGAAATCCAGGTCGTTACCACAGAGAGAACACTTCGGAGCCGGGTGCTCCTCAGCCCAGGACATGATGGCCTTTTCAATTCGGTCGGGATACGCCTCAAGAACCTCAAGACACGGCTTATGTATGCCCTGAAACTGCCTGCCAACCGGGCAGTTTTCACAGTCATTATTCACTGACATGCACATGCGGTTGCGCTCGCGGACGACTTTCTTAAACTCTGCCATTTTTCTTAACCTCTCTTATCCTTTTTCGCAGATAGGTGTTCTCTTTCTCCAGCCTGAAGCATTTCCAGGTTATTGTGTTGTGCCACCATCTCCGGGTGCACCTTATGACCCTGGGAACCGTGCGGATTAGCAGGAATTCCACCAGGCCGATCACCAGCATCGCCAGCACCATGAGCAGGTTCGGAAGCGCACGAATGAGATCAAGCATTGCGTTAACCCCCCGATTCTTCGGACTGTTCGGTCTCAACGGGAACCGCGTCCCCTTCTTCGCTGTTGAGCTGATCGAGAGTGCTCCAGCCGCATATGCCATCCTCCTGCACGGTAAGGTGCTTCACCTTCATGCACTTGTCTGGCTGTACCGGAGTCGTTTTGAATTCCCACCATTCTGAGCCGTCGTATTCCTGGCGCTCAAGCCACCCGCCGTTGCACATTACCACCAGGTCTTTGGCAACTTCCTGCCAGCCAAAGCCCGGGTAATAATCCGTGGCCTCGATCAGTTCGAGGAAATTGTCGATGGGTATGTAGTAATCTTCGCCACCGACCCAGATGATGTCGTTCAGCGTGCGTTCGTGCTGCGCGAGCACAGCGACGAGCTCTGTTTTCATATTGATGTCGTGACAATTGCAGCTCATCTCTTGCCTCCTTCAGTAAACATGGCGTAGATCACAACGCCGATGAGGATCAGAATGAGAAGTGCAAGCGGAGCCCAGATAGGGGCCGTGACCCACCACCAGCTCCAGTCGATCACGCCGCACAGCTTCAGGATGATGAAAGCTGTGCCCAGAAGATTGGAAGTACTTATTGCGGCTGGCATGTTGTAGCTTCTGTCTTTCGTTTGAACCACTCCCTTATCATTCAAGCTCATCCATCAGGTCTTCATCGACCCGGATCAGCTTGTATTTTTCCAATGTGAAATATCCCTTTGAATCTCTGGAATATCTCAGACACCTGATTATGTCGCCCTTCTTGATCGGCTCCAGATTGAATGCCCTGTTGAAGACGGTAAACCGGCTCTCGATCCCGCTGCCGATGGACTGTGTGAGCACGTTGTAGCCGAACTGAGCGCCGTCGCGCTTCCGCTTCACCGGGTAGACGTCCTTGATGTAGAGCATCGATCGCTCGTCGTCATTCCCTGAGACATATCCGCTGTAGCCCATCGCTTCATTAAAATGCCTGACCTTGGTGACCACGCCGTAGTCGCTGAGGTTCAGAGATAAAACCTTGCGCTCGCAATCCCGGATGATTTGGGGTGTATCTGTGAGCGTGTAGTTCGCGGCGTCCTTGCCATCCTTCGTCTTTCCGGTGCTGTATTTCTGGACGATCGGCTCTATGTACGACCCGGCGATCCGCTCCTTCTTGATCTGCTTGGCGCCGCCCTGTTTGAACAGTTCCCAGAAAAAGACGATGTTCTCCAGTTCCCGCTGATTTCCAAACCCTGAGAAAAAGTCAATGTGAATAAGAATTTTCAGCTGGCGGGCGTCGAGGCCAACGACGTTGGTCATGTCCGTCAGCAGGTCAGAAAAGTACTCGTACTGGTGGTCACGCGACAGCTGATACAGCTTTCTGGCAACCTTATCGCCGATGAACTTGATGGATGAAAGTCCTTTGGCTATGGTCTTGCTGTCTGGATCACAGGAGTATTCGCTTTGCGAGATGGAGTACTTTGGAGGGGTCACCGATATGCCGTACTGTTTCGCCAGTATCGTGCCGTTCTTGATATCGTCATCGTTTGCGGCGTTATTCAGAAAGGCTGTGATGAATTGAACCGGATAGTAAAACCTGTAATAGGCGCAGAGATATCCGAGCAGGCAATACGCTATGCTGTGGTTGTAGCCAAACATATAAGAACTTGCGTCCTCGATGATCTGCAGGAACTCTCCGCATTCCTTTTCAGCGACTTCACGCGGCTTGTCGGACTTGGAGCAGTACCCGTCCAGAATCTTTGGTAAAGCTTCTTCAAGGATCTCTGGTTTTTTACGGGCTATGCCGCGGCGAACGGTGTCAGCGTAAGAACCGCTCAGACCGCAGACCTTTTGAAGAAACGCTATGATGTCCTCTTGGTACGTCAGATATCCAAGGTTGTCAGACAGCAATTCGTCGATCAATTCAGACGGATTGTGATGTTTTTTGTGCGCCAATAGCGCGTCCCTGTACGACGCTCCAGACGGACGAATGCATGCTGTAACAAGCGACATATCAAAGATGCTATTGGGTTGAAATTGTTTAAGACTTTTGAAGGCATATTCACCCTCGAACTGGAACACGGCTCCAGGATATTTGATCATATCCGACCAGACCTTTTCGTCGTCCCAGTTGATTTCATAGGTTCTTGGATACGGAACCCCGATCAGCTTGCACGTGTCGCGGATGACCTGAACCGTTTTCAAAACCAGAAAGTCATACTTTGCCGCGCCAACCTCGTGGAGCTCCTCCATGTCAATGACCAGGCAGCGCTCGCTGTCCTTGTCGAAAACGCCGTATTCCTCGTCGAGATCGATGGGGGAGATCACCATCCCGGCGGGGTGGACGGACTGAGAAACCTTCGTTCCCAGCAGGCCGTCAAAGTAGTAAAACAGTTCGGGGTACTTGCCCTTGGCAGCTTCCGGATTTGAGTTGTACTCGGTCTTGATCTTGTCGATCTTCTTCAACGCCCAAGGATTCTCGCTCTGCTCCGCATCCGGATGCGCGGCCTCCCACATAGACCTCAGAGCGCCGCCGGCGTCGTCGATGGTTCCCAGTTCGGCGATCGTGCCGAACGACGCCACACGCGCCGTGTGGTTCGTGCCGAACCTTTGCATGATGTATTGGAAAATTGCTGGACGGTCTGATTCAACCACGTCGATATCTATATCTCCAATTTCCGTCCTGTCCTCGTTCGCAAAGCGTGAGAACACGGTGTGCCATTGCTCGGGGTTCAGGTCGATGATGTCGGTGACGTAGGCCACTCTCGACCCGCCGACCGATCCTCTCGCGGTTCCGATCGCCATGCCGTGTTCCTTGCACCACGAGACGAGCTCGCTCATACTGAGCATAAACCCGCACATTTTCAGCTTGCTGAAAACGCGGAGTTCTTCAGAAATCGCTTCTCTGAAAGCATCCTCCTGATCTCTCGGTATGATGCCGTTTTCCAGCTTCTCGTCCAGCTTTTGCCAGGTCAGTTCAATGTACTTGCGTTCATCCGCTTCGGCAGAGCCGTAAAGGATGGGATATTTGATGCTGCGGTCGAGTTCAAAATCCTCAACCGTGTCCGCCATCCTGTTCGTGTTTTCGATCGCCTCAAGAAAAACCTCTTCCGGCAGCGCGGCCTGTCTGCGGAACATCTCCACGAATTCATTGTAGTTTTTCCAGGTCAGATCAAGGCTGTCCTCGTCGCCGTAATTCTTTTTCTTCCGGATCATCAGAATGCTCCTGCACTCGGCCTTGTACTTGGACGAGTTATGTGTGTCTGTCCCGGCGATCAACGGCTTCCCGATCTTATGCGACAGCGCGAAAAGCCGGCGGTTGAAATTCACCTGATCTTCGCAATTGTGCGCCTGAATCTCCAGGTAGTCATAGTGCTGAGCCAGTTCCATGTACCTTGGGTGGTCGTCCGGCAGCCTGTTCAGCGGCGAAGCCAGACACGCGCTGGTCTTGATGATGTTGTCAGATATGTTCAGGAACTCATCAAATGAGATCCTGTTCGTGTAGTAGAAGTGTTCTGGATTGCTTGACAGCCCGATGAGCCGGTTCAATTCGTGAACGCCATCGAGGTTTTTGGCAATCAGAACCGTGTGATAGTTATCCCTGACCTTCGGTTCAAGCTGCTCGGTGAGGTAGATTTCCACACCGTGCATGAATTTGATTCCATGCGCCTCGCAGTACAGCTTCTTGCTGACCCAGCCGAGCGGCTTGCCGTGTTCGGTGGAAGCGATGGCTTTCATGCCCTGCTCGGCGGCGAGGTCGACGTAATCCTCAAACTTTGAGCAGCTGTCCAGGAGCGAATAGTCAGAGTGAAGATGGTATACGGTGTAATTTCCAGATGGCATTCCCGACCTCCTTAACTGAGCCGTTCGCGCGATTCGTACAACCTTTCCCAGATCTCTCTGCCCTGATCCACAGGGCTGTCCTTTGGCAACAAGAGGCTGTCGCGGTTCTTGACCCATTCGACCCGTGCGTAAGACTGGAGTTTTTTGATGTTGTCATCCTTGAGAATGTTGATATCGGAATCCAGCGCGAAGACGATTCTCGTGCGATAGTAGCTGCATAGCTGAATGAGAAACCTGAACTGGAGAACGGACAGATGTGATGTGAGCAGAGCGCCTGTGTTTTGAAAACCCCATTCCTCCGCCTTCATGCAGCTCTTTGCGCCCTCAAACAGAATGAATTCCCCGGCCTTCAGGATCGCCTCGCGGTTGTCAGAATAGCCGTAGATGGTATCGAGAGTACCGATCTGCTGTTTATAGGTGTACTTTCGCAGCTTCTTTGCCTTGTAATCCGGGTCGCAGGTTCTGCCGCAGACCGAAATGATATTGCCGTAGTAATCCTTGATGGGGTAGACGATCCTGTCGTCGAAGGCATCGTATCGGACACCGTACTTCTTCAGCGTTTCCCAGCTGATGCCCTCATTGACCCAGAGCTGCAGTTTATCCTTTCGGAATTCATACTGCATCATCACGTCATCCGGAAGCGGTTTCGCAATCATTTCCGGAATTTTCTTGTGGCTGCCGCGATATTTCTTGGCAATGCGCGTGGCTTCAAGCCGCGTGACGACATGCCCGCTTTCGTCCTCGACGATGTGGGCGTAGCGCTTGAGAATGCGTACGGCCTTTCCAACGTCCACATTGTCGTGGAGCATCACAAACTCCACGATGTTCCCGCCCTTGGAGGTCGAGAAACAATACCAGTACTTTTTGTCCGGGTCTACGGAAAATGACGGCGTTTCATCCACCGAGAAACAGCTCCTGCCCCAGTACTCCCGGCCTCGCTGTTCGAGGTCAATGTACTGTGATATGTATTCGACGATGTCGATTGCGTCGATGATTTCCGATACGTCCATATGCCCTCCTTAGTAGGGCTCAAAGGGGCTGTGTTGCGTTGCCTCCTCGTACAGAATCTTGTCGCCTTGGAAGTTCACGTCTATGTACTCGCCCTCGTTCATTTGCGGTCCGTTGCGGTTGAATCGAACGAACAGCTTTTTGTTTCCGCAGACAGTCCCGTCTCGCTGAATCTCTTCTGGGGACTTGTCCTGAATCATGATGATTGTGCTCGCATTTCTGGCAATCTTGGCGCTGTCCGCGAGGCGGCCTGTTGAGGTGGCCTGCGCCGCGCCGATGCCGGCGATGTTGAGTTCACCACACAATTTGTTCTTGACCGTCAGTGTGTTCATCTGCTTTCACAGATGCCTGGACTATATCATCGCTGCTTTCAGCGCCGACCGCTTAGTCTCTGAACCTTCCCCTGTTCGGGGCTTGGCTGCTGATTGCCCATTGAATCGCGCTTAGGATTTGACCGTACGCTATCCCGTGAATTCTTTCCGCTTTCGCCGCCTTCGCGCTCACAACTTTCGCTGTCACGCTTTGGCTTCACGGGCTTTAGGGTTTTCCAGCAATTCGATCGGTTTTTCACGGCATTGCTACCGTGGGACTGGCCATCAATCCACGATTGAACCTAGGGAGGAGTACACGGCGTAGGCGTCCATATCGGACCCCGTGCCCTTGAAGTAATCGATGATCAGGACGTCAATGCCCTGCGTGTGAAAGACGCGCTTGACGTTTGTGTACATCGTGCTTTCATCGAAGATCGGCATGTACAGATGCGTAAAGCTCTGCTGTTTCAGCCATGCGATCGCCTCGCTGATTTTCGCGGCTTCCGCGTCGTCATATCTGCCGGATCGCAGACGTTGAAACTCGATTCCCGTCAGATGGGAAATCATACGACATGTGAAAAGCTTGCTGTTCAGTTCGCTGTCGATATAAAAAACCTTGCGGCCGGCGCGGAGAAGATCCACCGCGCAATTGAGCAGCATCATTGACTTGCCTTGCTTCTGTTCAGCACCGAAAATGATGAGCTCGCCGCGCTCGATCATCACGTAGTTGTTCAGCGTCGGAAATTTGAACGGGAAAACCGCTGCCATGTCGGGATTCTGCCGGGCTTCGATTTCCGTCCAGTACTTCTCGATCACGTCTTTGTACTGCGGAATCTCGTTCGTTGTGGAAAACTCCATGATGACGTTGTCGAGCAGCGACGTGATCTGCTGTTCAATGTTGCTGCATTCGGAGTTAAAGCAGATGTTCTCGCACTCCACGAGCCTTTGGTAAGTGTGCCTCCTGAACGCCGCATCGATCACGGCGTTCGCGACCATCATATAATCCTCCGGCTCGCTTCTGGCGATCAGCGACGCGTTGTCGAAGAGTTCCTGAAGCGACTGGTTGGTGATGATCGAGTTGACGTTCTCGCTCACGTGCTCGGTGCCGCGTTTCATGTTGAGAAAGTTGATGATGTTGTAGGCGTCGATCTGCTCGATGCCCTTCTTGGCGAGTTCGCAGACGGCGTAGTAGATGTAGGCGTTCTGCGGATTGGTAAAGTAGTTCGGTTTGAGTTGTTCTGAATGGAATGTCAGTTCCGGCGTCATGACCACCGAGGCGATTACGCCCGCCTCGGCTTCGACATTCTTGATGTCACCTACTGTCAATCAATCACCACCAGACATATTGAAGTACTCGCATTGCTCGTGCATCTCGCACAGGTTCTTGCAAGTCCACCATTGTAGATTTGGTTTCCATTCCCTTTCATTCCGTATTTGCTGGATAGAATCCAACGCCCAGCGCTGTGCGGCCTCAAAATCCTGCTGACAAAATTGGTCTTTTATACAGACCCCGTTTCGGTAACAATTGAGCTCAAGAAAACCCGGAGTTTTCGAGTATTTGTTTTTGACCGGAATCGCGTACAAGTACAATTGTTGGAAATATTCGTCCAAAATCTTGTCATTTGCAGTTTTTTGGGATTTTTTGCTTCTCGGCTTCAGTTCGCGCGATTTGTGGTCGCGAATGACGAGTTCGCCGTCCCGGTCGTGGTAGATGCAGTCGATGAAGCCGACGAAGGGGAAATCTCCGACCTGGAAGAATACCTTTTCCTCGACGGCGTCGACGCTCCCGTCCAGCGGCGTCAGATCGCGGATGCATTGCAAACCCTTGCTGTAATAACTCTTGAAGATATCGTAGGAAGGCGGCCTCCCGACCACCTTCCCGCGAAAATCACACAGGTATCTGGCTACCAGTTCTTCCTTGGTCGCCTTGCCAGAGTAATACTGGGCGAGCAGTTCATGCACGAACGACCCAAAATCCGAGAAAAACATTGGACTGGCTGGCGTTGGATCTATGTACTTCATATAGAACCTGTATGGACAGTCGTTGTACGCTTTGATGCGGCTGTAGCTCCATACCATCTGATCAACCAGATAGTTGCTCATGATCAGAACGGCGGCTCTTCGTCAACGTCGCCCTCGACCGGATTGCAATCCGGCGCCTGAGACTGGGCGCGAGGGGCGGGGGAGTCGTCCGCGAATTCAAAGTCAAAGCACTTGTAGTCGATGTACTCCCGGTTGCGTTCCTTGTCGTAGCGGTTGCTCACGTCGACCTCGAGCAGCTTGATACGGTCGCCCTCCTTGAGGCGCTGGCTCTTGGCGTGCGCGTTGCCGATCATCATGACGAAGCCGGAAAAATCCTGCTCGTATTCTCCGGTGTCCCTGTTTTTGCGGCTGACGGACATCCGGACGCGGGTAAAGTTACCCTTGCCGGGTTCAATCTGCCAGCACTTCGCGTAAGTGTTAATACGAAAACCCAATGATATCGCCTCTTTCGTTATGCCGTCTTCGGCACATATTGATTATTCAGCTCGTCCAGAAGCTTCCTTGCGACCTCCGGATCGCTGATGACCTTGGGGTTCGGACTCGGTTTGCCCTTGTCCTTGGCGTACTTCTTGACCAGCTTGATGATGTTGTCGCGATCATCCGGGTGCGTTTCAAGACGCGCGTTGATGATCTCAAGGCACTGATCCGTGATGCCATCCGCGATGACCTTGTTCTCGGCGACTTCGGCTTCACGCTGCTTGCTGCGGTATTCCTCGATCTGATCGGTCTGGCCGATCTGGAAATAAGCGGTCAGGAACTGACGCTGCGTGTATGTGAGGCCGGCACCCATCGCCTGAGCGGGGTCTGTCATGGAGGCCACGACGCACCACGGAACCTCGATCTTTTCCTCGGGCTTGTCATCGTTGACCCAAGTCCAGAACATATCGGCCTTGAAAAGCATTTCCGTGGCGACGCTCTCAAGGCGGTCGCCCGTTTTGCTGTACTTGACGCTGGTGATGACGTTCTGGCTGATCTCCGAGGTGCCCGGCGTGATCGACGGGATTAGGGAGACGCCGTACTTCTTCATGCCGGCCGTCACCTTGGAGAGAATTTCCAGGATGTCGGTATAGGTGTAGTTGTAGCCCCGCTTGTCCTTCTTGGCAACGTCGCAAATTGCGCGTACCTTCGCCAGTTTCTGATACAGGTTCAGATCGTTCGCTTCGCCCATGGGCATCACTCCTTCTTGTTATTGTCGCCGAACAGGGACTTTGCCAGCTGCGCCATCAGGGAGTTTTGAACGGTCTCCTTGATGTACTTTTCAATGCCGCTGTCGACGTTGTTTGAAACATAGCGCTCAAGTTCCTTTATGTACGCGTCAACGCTGCGCCGCGCTTCGGCGGCATATGTTCGCACCGGTGAAAGCACGTCTTCAACCGCCTCTTTGACCGTGCCCGGCGAGATTTTCATCTCAACGATTTGATCGTTGATCTTACTGAACAGGGCTTTTCTGCAGTCGCTCCATCCCCACGAGTTCATGCCCTTTTCGAAGGCTCGCGTATAGTTCTCAACCTGGGTCTTGACGGCCTGCTGGATGATCACCTTGGCCTGTTTATCGACCTCAGAAGCTACCATCTCGCGAATCTTCCCCTTCAGGATCTGGATCGTGGCGTCATCGAGCATCTGTTCGTTGATCTCCAGCGTGAAATTGATCTTATTCAAGTTCTTCCTCCTTGTACTCCTTCCAGAACCAGTGCCACACGAACGGATCACTTGACTGGACGGTGGTGTTCAGATAGTGGTCGAGAACCTCACCGTCCATAGTCCATCCCGTGCCGACACAGAGGACGCTGATGGAAATATCCGGCTTGTTGTCGTCAATCGCTGCCCACAGGAACGGCTCCCCGCCCTGAAAATCCACGCGGAGCGGCTTTACGATGGGCGCTGTGACGACGAGCGATTCGCCCAGCGGGTACTTATAGATGCGAATCACTCCGTATCACCCCCGGACAGAAAACCCTTGATGATGTCCGTGTAATTGGTGAAGCCGATGCCGCTGTTGCCAAAGGAAGGAATCAGCTTGCCGTCCCACTTCTCAATCCAAAGCTGCTGGATCACATAGTCATTGATGCCAGCGGCCTTCGCCTCCAGTTCAGCTTTTTCCGCTTCGGCCTGAGCCAGCCGCGCGTCACGCTGCGCTTCCGCCTGCGTTCTGGTAACATAGGCGTTGTTCTCAGCGTTGATCCTGTCGGTCTCGGCCTTGGCCTCCGCCTGTGCGATCGCGATTTCATTGGCGTTTTCGGCCGCGATGCGCTGGGTTTCGGCGGTGCGCTCGGCTTCCTTGACAGCGACGTCATACTGCGTCTGCGCCGCGATGGTCTGGTTCTTCTGCTCCAGTTTGTTATTTTCCAGCTGCGCGTTCAGCAGCGCACGCTGTTCCAGAATGGCTGTATACTCCGGCGAAAAATCGTAGGTCACCATGTTGACCCGGATGATGTTGATGCCGAGCGGAACCGTAACGCTTTCGATTTTCTCCTTCAGCTGTGGCGGAATTTCACTCTTGTGCGTGACGATTTCCTCAGCGTTGTAGGAAGCGAAAACCTCCTTGATGAACTGCAGCGAATTGGAAATAAGCAGCGTCTTTTCGTAGTCCGTGCCGTAATTCCGGTAGACCTCATAGGACATCGTGGGATTGAGCTGGTACTGGATTTCAAATTTGAACGTGGGCAGCAGCTGCTGATCCTTGGTCTCCGCCGTGTCCGTCGTGGTGGCGTCCTTTGTGCCTGCCGCAATCACCAGCGTGTTGACGTGGTTGTCCATGATGACGATCTTTTGGAAAGGCTTCTTGAAGTGCAGGCCGGAGGTCAGGTATGTATTTTCGACCTCGCCATAAGTGGTGAGAATGCCGGTGCAGCCGGCGGGAACCGAGGTCATGATGGAAACCCCAGGCGGCAGGATGCCGATCAGAAGCAAAACCAGGATGACCGCAACAGCGATGAGAACGATATGGTTACCTTTCATTCAGTGAGCTCCTTTTCTAAAGTGGGTTGGTCGTATTGATAGAAGCCCAGGCGGATTTCGCTGAGCTTGTAGTAGTCGATGCAGCGAGGCTCGTCTGTATCGTCGTCCTCGCAATCCTCGTATACGGTCTGAAAGCCGAGCAGATAGTCGCCGTCGTTCAACATGATGCACTCCCGGATGATTCCGAGCGTGCAGTGCGTACTCTCAAACTGGCTTTCGTCGATGTACTTCTCCGCCATTTCCAGCGGCGTGAACATGCGTTTGAAAACCCAGAAGCGGAAAACGCGGTCTCTGTTGTCCAGCAAAAAAGTTTCGAAATCACCGTATAATTCCATGTGGGCATCACCTCCAAAAAATTGTTCTACTGAGACGGGCGCAACAATTGACACACCTCCAGAACCAAAATGTGTATATAAAAAAGCAATGGGCGATTAACCCATTGCTTCTGAACGTTCTTTCTTACTTGCCGTAGAATGCCTGTTTCCAGTTGTTGTAGTCCGCAGTGTATATCCGCTTGAATTTAGCGATCACGGATGACATTGGGAAGTTCTTGCTCGTCTTGTAGGGCTTGCCTTCGGCTTCGCGCTGGGCGACAATGTCCTGAACGAAGCCGTCAATGTCCGGTTTTCTGCCGGCCTGCTCTTCGGTGTACCAGCGGTAGAACAGGCCGGACAGCCTGATCCTGTCAAAGGTCAGGGCGTGGGGGACATCATCTGTCAGAGCGCCGGCTTGTTCCGCATTCCGCATCAGCTTTGTCCAGGTGGGCATGAACGTGCTGGCGACCCAGCGGTCCGGGGAGACCTGGCGCTTGTTCAGCTTTCCACGCAGGATTTGATTGCCATCCGCCCGCTCGTAGCTCCGCGTGAAGCTGGAACTGCCGTTGACGCAGGGTTCTTCGAAGAGTGTCGCGTCGCAGGCGATCCTGAAGTCCATGAGGGAGGGGGAGTACATCGGGTAGGTCTTGCCGTTGTACGTGATCTGCTGTGTCACGAAGTTGACGTTCTCTTTGGTAACGAACGGAACGTCTTTGGAGTCAAAACCCATGAAGGCCAGCCACATGAAGACCCTGTAGATGACGTCGACGGTTCCGAGAAACGACGGCCTTGTGGTACAGTTCAGCGCCTTTTCCAGATGCTCCGGGGATGAAACCATTTCCCTGCGGATACCCTGTGAGTTGTCGACGACGACCTTGTGGATGCTGCTTCTGGTTTTGTCCAGACCGTTGCGCATGCGCCACGTAGCGTATTCCTTGTACTCCGACAGGAGCATGACGGCGTAAGCATGCTTGGAGCCGACAATCAGGTTGAAGGCATCCTGAAGGATGGTCAGTGGCTGCCGGGTGAAATCGGTGCCCCAGACCTTTTCGAACGGGACGAAATACTCGAGCGCCATGATGGCCGTGTTTCGCGTCTTTGTCGACTTTTTGCCCTCCCGGTAGACGTCCTCGATAAACCGCTGCTGATCCGGATTGAGATCCTGAGGCATTACGCAGGCACCCCCTCGTCATTCAGTTCCACGGCGCGTTGCCAAGCCTGAATAATTGATTCCATATCCATGAACGAGATGGCCGACGAAGCCATGATGCTTGATGCGGCGATCTGCTTCATGTATTTGCCAGAAAGGGTGGTGATGTAATCGCCCAGGTCGTCCTTTGAGATGCATTGCGGATTCTCGCAGAGCACCATGCTGTCCATCGGAAGGCCGCTGTCGTGAGAAGAAATGAGGACGTGCGTGGGAAGCTCGAGCCGTTTCAGGCGGCTGGTCAGCGGCAAAACCACCAGGTTGGGACTATACATGTTTCCTTTGTTGTTCTGGAAAATGACTGCCGGTCTGTTTCCGGACTGAACGCTGCCAGATCCGGTGAAAGTGGCGTAATAGACGTCGCCGATCCTTGGGATTCTGTTCAGAGTTGCCATTAACCTCACCTCACACCAAATAATTTATACAGTATGTACACAGTATACACTTCGGTGGGAGAAAAGTCAATGGTAACTTGAGAAAGTTTACGTGACCGCCCTTACGAGTAGCCCGTGACCAGCCCGCTCAAACAGACTGAAATTGAAAACACGATTTGCACCTCCTATGATTCATTGCCGTTGATCGCTTTGTTGATGCTCTCTGTTGCGTCCTCGAGGCTTGAGATGGCGTCCTCAAGAGAGTCGATCGCGTCCTCCATGCTCGTATATCTCTCGGTGCTCTGGAGGTTTTCGGGGATGTTGTCCATAGAATCAGATTCTTCGTCCCTGACCTCTTCTACGATTTCAATGGCCTGTCTGATCCTGAACAGCGCCGTCTCAAGTGATGTCCTTCGCTTCTTGTTCATGCTGTCACTCGCTTTTCAGATTTGATTTGGGATCCTCCGGAACGTTCTCGGTCTCTCCCTCAGGGCATTGCCAAGCCCATGCACAATAGGCATATTCGCCCTGTGTGGCTGTCTCTGGAAACGCCTGCGCCATGACCTCGCCCCACATTCGCATGGATACCATGAAGCACATGCCGTCGTCAAACATCGGGACACCGTGGTCGCCGTACTGATGATAATTGCCGGTGAATCTGTAGTTTTTCCGCCTGAGCTCCCGGACAACCTCCTTCCAGCGCTCGTAGAAAAGCTCGTCTTTTTCCGCGAATTTGAATCGGTTGTCATCCCAATCGACCCAGCTTACGATTTCCAAAGGCATCACCTCCGAATACAATTGCTATATCGCACTGCGATATAATTAGAGCTGCCAACAGGAATCGAACCTGCAACACCCGGTTTACAGGACCGGTGCTCTGCCTGTTGAGCTATGGCAGCATAATCACTGTCTCCAACCTTTCCGACACCGCCATGGTTCAGCGCCTTACTCGTGAAGAGACAGTGATGACGGTTGTCGTTCTCTGTGGGGCGTCAGCCCACATCATCCAGCCGCAACGACTGGCGCTGGTGGAGAATATCGGATTCGAACCGACAGCCTTTAGCTTGCAAAGCTACTGCGCTACCGCTGCGCCAATTCCCCAGAGGCTCCCGGTTTGGGAGCCATGTTTAAACTGTGAACCTGATCGGTCCGGTTTCCGGACACTTCTTGAGAACTACGCGGACAACGGGGTTTGAATTCTCGGCCTCAGCTGCAGCGGCTCGTTTTTCCTCAGGGAGCTCATAGAAGTCATCTTCGTCCCATTTATCCATGTCGATGCCGTCCGTGACGACATACTCGCCGTCTACAATTGTTGCAAGAGCCGGCGTGAATGAAAAACCGAACTGATGTTTGCGTTCAAAGTTTCTCACGCTTACCCATTTGACGCTATTCATGTCAGTCATGTAGATCTTTTCGCGCCAGGCTTCATAGACAGAACCGTCCTTGCGAATGGCCATGATGTCGAAATAGAGGCAATCCGCCCTGGAAATATTCAGGTCGTTCAGGGTTTCCTTGAGCGTGTAGCCCTGATTGAGTTCAAAGGCGATGGCTCGGAGGTAGTCGTACGGCATGTCGACCGCGCCGGAAAGCGCAACCAGCTGGTCGATTTCTTCGGAATATTTGGGGTCGACCGTGTCTGTCAGGTACTCGCGAACCTCATCCTGACTGGGTGCTGTCATGGAGAAATGGTAGTGAAAGCGGCCCGGGCGGTTGAGCATGTAGGGACTCAGGTCGCTAAGGTTGTTGCAGGTGACGATGAAGAGCTTATGACCGCCCTCGATGCCGTCAAAGAGCGTCAACATTTCGTCCTGCGGATTGTATTCCTTGGTTTTGGCAAAGGTCTTTTCGAACTCATCGAAGATGACCACGCAGTTCTGATCGATTGACGACAAAAAGTCAGAGATGCCCGGGATTGCCGTGTTCACGACGATGACCGGAAGCCCCTCCTGAATGGCGGCCTGAGCGAGCAGGCGGACGAACAGGCTCTTGCCAATGCCCTTCTGGCCGGACAGGAGCACGCCGAAGTTCCGCTTTGCGATGTGATAGGAACGCAAAACCTTGGCGACCTTCTCGTTGGACTTGCCGTAGATCTTTTCCTCTGTAACCGCCAGATCGTCGCGGTGGGTAAGGAAAAACCCCGACATATCGCTGAACTGGACGCCATATGAGGCGACCGGAAGTGCGTGATAGGTCTTTACGGCGTCACCGTAGACCTGGAAACGGTTGCCGGAATTGACGATGTTCATAGGCAAAAACTCCTTTATTTGATTGGTGCGCCAGGTGGGAATCGAACCCACTGTGCCGGGATTAAAAGTCCCGTGCCTTACCGGTTGGCTACTGGCGCGAAAGTGGAGGGCTTTTAAGCCCTCCGGGTAAAGCGGTCGTGGTAGGATTCGAACCTACGGACGGTTTCCCGCCGGCAGTTTTCAAGACTGCTGTCATAAACCGCTCGGCCACACGACCCTACGCGGCCATCTTGCTGATGGTGGATTCCAGCCGCCTGACGATTTCATGGCCGTTCAGATTGGTCAGGTTGGCAAAGTATTCGGATTCGAAAAACTCCCGGAAATAGTTGTAGCGATCGGCGTGATCCTTGTTACCGGGATCGCGGAGATGGGCGATGTACGCCGACTGAAACTCGTTTGACAGGCTTTTGAGAAATGCCTCGAGGACGGCGATGCAGCCCTCATCGGTGATATCGTTGATCGTCATCCTGCGCTCGACGTCAATCATCCGTATGTACCCTGCCTTTCTGATTATGTTCAAATCTGTAGCTCTGTGACTTCATGAAAGCACCGATGTTTGCGGGATATATTTCATGAAACGAGGAGAAGGAATCGTGCTCCCTGACCATTTGGTCGAGCGTGATAATGAGTTTTATGCACGGCCCTGACCTAAGACAGCTGACCATGATATGGTAGTAGCTCCGCGGCTTCAGTTCGTCGGCAAAGTCTGACATGCCGCTCGGCGCATACTTTGCCGGGTGCACCTTCACATACGGCATCGCCTTGATGATCTGCAGGTATTTCTGGTAAGCATACCACGGCAGGCGAACGGCAAAATATCTTCTGTATCTCCAGTCCATCAGATCACCTCCATTCCCCAAATTCTGCGGCTACCCCAACGCCACCGCAGTGCCCCGGTCGCCCAAATGTGAAAACTGTGCGCCAACGAATTGACGCACAGGGCTGCAGGCTTCGCAAGTTTCTGCGGCGCGATCACTTATCACCGGCTGAGAGCCGGGCCGGAGTCCCACATATTGATTATCGGTTATTCAGTCGGATTTCAGCCGACCTTTTTCTCCCTATCGGTGCAGTAGAAGATGCCATCATGCTCGCCGAACACATCCTTGGCGATATCCTGATACAGTGTGGTGCAGTTGCCGTAGACATCGTTGAGATTGTCATTCCAGAACTGCACGACCTTGTTCTGGAACACCACGTAGGCGATTGGGTTGGAGAAAACACCCGGCACGCTCTTGGTGAACGCGAGCACGGGATTGTTGGCAAAGGCCGCCTCGAAGAGGGATTCGGGGGTCGCCTCGACCGTGTTTCCGGGAATGATATTCACGCGGATGGTGACATTGCCGAACGTGCGCTCCGGCGGCAGCAGCTGGGTCATGGCGTCGGCCTTGGACGGATTGTCCACATACAGATTGATGATGTTCTCATCCTCATCGTAGATGATGCCGATGTCGGGATCGCGACCAAAGAGCGCCTCGATCTCATGATAAAAGGTGACCCAGGGTGGAGAGACTTTGAGTTTTGCCATAGTGAAAAACCTCCTAGTGTTGTATTTCTAAACCGCTGCCTTTGGCAATGGAATAGTTCAGTATGCGATGTGCCTGAAGAGTTCTGGCTCTTCGCTTTCGAAAAAACCCTGACGCTCTTCGTTCCAGAGAAAATAGATGCGAGCTTCCGGACCGGCCGACTGGTACAGGCCGGGGAAGCGGCAGAGAATGAAACCGGCGTGAAAAACCGTTTCCTGGATGTCAAGCCAGTTCCCGTTCATGGCGCTGACGGCGGAATAGAGTTCGTAGTAGAAACCCATGCTGTTCAGGTTTGCGTCCGGGAACCCGGACGGGATGTCCTCGCCGTTGCGATGGTAGATCAGTTCTTTGCAGGGATGCTCAAACAGCACGATTTCGTAGATGGGCGGCTGGCTTTCATTGTGGAGGTTCTGGTATTGCTCGACGTATTCGATGATTCGCTCGCGACCGTCAACTGGCATTTTTGTGTCTTTCATTTTCTTATGCTCTCCGTTTACACTTCTTTGGTTTTACCAGTTACTCGTATCAGTGATGTCGTACTCAGCGCCACAAATTGGACATATGACGGTTGTGGAAATTCCGATACCTGTACCAAACTGCTTTACATACGGGAATCTACCGCTATCAATCTTGTAACCTTTACCACAATTTTCATGCTCAGCAATAAATTGCTTATATCGCTCCAGCTCCAGGTCAGAACCCAGTACCACCACAGCATATTTCAGCTTGTTTTTGAGAATACGGTTTTCTGATTCATATTCATTTATTGTGTCTGCCCTGACCTCTTCGCGCGTCTTTTGAGCTTGCTTACGAGCGGAATCTGCCTTGCGCTCATAGTATTCTACAGAATCCTTTACAAGCCTGGAGAGATCATCAGCGCTATAAACATGCGTCAAAAAACGGTTGTCATACCTGTCCAAGAAAATTGAACTAATGATCATCACCACCAATATTGAATACTGCTTTATTGGATCAAAACCAAAATCTCCACCATTCTTCAATAAATTCAAAGATTTTGGTCTTACCTTCAAAATCTTGTGCTGCTTCTTTAACTGTGCAATGAACATCATCGATATAGTCGGCATAATGCCAGAATTGATTGATCTTTGGATACCATTGATACTTTTCAATATCATCCCCCAAGTCTTTTTCAATTTCATCCAGCATAAAATAGAAGGACTGGTACAGGAAGCTCTGGAATCCAACTTCGTTGACAACGGCGTCCCAGTCGTTCTTTGCTTCCATATCGACCAGTTTGTTATGAATGCGATCGAGAAGCTCGTTGCATTCCTTTGCAGTGATGTCCTCCATTTTCAGCCAGTCATTTCGGTTCATTTGCATTGCCTCTCTTTCAATTTGGCACTGGCGGCAGGATTTGCACCTGCGAAATCTCCCTGGAAAAACCGGTTGATTCGGGCGCATGCAGTGTTTGCAGCTCACCCGAGGGGTTTGGCTCCTTCCCACTTACGCCAATGAAAATTGCTTTATGAAAAACCTCTTTTATGTTTATTTCAGTTCCACCTTGGCGGGTATTCGCACAGAAGGACTTCTCTCTCGCCGAGTACATCATTTATCATGGGAAGAATTTTGCCTTCCCAGTCGCCGTTGCCTCTCGCACAGCCAATTCTGTAAGGCATTGCGATCGTCCAATTGTTCACTGAAGTCAGATCGGCGAGCTGGTGCAGGCACTGATTGAAGGCCGCATAGTTTGTGTAAACCCTGCTGTGGTCACGACCATAATCATACTGCGCAAACATGTTTGCGACAAAAACCCTTGGTGTTTTATCAGCGTCGAACAATGCAGGACAGAGTTGGACGTGTCCAAGCAACTTTATTCTGTCGCTTTCATAGCAATCGCACATATATTTGTACGCGCTGTATACGTCCGGGAAGTTTTTCTTGACTTGGCCTGCAACGCCGCTGCCCATGACGCCCATGCAGTTTACCTGATGCGCGATGATCCTTGCGTATGTTTCGAAAACGCTGCACTGAAGGTGACGAATCATAGCTGACTCCCAATTGAACCGAGCTTGAGTTCAGGCGTTTCTTCCGCCTTCGCCTGTTCTGAGACCCAAAGGTCATAAATCAGGTTTGCAGCCCGGTTCAGGACGGCGTCGGATTCCTTCTCGGGGTCTTTATCTGCGTAGCAGGTGCGATCGATGATGTCCGTCAGCCACATGACCGGGATTACAGGAACGTTGCGAGCCTCCTTGATCAGTTTCCGAACGCGGCGTGTGACATCCTGAGCGCTCATTCCGTCCAGTTTTCCACGGAAGACGCATTCGAAATTAGCCTTGAAGTCATCGCGGCTTATCAGGTCGTACACCAAATTCACCTCCGGATTGATTTTTGGCACAACAAAAGAGACGGCGTGTCGCCGTCCCATCAAAGTGCCCTGCCTATAGATCTTTCTTGTCCAGGTTAAAACGAATTCTGTATTCCTCTTTGATCTCCGCAATCTTATCTTCGCGCCATGCCCTCAGTGCAACTGGTCGCGAAACGCTGTCAAGCTCCGGGTCAAGACTCTGGTTGGTTTTAATTTTGTAAGCACGAATGGTCTCTTCGTCAGGCTCCGGAAGTTTCTCAGCTTTTATTCTGAAGCAGTCTTCATAATCTTTCATGGAATTCTGCCATTTATTACGCTGACGCATATTATCAAAATGAGGATATGCAAACATTATTACAATATGTACTATCAGCATAACACAACCGAGTACGGAAACAACTTGATTTTCAGAATCCATCAGATTACGCCATAATGCATACGGCCCAAGGAAGACCAACATAGAAACAAAGAACGATTTGAAACCGTCCGGTTCTTCTTTATATAGCTTGTAGAAAAAGTATATTATCCCAGCAACGATTGTTATGATGGAAACCACGATGTCCACTACAAGTACCCCTTAGTCAATAATATGCCTATGATGTAACTATTCTATTACGCTTCTGGCTGTTTGTCAACCGCCTTGCTTTTGTAGTGCTCCTTGGTTATGTCAGCCATGGCGTGGTATGAAGCTTCTACGCCTTCCTTCCAGCCCCTATCATAATCCCCGAAGTACTTTGAAGCGGCGTTCCAGCCCTCCGTCCAGCCCTGCGACCACGGGCTGCCTTCGCGGTATTGCGTGAAACATATGACGATGCCTGCCGAGATAGCTCCGCCCGCGAAGCAGATGAAATTCAGCATTGCCCCTGACATGACCACCCGTCCTTTACCGGTTCAAAGGTGTAGATCGAGTTCAGAGTGTGAACTACGACGGAATCAGCGGACATGTCGAATTCCGTCACGGTCGAGGTGCTCATCCAGCCATCGTTGGGCGTGCCGTCCGCGTTCTCATAATACTGGACGACCAGCCGTCGTTTAGTATGCACACCGAGTGGAAACCAACAGACGCGGCCGATCCTCATGGGATAGCGGCCGTCATCCCTGTCGTAGCCATCGAGATCCGTGATGGATTTAATCCTGTAGAACTTCGCCATCAGAATGCACCTCCGGATTTCCAGAGCACTGGTTCAATTCATTGAACAAACTGACCGTGACGTTCATTTCCTCCATGAGCCGGTGGCCGAGCTGTCCGACGAACGTGTCCAAATCTGCATATATCTTCGCGAGCTTGTCGGTGACGTCGGACTGGAGCTTGATCTTGGCCTTCTTCAGCGCGATCTGCTTGCCGACCTCCACATCGAAGGTGTCGCGCTTATCGCAAATAGCCTTGCCGATGTAGTAGGGTTTTACAGACGCGTTCTGGTTGAAGGAGTAGAGTGCCCAGAGCAGACCAATCTTGCTGGTCGAGCTGTGCCGGCGGCACAATGCGTCGAGAATCGCGCGGGGTTCGTCGGGGTCGGTGTTGAGGCGGGCGACGACCGTCCGCTTCTCTTCGTTGATGAAAAACCTGACATTTCCGCCTTTGGAAACTTCTGTGATGGTGGACATTGGCAACATCCTTTCATTCTGAAATCAGTGCTGATTGAAAACCACGCAGTCGCCACAGCCGCGCTTCAAGTCCCAGCAGGAGTTCCCTGTCTGGACACAAGCGCCGCAGTAGCCGCTGCACTGGTGGGCGTTCTCGGGGATATGGGTTTCCGTGTTCTTAAAGCGTATGTAGGCGACGGGCAGGTTGTAGGGGTTTTCAGGCATAAAATCGCCCCAGGCGCTGAACACCATGTTCAGGTTGCTGGGGAGGTCGGTTCCGTCAGGGGTCTTATGGGCGGCGATGTAATCGTTGACAAGTTCAAATTTCTTGGTGAAGCAGAGGAAGCTGGTGTGGGGGCAGCTGTTGGCCACGCGAACCATCATGTCCAGGTACTTGGCATCCGGAATGTCCCCGGCGCTGTGATACCTGAAAAACCTCGAGGTGTACGCCGCGATGGTCACATCGCGCTCAAAGCCATCGGGATCGTCTTGCCAGATATCCAGGTTCTGCTGGAGCAGATCCTTGTTGTGCTGGAAACGGAAGCGCCCCTTGCGAGCGTAGCACTCCTTGAAGCAGGGCGCATCAGGCCGGCAGGTCACGACCGGCGGAACGCTGACGGACGGAATCGCATCTCCGAGCTTGGTGACTCCTCTGGAAATATGAACGTGCTCTGACATCAATATACATCGCTCCTTTTCATCACGCTTCGACTATGGTTCTGGGCTGCTTCTGAAACCCGTTGAATTCGGCAACCTCGACGTTGCAGTTCCACGAATAGTTCGTATTTTTCTTCATCGCCTTGAGCGCCTTCTCGGCGTCCTTGGCGCTGTCGTACAGCTGGACGTCGCAGTCATACCCGACGATCCAGCCGACTTTTCCATCCTCATGCAAAACCCGGATACCGAACTTCACGGCATCCGGGCTTTCTTTGATTCTCCTGGCCATTTAGTCCTCCGGCAATCCGGGGTAGGTGATCATGCCTGCATACTCAGTGAGCGTCTTCCCGTCGAAGTACCAGCACCAGTAGTTGCCGTCGGTGTCCTCAAGGAAAACCTTGGCACCCGGCTCGACAAACGGCGCGATGGCATTCATCCATCCTCCGGATTCATCGTTCTCAGGGCTATCGACTTCCCAGCCGAGGCGTCCGTTCTCAAGGCTGATGTCGGTGACATTGCCTTCGCTGTCCGTATACACCTGCCATTCCTTAGCCTCAAGCTCATCCTCAAGCGTATCGTGCTCGGGGACCGGATGACGCCGGTACCATGCGTACTTCTCAGTCATGCGCCGTTCGAAATCCTGAATGGCGGCCAGAGCGGCGGCCTTGTTGGACGCTCTGATTCTGAAATTCACGCTGCCGGCAAAGACATCGCAACCCATATCATCACCACTTTCTCCATTTGAAGACTTCAATTTTGGGATGAGAACCCGTGTACACGCTGTCCGTCGTGAACAGCCGGTCGATCAGACCCTCCGTCGTAAGCAGTTCGCTCTTCAGCACGGAATTCTCACAGTGCGAACAGTAGGCGAAGACGCCTTTGACGCCCATGCGCCGCAGCGTCATCGCAGAGTAGTAGAACGTGTCGCCGTTGGTACAGATGTCATCGATCATGAGCACCGATTTGCCGGTGATGTCCATTCCCTCCGGCACGATGACCTGAAGTCCGATGATCTTACCGGTTTCCCATATTCGCTCCTTGTCGCCAAAGGCGTAAACCTCTCCCGCATCGGCGTAGCGGCGAACCGCGCCCTTGTCGGGATAGTAGGGGAGGATGTCCTCCGCGCCGATCTGTGCACAGGCTTTGGCAATGTAGAAGCTGGGCTTGTCGACCATGATATTGTCGATCACCCCGGCGACCACGTCGGAATGGGGGTCAAAAACCCTGACGCAATGGAAGTTGAGGGAGTTGATGAATTTGCCAAAATACTTGAGGGTGAAAACCTCATCGTTGCTGCGGATGCGATCCATCCTGGCATTGGGAACATAGGGCAGTTCAAGGTCGATGGTCTCGAAGCGGTGGCCGCGAAGCCAGCCGACCACGTAGAACAGCGCCGCCATTTCTTCTTCGCCCTGATAGTTCCATCTCACGACGGGCGTGAAAATCTCGGCGGTTTCAACGACGGACTTGATCGCGTCCTCGTTGATCTTCAGGTTCAGAGTGCCGTCCGGAAAGTGCTTGGAACAGTCGATGGGATACCCGTTGAGTGAAATCATGCCAGCCTCCTAGTCTGCGTTGATGACGTCGATGCAGCACTGCTTCATGATTTGCAGCGCGGCCTTGTGGTTGTCTTCGGTGGTTCCGGCGCAGCAGGACGCGTCCACGGCGATGGGAACGTCGGGATAGTGCGCCCGCAGCAGAAGCGCATTGGAAACCACACAAATATCCGTGCAAAGACCGATGATTTCGATGCGGTCGTAGTGCTCCTGATCGCAGATGTAGTTCGCCAGATTGACGCTGCCGAAGGTGCCCTTCAAAAACCCGTCGGCGGATTCCGGCAGGGCTTCCATGACGCGATGGTCAAGCTGCCAGCCCGGCGAGCGAACGACGCAGTGCTCGACCGGAATGTGTTCGCCCTCAAGCGTTTCCAGATAGTCGTCAAAGTGCGTGTCCTTCGTGTAGAACACATCGCCGTCCCAATCGCGAATCTTATCGCAAACCCTGGGGACGATGGCTTCCGCCTGCGCAGACCCCAGCGGACCGGAGATGAAGTCGTTCTGCATGTCCACGACAATGAGCAGGTTGTGGCTCAAAAGCATCAGTCCTTTCTTTCTTTTTTGGTAATGGTCATGCCATCCACAGAGCGCCGAAGCCTAAATTGATGCGAGGCGCTGTGCCCTCAGAGCCGAGCTGCTTGGAAAATTAAACTGATAAACTCAAGTTATTCCTTAACTTGAGTTTATTGGGTTAACTTTACAAGCAGTGAGCAGGGGGCGGAGCTTTACTTCGGATGTCATCGCGAAGCCTCGGTATCGAGCGTCTATGTATCAGACCGGAAATCAAAACACCTCATCACGAACGGTGCGCATAAGACGCGGGGCGTCAGCATTCATCTGCAGCTGGCCGGCGCTCTTCATCAATCGCCGCGCCTCTTACGGCTTTCTTAGCAATGCACATAATGTTCGAAACAAAGCGCCTTTCAATCCCTCAACACCGGAATCTGCATGGCATGTTGTGTGGCGAACGGATATATCTCTGTGTAATTCAAATTCGTTATTCGTATATCCGCTGTTAATTTGTATGTCCGCCACATTGCTACAACGGCGTTGCCGCCGGTATAACCGCATCAGGTTGGTCGTGCTTTCCCTTTGGAAACAAAAACTTGGTCTTGCATACATGGCAGCCACGTGGAGAACCGCTGCCCAATCTGCTTTTAATGGCGAACCTGAACCCGTGGATTTGCGTAGTGCATAACCCATAGTGGATACTCAGTATTGAATAGGAACAAACTGCCCGAGGGCTCAATCAATAGTCAATGCTGAATATTCAGTCAATCAATGGCAAATAGTCAATGAGAAAACGTCGGGACTTCGGCAGCGAATATTTCTACAGCCTTCGCTGCGGGAGCAGCCCGATCACAATCTTAACATTTCTTCATATTTACCTTGAAGAATATCGGGTATCACCCGTCATATTAGCGGTGCTTTGTTTTGTTTTTTACTTCAGTCAGAGCACCGAATGACAGAAGAAAAGCAGGAATGCGGTTTTCGCCACATATGCAAGACCTTTATTGGTTGCGGGGGAAGGATTCGAACCTTCGACCTTCGGGATATGAACCCGATAAGCTGACCGCTGCTCTACCCCGCAGTGGGAGCCGGGGAAAGCCCGGCTCAGTATGTAACCTCGATGACGGTGGTGGCGTTGGCAACCTGAATGGCCGCGTCCACCCTGGACTCAAAGTCCGTGATTTCCTTTTCCAGAGCCAGAATGACCTCGTGGATGCCCAGCGGGTCGACCAGCTCCAGCTCGTGATTGCGCTTGTACTCCTCGATGCCGCTGTTGTACGCGGCAGCGTCAGCCTTCTCCTTGGAACCGTACAGGCTGTTCATGGCGTTCTCGGCGCGGTCGTTGAGCTCCTTGCCGTTGGCGCGTTCGATTGCTGCAACCGCCTTGGAATACAAAACCGTATACAGCCGCAGAAGCTCACGCTTTTCTTCCGTGCCGTGGTGCATCATCCATATAGCCTGTGCGATGGAATAATCCTTGCCGGCCACGGTGATGATCTTCTCGGCGTTGTAGTGGTTGATCGCCGATTTGATGGCCGCCTGCCTGCGGATCAGGTCTGTGGCGGACTGGTGGGAGCTGATCGCCCGATCCTTGAATTCCGCCATCGTCATGCTGTTCACCTTCTGGGAACTGTGTTCCTTGGTTGCGACGGGCACGCAGTTGTTGATGGCACTGTCGATGCGCTTACCGAGCGTTTTCAGCTCGCACAGCGCTTCATGCACCGTCATGGTTTCGCGGACATTGGATTCCATTTCAACACCTCTCATAGTCATTATTGATTGGGTTTGGTTTCACAACCTGAATAGCTCTGAGGCAGGGTTTTACCAGGATCTGCGATCCGGATACCTGAAGTGCGCCGGAGCTTGTATCACATGAACTCGAACTTGTCAAGTCCTGTGAAGGATTTCTTGTCAGGATGACCATTAAGATTTGCGCTCTGATGGAGCTTGGATTGCGAAATCTTCACTTGGTCGGAGCTGGGTACGGGGTCGCACGGCTGCAGTGATCTGCATGCGGCGTGCCCGCTGCTCGCCGAACTCTGGCGCCGTCGGTGCCCGTCGTCATCTCGGGTCCCTCCGTCGTCCCGACAATTTGTTACTCTGGATATGATCGCAGAGCACTCGCAAAGAGTAATGCGTTGTGAAACGATAGTTTTGTTGTCTCCTTGCATAAATATAGAATCTGACAGCACCCCTGAAACAGCGGATGTCTCCGGCGTTTCAGCTATGCTCTAAACGCAGAATTTCGATTTTACCTTGACTTTACATTGAAAAACCTCCTTCGCTGAGTCGAAAAGCTGGCCTGTCGCGGCACCTGCACAGCGGAACATTCTTGAGTGATGAATGCGGAGCTGTGTACATCAGGGAGGTTAAAAGGAACCGTAGGTTCCTTTGAAAACCCTGACTATGCGTCACTCCGGTGAAGCACGCAGAGCTGCGTCTCAGAGGATATGTACTGATCCGCAAATGTTCGTGCCGCGACCTGCCGTGTCTGTCATCTGCGTTTACCAGGGCTTTGAACCTGCTGCATTGTCCCGGGAATGCAGGCCGCATTACAGATTGCGGATGGGGAAGGGGAAAACCATCCGCAAAATGCCAGCTGGTCTGGAAACCTGATCACACGCCAGATGGAACGCTGTGAAGGCTTGGCGCATGTACCAGGGTGGAAAAGTCAGTCGTTGAGCAAGGCGATGCACCTGTCAACAATCTCACGGGTCAGGCCGGTATTGAAATCCGTCTTGACCAGATGCTCCATGTGATCGCCCATATCGGAATCGTCGTCGAGTATGACATAGCGTTCTGTGTTGGGGTGGCGACTGAACCATGCGGTAATGTCGTCGCCGCGCTCGCTTCCGACATAAGGCGTTTGATCCGCCACCTCGATGCCGTGATGATGAAGCTGAGTGATCAGGTTGTCATATGCCGTAGGAATTCTGCGCCATGCGGATGAGATGACGATCCTCGCGCCGGTCTCATCCACCAACAGCTTGAGCAGGCGGAGCGCCCGGTCTTCCAACAGATCCTCTGCGTAGACCCGGACGCCCTCCTCTTTATACATTCTCTGTGCCCAGGTGCCGTTGTTCAAAACGCCATCGACATCCAGGAAGATAACTTTTTCCAAACCCTCCAGTGGGATCACCCCTTGATGCCGTACTTTTCGCAGTACGCTTCAATGAACTTGATCATTTCCTCTTCCTCGGGGAAGAAGGGGTCGCGGCCGTTTGCCGCCATTTCGCCGAGGGCGTTCGACATGAGCTGCCCGAATCGCCAGTCGGGCAGCCTCCTCCACGCCTTTGCCAGGCGGTTGCAGAACGCCTGAATGCGATCGGGATCACGCACGGATCTCAACCCCTTTCACATACTCGGTGCTGACCTTCAGCACGATCGGAATCTCGTAGACGCCGGCGGGAATGTTGATGATCGCGGGAGCCACAGCGGCAGTGTCGTCATGCTCCACAACGGCCTCCGGACGGCTCTCAGCGGCTGCCTGAGCGGCCGCAATCTCGTTCGCAGCTTCTTCCTTGGCAACGGATTCGACCGCCTCAGCGGCCTCCTGAGCGGCCTGAGCGGCAGCGATTTCACGCTGCATCTTTTCTTCTGCGTGAAGCTTGGTGAAGAAGTTGTAGATTGTGGTCGGCGCATAACCCAGAGCTACTGCGATCTGCTTGACGGTCGCACCGCGCTTGCGCATTTCCAGGATCATGGTGGCGTCGTTCTTGATACCGTTGTACTTGCAATTCATATTATGTACCTCCTACATATTCAATAGTGTTGGTGTGGATTTGGATTACATCAGAAACCCGGCGGTAACGAAAACCTCGTTGCCGCCGGAAACGCCGGTGATGTGCTCGCCGGTGAACTGGAATACCGCCTGATCCAGTTCCTCAAGGGAACCGATGTCGTCGCCGCTGCCCAGCGGCATGGTGACGAAGTAGTGACGGTCGCAGAGAAACAGGATGAACTGGTTCGTGGTCGCTTCCAGGACGCCACAGTAGGACTCGGTGCGGAACGAGCGCACTTTGTCAAATCCCATGCCGTTGACCGGGATCAAAAGCCGCTTAACCTCTACCATGCATATCCCCTCCTTGAACTGCTCTGAAATGGTCGGTCCTCATTGTGGAAAAGTAGCGAAAACCCGAGAAGCTGGTCTGGTCGGTCACGAAGAAGTCCCCGAGCTCAATACCTGAGCTGTCGCGGAACAGCGTATCGGAATCGATCCAGAAACGCTTTCCGATGGAGACCTGCTTCGGAAACGTGGGGCGGGCCAGAACGCATTCGACTTCAATCACTTTTACCTCCTTATAAAGTGTCGGTTATTGCCATCACCCGCAGATTTTGCCGGTGACGATGTCCACGTCAAAGCTGTCGCAGTGGCCGTCCAGATCCGGAATGGACGCGACCACCGAGACGACCTTGTGGAATTTGTTCCACGTTTCAGACTGATGCATGACGGGCTTCTGCGCCATGACATGCCATTCACGCACCGCGCCCTCCTTCAGGACGATCGCTCTGACGGATTCAGTGACGCTGCGCGGCAGTTTCCTTTTGCGCACTCTGTTCAGCCTCCTCGCTAATGTACTCGTGGTAATCGGATTCGGACGCGAAGAGCATCTTCATCCCGTTGGGAAGAAACCCGATGTAACCGGTGTCCGTCCAGAAACCCTTCATAGAGCACCTCCGTAAGTTCACACCCAGCGGCGGTTCACAGCGCCGCAGTACGGGCAGGGGATGATGGCGTAATCGCCTTCGTACTTGAGCCATTTGTAATCCACGGCGAAGATGCACTTGCACCGCATGCAGCCGATCTCGGTCAGATCGGCTTCCTCGACCACGTAGTGCTTGGTGAAGTATTTGCTGCGCGGCCGTTCCGATTCAGGTTTTGCCATTGCGCCCCTCCAGGATTTCGTTGTGCTTCGGCTTGATGACGCGCCACGCCATCAGCGTGTCCTCGATCCCGTCGTAAAGCTCTCCGTAGTCGGAACCGTAGATGATCGCGGCGTCGGCGTCCTCATAACGCTCATCATTGGCGATGGAAATGTCACGCTCCTCAAGAAAATCCTCGAAGATGTCAATGACCTGCCCGATGAATTCGTGCAGGTCACTTTCGCTCTGAATGCAATTCTTTGCCAAATCGATTCCCTCCCATCGGCGTTCAGGACTGTTCCTCAGATCTCAGCACGCTGCGGATCATCTTCATGACGTTGACCCCGTGCTTTTCGTTAAACCACTTGATGAACTCCTCGACGTACTTCTTTTCGACCATCTTGTAGTAGCTGATCTGGCCGGAAAGCACATAGACGTCGTGGATATCCCACTTATCACCGCTCTGGTAATCCCTTATGAAGCTGGTGAGCGCCGCCTTGAGCTGGAGCTTCTTCTTGCGGCCGATGGTGATCTGATTGTCCCTGTTGAGCATGACGCCCAGATTCCAGTTCCTTCCGGCGCTGGATCCGTAGCGCGTCTTTTCGTCCTTCAGCTGGAACGGGGCGTTGAAGCTTGCCAGAACGGAATTGATATAGTCGCACATCTCCTTCGGATCGAAATCCTGCCTGTGCGAAAGCTGGATGTCATCGGCATACCGGGTGTAGACAAAACCCTTCTTGACCACGTCATTCATGATGCGGTGGTCGATGGGAACCATCATCAGGTTTGTCAGGGTGGGGGAGATCGGCGTTCCCTGCGGAAGCCCGCCGTCGAGGAAACACAGGCTCAGGGCTTTGGCAAGTTCATCCCTGCCGCCGGGAGCTTTGACGACTTCGCTGAACGGGAAGATGCGGGAAACCATATCGAACAGGAATTCCTCAGTGGTGCTGCCGAAGAAATTGGAGAAATCCGTTTTCAGGAACCACCGGCTTTTGTTCTGCTGGTGGCGCTTGATGGCGTCGATGGTACTGCGCCCCTTGACGTAGGCGAAAGCCGCCGTGTGATACAGCGCACCGAAGTTGTTTTCCAGAATCGTGCGGAGCGTGCGCAGAGCGCCCATCAGTTCCGGCAGCGGTTCATCGATCTTGCGGTAACCCTTGGTGCGCTTGGGGATGTAAAACGTGTGGTAGAGCGAATGGCGATCCTTTTCAAACAGAAAAGCATAGGACGTATTGAACGTGTGCAGAAGGCTGATGAGACCGGGGACGTTGAGATTGCGGGTGTAAGCCGGGCTGACCCAGTTCACCAGATGAGTCACCGTGCCGGTGATCTGGTGCTTGGGCGTGTCCCAGCCAAGCGGAACCCTGCCGAGAAGCACATCCTCAAACGAAAGCTGATGTGTTCTCGGCGTTTGCATGACGGTGATGTACGGCATACGAACTCCTTTCTGATTGATCTGCAATCTGAATGCAGTGCGCGGTCTTCAGGGTAACCAGGAAGAGCTGAGGGATGTGATGATTGGGAGTCGAAACCCTGCCTGCTGAATCTCGCCGACTGCTGATGTGTCGGGAAAATGCGATCTTTTTCGACCTGTTGGAGCTTGGATGACCTAGAAGTGGTGGCTTTCAAGCTCGGACCGGTCGTCGCCGGATCAGCACCTGGGAGGAGAGCTCGATCGGCCGCCTTCCGCCGGCTGCCGCGGGTCGCCCCGTCTTCCCGACAATTTGTTACTCCGGATGTGATCACAGAGCATTGGGAAACCCAATAATGCATTGCAGACTTGCCCGCCTTCCGGCGGGCTTGAATCACATTTGAATCATGGACCGGAACAGTTCCAGAAGACCTTCGTGCTCATGGGTTTTTGAGGTTTCCAGACACCAGATGTGCTCGCCGGAATCAATTTCGATCACAGGGGCGTCCGGCTTGATGCGAATCATGGGGTGGATGAGAAACACATCCCGGCACAAACCATGTGTCATGGAGCCAAAGTTGTATATGAGGATATGCCCTGCGTCCGAAACCCCGGTTCGAGTCATGATGTTCGAGTGGGGAACTTCGCCGATGGCCTGACTGAGCGCCGGGAGATACTCACCGTCCGGAACCTCGGGTACATCCACAAGCTCAGACTCGCTGGGGATCGAAACCTTGCAGGTGACCGTCTGCGCCCTGCCAAATTCCTTAATACTTCCGGGCGGAACGGCGATCGGAACCTCTCGGTCGATCAGCATGGCCAGCTCTTCGTCGTCAAAGAAGGTAAGGAAGCCGTCATACACGCCGTCCGGGCATCTGTCATACTGATGCATCGGAGTGTATGTAAAATCCTTGCCGCCGTTCAGCCACTGGAAGAGGTTGGAATGGGGAAAGTAGTTGTTGCCATAAGCGCGTTTTGCGGAAGACGGGCTTTCGAATTCGCGCCTGTCGAAGGAACGCCTGCCGACAGACCTCATGGCGAAAAGGTCATTGGAATCGGAAACCTTTTTCCAGAGAATGTCATCGTTGTTATCACCCAGATTGACGCCGATGTTCAGCTTGGTTCCCAGCGGCAGTTCACTGATCGTCAATATGCTCACCTCCTTCGAGAATCGGGATTGATCAGAACGCGTCCAGCTGGTAGGTGAAGGCGTCCAACAGGATCAGCTTCTTGATGCCGTTGCCCTTGGCAAAGTTAATGAAGTTGGAAACCCCCAGCGCCACGATCGCCTTGACCGTGGAGCAGACGGACAGGGTCAGGTTGCAGGCGGAAACCGGCGTTTCGGCCTTGGCTTCATCGTGGGTGAACTGCATCGAGTTCAGAAACGCTTCCACCATCCTGCGATCCTCCCAGTTGGCGGCGTAATGCTGGGCGTCGGTCAGCCGCATCCGGAAGTCGAACATGCCCTTGATGAACAGGTTGTCCTTGTTGGCGGTGGCGATCTCGCGGCGCAGATCGATGTTGTCCACGCAGAGGAACACATAGCCGCTCAGCTTCTGGCCGACATAGCCCTTCTCAACCAGTTTCAAATCCCGGTCGATATCGGGATTTATCTTGTGCAGATACTCGGCCAGCGCCTGAACCTTGGTCTTGCCGATGTCTTCCTGAGTGAACAGCTGGTTGGCAATGTTGTGGGGCTCGACGAAATCGAAGTCGTACAGGGTGATGCGGGTGACGCCGTAGCGCACCAGATTCTCAGCGACCGTGGAGCCGATCGCGCCGCAGCCGATGATGTGGATGCGCTCAGGGCACTTTTCAGGCTGGAAAAACTCGTAGCTCTTTGCCAAATCGATCATGAATTCAATCCTCCCTGTCAAATCCGATCTTGGACTTCTTGCCGAAGATCATTTCGTCGTAGTCGGTCTCATCGTCCAGATAGAGGCCGGGGTACTGGCCGCTGCCGCCGAAATCCTTTTTCTGCTTGGATTTGGATTTCTTGCTGGTCGGGTAGTTCGGTACATTCGTACGGGGATAGTCATATCCGCCATAGTTACCATAGACGCCGTAGTTGCCAGAGCCATAGTTGTACGCGGAGTTGATCGAAGCGACATTCCCGGTGGTCTTGGCGGCCGGCGTGCTGACCTTGACCACGTCCTTGGCGTCGCTCAGGAACGCATCGAAATCGCAATCCTCATCGTAGATTCCGATGTCGACGTCCTTGTCCTCATACAGGGTGTTGTTCTTCAGGTCGTAAACCTTGATGTTGCGCTCGTTGCGCTTGTTGAAGATGCCGAAGATGTAGAATGCGTCCTCAGCGACCTGAGCCAGAATGCTTTCCCGGTGCTGATCGTCCACAGCGGACGGGCTGGTGGCCATGTTGACGTGGGAATGCCCATGGAATCGGATCGCGTTCGCGGTATCGTCATCCATCTCCATGAGCCACTTGGTGTAGCCTTCGAAATCCGTGTTGACCGTCGTCCCGGTCACCACCTGAGGGTAAACCATGATGTCGTGAATGACGAAGCAGTCGTCGGCCAGGCGCTCCACGGTGCCATGCCAGCCAACCTCGCTGGTAAAGCTGTCGACCAGCGTCTTCATCTTGATATAAGCCCGGGGCGTAAACAGAACGGAAACCCCGGTGTCATCCGCGCCCTGATAGGTGAAGTTCTTCTTGTAGTTGATGCTGCCGTCGCTCATGCGGTGCTTGCGCAGCATCTCGTTGAACTCCTGGGTCATCTGGGCGATCAGTGCCTCAGTGAACTTGATCGGCTTGGACATTATTCGTTGCCTCCTTCTGCATTCTCATTCGAATTGGGATCCTGAGCGTTCAGCCACTCGACGGCTTCCTGAGGGGAGACGTTCTTGCCGTCGGGAAGTTCGATAACCTTCTCAGACGTGGTGAACAGCTGGTCGAGGAACGGACCGAAGGTGACGCCTTCGGCGATGTTGATGCTGCCGGCGGAAGCGATGCACTGCATGATCGCGCCGATCGGATCGCCATCGCGAAGTCTTTCCTCGATCAGCGGGCGATTATTCCCGATGCAGGAGTGCCGATTGAGATGGGTATTGGGAATATAGGAGTTATAATCATCGCCGAAGTAGTGGTTGCGCTCGGTGTCAACCATGCCCCGCATATCGATGGCAAAGTAGGCACACATGCGAACCTTGAGGACGGGCTCATCGCTGAAGAGCGCATCCATGAGCTTGCGGCGAACGGCTTTCTCTCTGAAGAACGGACTGTAGTCGCGTTCATTCCAGATGTGGGAGAAGTTGTTATCAACGAACCGGGAATACATTTCCGGATCGAAATTTACGAGGTAGGTCTTGATGTGGAAATGGATCATCTGCTCGTACGTGTTGATGATTTCCACGGATTTGTTTCCGATGAAAAACTCTGCGAGCTCATTGGACTCGCAGCCCTGAGCAATGATGGCCTTCAGGCCGGTCTGGGTGATCCGATAATCTTCGAGCTGCTTGATCAGCCTGCGATAGTTTGCAATAATATCATCGATCTGTACGTTGGTGTTGTCGATGTCACGCTCAATGGACTGCAAGCGGGCACGATTAGCACGCTTTTCAAAACCGTTGAGCATGCTGCGGATGAGCGTTTCACGCAGGTTGAAGTTGTCAGCGATGGCAGCCATGGTTTCAATGAAACTCTGAGATCCTTTCTTCTGAAGCGATTCCAGAAGCGAAATCTCAATGGCTTCCAGGGGCTTGTCCTTGAAATACCAGGGCATGTAGCGGGGAATGAAGGACTGGATGGCGTGGTAACTCTTTATCGTCATCCGCTTCACGAAGATGTAGGAGAGCTTGACCTCGGGGACGATGAACACAACGGTCGTGATGCCGAGCTTTTCGAAATACTGCTCGACGTCTACCAGTTCCTCTGCGGAATTGAAACCCGTTCGATTGAGTCCCTTGAAATTCTTGCGGATGCAATCCAGAGCGAATTCCGGATCGTCGTTGTCAACGGACACGGCGTAGACCGTATCCGAACGGTTCCTGGAACCGAAGATGGCGTCGAAGATGCGGTAGAAGGGGTTGTTTTCGTAGTCGTACTTGGTGTAGCCAGCGCGGAGATTGCGGAACGTAACCCGGTTGTTGCCCAATTCGATGCGCTTGAGCAGAAGTGCCCGCAACACCGCTACAAAGGTCACATCTTCGCGATACAGGTCACCTCCGACGGACTCGAACAGATTGCCGGCGTGTTCGGAAGTGAGCATGAGCTCGCTGCTTCTGATGCACTGATTGAACATTTTTTGTCACCTCTGCTTCATTAAGAATGCCCCCGGAGACGAGTCCGGGGGCAGTGCGAATGGGAATCGAAACCAGATCCCTTACAGAACCTGGATGTTGTCGCGGATCGCGGCCAGCTCGGCTTCGATCTCAGCGGCGGCGGCGGCGAACTGGGCTTCCACCTTGTTCAGCTGCAGGATGCCGGTGCCGATGGTCTCCTCAGCCCACTTCTTGGCGTCGGTGACGTCCTCGGGCAGGAGCATGGTCACGATGGCCTTGCCGTCAGCGTTGGCCTGAGGGGCGAAGCTCACGCCGATGGGGTTGATGCTGCCGGTGCCCTTGCTGGTCACACCCACACGGAAAACCTCCTGCTTGGTGCTGCCCTCGGTCTCGAACAGCTTCAGGGCGTTGGGGCGGTACTTGCCCAGGGTCTTGATGGAATCCAGATCCGCATCGGATTCCACGACCACGGCGCGGCCGGCGACCTTGATCTTGGCAGCGTTGTCGGCCTTGACGACGCTCAGCAGGTAGCAGCTGGTGGTGATGCCCAGATCGGCGAAGGTGCGATCCAGCATGCCGGGCTGCAGAGTAGCGCCGTCCAGCATCAGCTGACCCATGGAGTAGTCGACACCGTTCTCTTCCAGAGCCTGGCGCAGGGTGTTGTTCTCGTCGACGATGACACGGTTGCGATTGGTGGTGTTGCCGATGGTGACATTGATCATACTATGTACCTCCGTAATCAATTCGTTTTTGGATTTGGAAACAGATTGGAAACCCGGATTCTCAGACCGTCGGTGCTCTTACTCTTTTCATTGGAATTCCCTTCCTTTCTGGCGATTGACTCGCGCCCTTCAATTCGTACCGCATTTCTCAGCCGCATTTCTGCGTTGCCCGCTCTGAACCACGTGGAGGTGAATGCTTTTCTACTTCTCAGAGCATTTGGGCAGCGTTTCCCACGCGCTGCCCTGAAAGGAGGAGACCATGAAGAATTTCATTTTAATTTCAAAATCCGTTTGCCGCTTAAAGCGTTGCCCGCCCTGAACCGCGTGGAGGTTGGATTACTCAGGGCATTTAGGCGGCGTCCCCGCAAACGCCGCCCAGGAACGAGGGGGAAAGGAGGAACCCCCTGTCCCTTAGTTGTAAGTGTCGAAGATGGAAGGTACCATGATCTCGGTCCCATCCGAAATGGGAATCATGGTCGGACGGTAGATCGTGATTCCGTGCTCATGCAGGATGTCTTCGATCTGATCCTCAATGGCTTCCAGAGTTTTAGTGTCTATGCCGATGTCTTCCAGTGAAATGTCATCTGGCTCGACACCGATCAACCTGCAGATGAATTCGTGGGTGTACTGGTCGATGTCGTCCTGCCGGCGGATGACCTCTTCGTAGTCATCCGAATTCTCGGCCATATTGAATTCCTCTTCATCATCCTCGATCTCGATGGTGAGAGAATCCGCGTCGATCACCGGCTCAGAAACCGGTGGGGGAGTGTTGCCAGTGTAGGCAACGATCGTTTTTTCCTTCAAAAGACGGCACCTCCGCTATGTAATCACAACCGGATTGAAAACCGGCGCTGTCACTGTCGCATCAGAATGGAATTGAAAAGTGGAAGCAGTTCAGATTCAGAAGGAAGATCCTTCTCGGGTTCCGGGTGCTTGAGCATACCCGGGCTGAAGAGGTAGTCATGGGGTTCGACGGTCACGACGATGCCGTTTCGTTCGAAACCCTTGATGGTGAAGATCAGACCGCAGTATTTCTGCATGCAATCCAGAAACATGAGATCACCGCAGTCGATGCCTCCGTCGGAATAACCGAATTCCTCGCCCATTTCCTCATATTCCTTGACCTGGACGAGGTCACCGACCTTGAAATTGTGTTTGGGTTTGATTTCAAATCCCTCCTTCGTAGTTATTAACCGCAGGCCGGACTTATCGGGTTCAGATTCCCTGCCGTCCGCCTTGGCCGGAGCGGATGCCATCCAGCCTGCGGCTATGCGCTTTTTCTGGCGGGTTCAACGCATGAACCACGATGTGGTACTAGGGAAGCCGGAAGTGTACATTTCCTCCCCCCTTTCAATTGGAATCAAAAAGCACCACCCTGCGATTGGGCGGTGCTATACGCCGAGGACATGCTTGAAGTCTGAAAAGTCTGTCGGTTTAAATTCCGGTTCAGAACTTTCAGTGACTGGCTCAAAGAAGCTTTTGTGCCAGAAGTACATGTCGAAATCTTCGGGATCCGGAACCTTTTCCCTGACATCATCCGCATTCGGAATCAGTTCCCCGTCGTCGTCGATGTGATCGACTCTGAACACAAGACCCGAGAACTGCGACATATCCGGAACGAAGTTGTCAACATCCGTTGACCAAATCGAACCGTCATTGGAAATCCCATACTCTTCCGCAAGGGAATCCCAAGTGCGAACCCGGACGAGTTCGCCTTCAGCGAAATCCAGAATCGGAATCAAAACCATCTCCTTTCTGTAAGATAAAAGCGCCCTTTTGAAGGGGCGCTTAGGTCAGGTCTTTTCGACGAATATGCCTGGGATCGTGCAGGAAATGGAAACCTCTCCAGAATCGGTGGCATCCATACTGACAGCGGAGCACTCGCGGAGCACATCGCAGAACTTCTTCACCTCGTCGCCGAACAGATCGAAAACGATGAAGTTTGCGGTTATTCCGCACGGTGGAACGAGCGGATCAAGATCAACCGAAACGATTTTGCCGCCCAAATCCTTGGCTGCCTTGTCAAAGAACATCGCGAGCTTCTTCAGCTTTTCGAGCTGAACCTCATCGACTTCGAAATCCTCAGGTTTCATGTTCTGCATTTCGAGGTCGAAAGCTGCAACGAGCTTTCTGGCAAATTCTTTGTCGGTCATGTTGCTGTCAAAGAAGCTATCAGTCATTATGTTTGCAACACCTCTTTCTAATCTGATTTCAAAACTCCATTGCCGGAGTTATTGAAGCTGTGTTGAGTCGCATCGCGGGTATATCTCAAACCACGATACAGTTTTCTCATGTCATACTGCGGATTAGATTGCTTGTCGAGTTGAGCGAATACTCTTTCCATGATGGGCAAAACCGATTCGTCGTTAATTGTCTGCCCTTTTGTCGCGAGATCAAAAACCCCATCAACAAACTCGGGTACAGTTAACCAGTGTTCAGTATATATTGCCTTCATGGAAAGCTTTCTGTACACAAATCGCGGTTGAATCACTTTCTGCCTTATAGTTAAGCCGTTGTCAAAACCTGAATCGTTTTTTGATTCGAGATTTCCAACACCAGACTCAACTTGTTCAACCGCCCTGATTAACTGATTGATTGCCTTCCTGGCGTGATACAGGTCGTAATACTGTTCTCCGTTGTTCTTCCTCTCGACCATGGTTGGATAGATATCCTCCATGATACTAAGAGTTACTTGGTAATCAATTACAACCGATTTCTGAACCAATTCAAAAACCCTGTCAACAAACTCTGGTATGGTCAACCAGTATTTAGTGCATGTTTTACTTATCGGTAATCTCCAGTACAGAAAATGCAGTCGCTCAGCTTTCTCCCTTGTACTCGTCACCTCGTTCACTGGCAAATCACCTCCGGTTTCAAATCCCGAGGTGATTATACCATTTTCCAGCCCGCTTTTCAACAGGCGATGCTGCAATCGGAATTGAAACCGATTCTGATTTCGATTCCGGGACGGCTGCCAATGACGTCATCCATGGTCGCCATCACCAGCTTATGGGCTTCTGCGATCGCGCACCGATCGCATTCGATATGCATGCCCCGCATGCAGCAGATGTTGCAGGAATTGCTGAAACTCTTTTCAGCCTGAAACCTCGTGGAGGCTTCGATTTGGCGATTCACGCCAATCTGTTCGAATTTGGTCATGATATTATTACCTCACTATCGCGGCTACAATGACGGAACCGAAGATGATTATGATTGTCCCCATGGCCGCAATCAGATTAGGAATGAAAACCTTGATCGCATTAGCGGTCATATGTACCGAACACTTAAAAACCCGGATAACCTTGGCACGCTGTCTTCTGCGTTGAGCGGCCTGCCTGCGCTCAAGGTACGTCACTCCATCACCTCCAAATCCAAATCAGATTCGATTCCAGACCTTCAGATGCCCATGGCGAGCATCGTGAAAGCCCTTCTGCCGCGGTGCCAGACTTCGACGTCCAAACCGCTTTTGTACCAGCGCATCGCTACGCTGCGAGACTTCGTGGTTTCCTGAGTCTCGCAGTTCACGTAGAAACTGCCTTTCAGGATCAAGTCGAAAAACCTCCATTCATTTTGGATTTCAAACCCTTGACTCTGCGTTTACACGGGCTTGTCACCGTCAGAGGCCGCATTAAGGGAGGCGCAGTCAATGTCAAGTAGTCGGCCAAATGCTTTGTACAGACGCTGCGCCCAGCCGTCTGGACAGTTCTTTGACCCGCGTGGATTATGCACCAACACGCTGGTGCTCGCGGAGAGTTTGAGTATCACCACCTTAAAAACCCAAATTGGATTCAATTCCAGATCCTCAGGTGTGCCCGCTTTTTCTGGGACACCCAGCCCAAGAGCCTGAGCCGCTCTCGCTCTTTGCTCCACCGGAACTTTGGCCTACCCGATGGCATAGGCGAAAAACCCAAATCAGATTCGATTCCAGACCCTCAGCAGAACGACCATACACCGAGATCGGTATTGCGACTGAGCTGCACAGATCCGTCAGTTGCAGACAGGACATCGTGGATCCCAGCGTAATCGGGATTGCTGTCGATCTTGGTGGCCAGTTCGGCCTTTTCACACAGGGTCAGTTCGTGGGTGACCCAGATGATTCCATCAGTGAACATTTTCCACCTCGCTTGATTCAGATTCAATTCCAGACCCTCACGGTCTGGAGCCTACCAGCATCGCAGACAGAGCTCACAAGACTTTGCATCTATTGACTCTTTGGCTCAGATGTGATGCTGGCGGGCATTCTGGGCAGATGCCGCGTTACGCGGCGGTTTCTTCAGCAGGCTGTTCCTTGGTGACCACGATGGTCTCGGTCGCAGCCTCAGCGGGGGCAACCTCAGGCTTCTTCGCCTTCTTGGCAGCCTTCTCGCCATCGGGCTTGACCATCTTGTAATCGACGGAATACACCAGATCGTTCGTGAGACGGTAGAGGACTTCGGCAACCAGCCGGGTGACGGTGCTGGTATTGGCAACCTTCAGGGTCAGCTTCTGGCTGCCGCGGCGGGTGTAGGAGTAAAGCAGATACTTCACGTCGAAGTTGTTGATCTTGTAGACGTTCTTGCCATTGCCATCGTCCACGAACAGGATGGAGTCGATGACAGTCTGGAGCAGCTTGGTCATCTGCGAGTTGGAGACGGGAGTTCCGCCCATATCCAGCTCACGGGCCTTGTCGGACATGCGGTAGGTGGTGGCAACCTTCTGGGCAACTTCCTTGCCCGAGTGACCGAGATCGTCATGGATGCGGATGCAGAGCAGCTCACCCATCTTTTCGACCTTGTACTTCCAGAGGGTGTCCTTCTGAAAGAACTTGAACAGAGCGGCCAGGTCGATCTGCTTCTCAGCATCCTCGACCAGTTCCATACCGAGGATGACGTCGCCGTCACGGTTGATCTTGTGGCGGAGAACCGGGAACCAGCCGCGCTTGATGCCCGCGAGAATCGGGTTCTCAGCGTCGCGGCACTCGCCGAAGGTATCCAGCTGGGACTGCTGAGCGTATTCCTTCTCAGCGTCCTTGACAGCACTTTCGGCCTTGTTGATGGCTTCGAGGTTCTTGTCATTTACGGCCTTGTTGTAGGCCGCGATTGCGGCGACAACCTTCGCCTTAGCTTCCATACCGAGTTTCGTCATGAGAAATACCCCCTTTTTATTGTTCTGCCGTTCAGTCGAAGACGTCCACACCACGGGAAGGCGGCAGAATCGTGGACATTAACGGCGCGAGCAGTCGAATGACCAGCCCGCGCCGCGTTTTATGTTATTCTGCACTTTGGCAAATTGCCGCCATGCAAGGTTGTATTACTCACACATCAATTCACAGTCGCTTCATGACACCTAGCAGAATCACCCTTACCCGCTTGGAGCTCGGGCAATTATCCCAGACTTGATACGATCTCATCACTTTTCATGCTTCATTCTATCAGTGCCCACTTGGAGCGTACTGAGTAAGCGAAATCCACACGAGGGTGCATTAGTGCCAATCCACTTCAATGATTGACATATCCTTCACCTTCCGCAAGCCACGTTTAGAGGGGTGAAGCTACCCTGTTGCCGCAATCTACTATCCGGCACGCCAGCCGTCTACACCAGCTGACGCCATAGGACGTACCATGAGACCAGAATGCCCCATTTGGGAACACCCCAGTACTTCAATCGACCTATGGAACCGACGACCTGCCTTGTGTCATTAGGTTGCAGGTACCTTGACTCTGCGTTAGGGGCTTGTCACCCGCCAGCGTTGTTCACACTGGGCCGCATTAAGGTGGATTTTTCCTCTGGCTGCGGGGGGCGTTGCCGTCCGTCCGTTCTTTGTGCGGGGGGCGTTGCCGTCCGTCCGTTCTTTGTGCGGGGGGCGTTGCCGTCCGTCCGTTCTTTGTGCGGGGGGCGTTGCCGTCCGTCCGTTCTTTGTGCGGGGGGCGTTGCCGTCCGTCCGTTCTTTGTGCGGGGGGCGTTGCCGTCCGTCCGTTCTTT